CGGAGACAGACGGGATAAACGAGAAAAGCCCCTAGCTCAATTGAGCTAGGGGCTTTTCTCGTTTATCCCGTCTGTCTCCGAGTTTCCGCGCGTATAGGCCCAGCAAATTTTTCGGAGAAATAGGGCAAATTTGATTTATCTATAAAATTTTGCTATCATATAGATAAAGAATTAAATAAGGAGAACAAAACTATATGAATTTGGTTAAAGCTATATATAAAGCTCCTGTGATTATGAAAGATTATTGGGAAGAGGAAGGTATCACCAATGTAAAGATTTGCTATCAAGGGCATACTTTTCATGGCGCTGCTGTACTAAGCAAGGGTGATGAAGGTTTCTACTCTAAGAAAGTTGGATATAATATTGCTCTATCAAAAGCAAGAATTGAAGCCCTTGAATATTTTTATAAGCAAGAGAGAGATAAGTTTAATGTCCGCAATCAGTTTTATCAAGAGGTATTAGGTCTTGGGGTTAAAACTCCTGCGGAAGTAGACCCCTTGGGCGCTTTTAATCGAAATATGATGCGCTGCAAATATAGAGCCGACGCACTTAAAGAGGCTCTTGATAAAGAGAAAAATATGCTACATAAATATATTCTTGGTCAAGATAAAGCTATTGAGTCTGTCAAACGCTTTAGACAGAAGGCCGAGAATAATTAACAAACTTCTCTTATTTATTATAATAACATAAGAGGTGGTTTTATTGGTAAATATTTTAATTGGAGTTCTCCTTATCACAATAGGTGCCACCTTACTCAATAGTATTAGTGAAATTATAAGTGCTATTACAGAACTTATTAAAGCTAATATAAATGAAAGGATTGTTCGTCACAATGTTGCGATTAATAAACTTAGTGAAGGAGAAACTCAATCTAGGGCAATCGGATTTACCACTATATACGAAGAGGAAGATGAACATGAACTATGATGTACGGTTTCCAACAGATAGATACTTCTACGATACTTGCTCCCTTTTGTTGGCCGGAGAAAGTCTATTTGAGCAGGACAAGAAGCCTTTCTTAGTTTCCTCAATCACATTAAAAGAATTAGAGAGGATTAAGACAGCTTCAAACAAGGATGCTGACATCAAGTATTCGGCTCGTCTATTGCTTCACTTATTCGAGCAATATCCCGATAAGTATGAAGTAATTCCGCACAAAGTAGACAATGAGTTCGTAATTAAAGAAGCTGGTTTCGATGTTACTGATGATACTCGCATCTTGTCTGATGCCATTGCGTGTGACAAAGAAAAAGATATTGTCTTTGTAACTAACGATTTAAGTCTAAAGCATATCGCTAATTGCTTCTTTGGTAATGGAATGATTGAAAGCGTTCCAGAAGAAATAGACGATTATACTGGCTATCTTGAAGTTACTTATAGCGACGAAGCTCTAGCAGAGTTCTATCAGAACCCGAACGATAATTCCTTTAATCTATTACCAGGGCAGTATCTTATCCTAAAAAATAGTAATGGAGAGATTGTTGATTTGCGGGTTTGGACGGGCGAAGAGTTCAGATACCTTTCTTCTAAGACTATTAACTCTAAGTGGTTTGGTAAGATTTCTCCATACTCTGGAGATATTTATCAGAAGATGCTATTTGATAGTTTGCGTAATAACAAGCTAACTCTTGTTAAAGGTCCAGCTGGTAGCGGAAAGACTTTCGTTTCTCTGGCTTACTTAATGGCAAAAATGGAAGCCCATGAACTAGATAAAATTATTATCTTCTGCAATACTGTTGCTACTGCTAACTCTGCTCGTCTCGGATATTATCCGGGAACAAAAGACGAAAAGCTACTTGACTCTCAGATTGGTAACTTGCTAAGTAGTAAGTTTGGCGGTCGAGAGGAAGTTGAGAGACTAATCGCAGAAGGTAAACTAGTTTTACTACCATTCTCTGATATTCGTGGTTATGATACTTCTGGTATGAACGCAGGTATCTATATTTCTGAAGCTCAGAACCTTGACCGCACACTAATGAAACTCGCTCTACAGCGTGTTGGTAAAGATTGTATTTGTATTATTGATGGTGATGAAAAAACTCAAGTTGATGACATTCACTTCTCTGGTGCAAATAACGGTATGCGGAGGGTATCAAAAGTATTCAGAGGTAAGAATATTTATGGAGAGGTAACTCTTAAGAATATCTATCGTAGTGAGATTGCGTCTATCGCTGATAAAATTTAATAATAAGGTCGAGGGAGAAATCCCTCGACCTATTTTTATACCCTAATTGGAGGTGAGGTCATTGGCGGATAATGCTCAAGTTATTTGGGATTATCTCAAATCAAAAGGATTAAGTAACTGCGGCGCCGCAGGTCTAATGGGGAATCTATTCGCGGAAAGTGGACTTATTCCAACTAACTTATAGAACTCATATGAGAGCAAGTTAGGAATGAACGATGCCTCGTATACTGCGGCTGTTGATAATGGCTCCTATACCAATTTCACGCATGATTCTGCTGGATATGGTTTAGCTCAATGGACATATTGGAGCCGCAAGCAAGGTCTGTTTTAGCTGTGCAAAAGTCGAGGAAAGTCTATTGGTGACTTGAACACTCAACTAGATTTTTTATATCAGGAACTAACTACAAGTTATTCCTAGCTATTAAAAATCTTGAAGACTACCTCATCTGTTGAAGAAGCATCTAATTTAGTGGTCACTCAATTTGAAAGACCGGTAGATCAAAGCTTTGATGCACTAAAACAACGTGCTTTATATAGTCAACGTTACTTCAATACTTATTCAACGCAAAAGGAGGAAATGGCTAAGATGAAATATTCAAACGCCAATCAACCATTGGTTTGCATGATGACCAATAGTACCTGTTATAAGCAAACCCGTAAAATGGATATTAAAGGTGTACTCTGGCATAGTACAGGCGCCAATAATAAAGCTATTAAACGTTATGTCCAACCATCTGAGAATGATAAAAATTGTCAATCTCTGATTGCTAAAATTGGTAAAAATACCAGTAGAACCGATTGGAATCATAGCTCGTAGCAAGCAGGCGTAAACGCTTGGATTGGTGCTCTTGCAGATGGAAGCGTAGCCGCGGTACAAACGTTGCCTTGGAATTATAGACCTTGGGGCTGCGGCTCAGGCCCTAAAGGTAGTTGTAATACTGGATGGATTCAATTTGAAATTTGCGAAGACAATCTAAGTGATCCCAACTACTTCGCTAAAGTTTACAAAGAGGCTTGCGAATTGACCGCCTACTTATGTAAGACATATAATATCAATCCAAATGGTTCTGTAAATGTAAATGGCGTAACAGTCCCAACTATTCTCTGCCATCAAGATAGTTATCAGCTGGGCCTCGGCAGTAATCATGCCGATGTATACCACTGGTTCAAGAAATATGGCAAAGATATGACAACTGTTCGCAAAGATGTTGCTGCTTTAATGCAGTCTAAAGTTATCGAGGAGGATGATGAAGACATGACTCAAGAGAAATTCAACGAAATGATGAATGTATATTTAAGCCAGCTTGCTGCTCAACCAGTTACTTGGGAACAAGATGCGATGACTTGGGCACAAGCTAATGGCTTAATCAATGGCAATGAAAAGGGCCAATTAATGCCAAAGCGTTTTATGACTCGTGGCGAATTTGCAGCCGTTCTAAAACGTTATGCTGAAAAGAGTGGTCAATAATGACTCGTCAAACAAGAGGAAAAAGAAGACATAACTAGAAGAGAGAATTTTCTAAACAACTTATTTGCGATATTCGCTCTTTATTGTGGATTGTAACTATCTCTGGTATTGCTCTTGCTTTCTATTGCGTGCATCTTGGTTATTTAGGCACTCTTCCATGGATTAGTGCATTAGTAGGATTGCCCTGGTCTGCGCATGGTATTGTTTGTTCTTTTTACTTAAATATGAGTAAATCTGATCATCGCAAGGGCGGAATTACCTATGATTTAGCTATGTGTGAGCAACAATAGCAGCAAATAATCTAGGATGAGGCAACCATCTAATATTGAAGGCTTAGTAGATTTAATAATCTACTAAGCCTTTTCTTATTTTAAGCTTGATTTTTTATAAAATATATGGTATTATATATTCAGAAATAAAAAAGGAGAACTTAAAAATAAATGAAGTATTTGAGGTATAGCGAATGATAGTGATATATACAGACGGCTCAACCTTAAAGAATGGCGCGAAAGACGCAAAGGGTGGTTTTGGAGTTGTAGTTTGCGAAGCGGAACCGCATCAAGATCCGTCAACCTATAAAGTTATTGCTGCATATTCTGAACGCGCAGATGGGACAACAAACAATAGAATGGAAATGTCTGCAATTTTGTGGGCATTAACTCATTATGGTGCGAAAGACGGCGATTTCTTTACTCCTATTGTTTATAGTGATTCTATGTATTGTGTCAACAGTTTCACTAATTGGATTAAGAATTGGAAGGCGAATGGCTGGGTCCGTGCCGGCAATAAACCTTTAGAGAATAAGGACTTAATTCTCGAATACGATAGATTAACAACTAAAGAAGGATTACGGGTTGATTTAAGATATGTAAAAGGACATAATGGAACGCTGTTTAATGAACTTGCTGACCAGTTAGCAACAGGCAAGATTACAGAACAGCAAGTATTAGATATGTATGGAGGTTAAATATGGGAAAACTATATGACGAGAAATCAATCGAGTCACTTTCTCCATTAGAGTTTACAAGACTGCGGCCGGGCGTTTACGTCGGTAGCACTGAGTATTCTACTCAGCTATTGATTGAGATTGTATCTAACGCGGTCGATGAATTTAAAGCAGGTCATGGTAATAAGATTATTGTTACCATTAAGAATGATAATACGATTATCGTAGAAGATAACGGCCAGGGATTTATTCCTAATGCTAAACGCGACGATGGTAAGACTGTACTTGAAGCATCTTTTAGCGTACTGAATACTTCTGGTAAGTATTCTGATGATGGCGTTTATGAGGGTACTGCTCTCGGTCTGAATGGTATCGGTAGTAAGCTGACGACTTATCTATCTCATTGGCTTGAGGTAATTACTCATCGAAATGGTAGATATGAGCATATCTGGTTCAAGGAAGGTGTCTTTGACAAGCGAGACGTCGGTGCATGGGCTAATAAGGATCATCCTTCTGGTACTTTAGTCCAGTGGCAACCTAATGAAGAGTTCTTCACGCATCCAGAAGTAGATATGCCAGTTATTATCAATCTTTTCAAGGTAATTGCGTGCCTGTGTCCCGGTTTGACTATCGAGTTGAATAGAGAGGGGCAGCCGCAGGTTATCTTCGCTTCTAAGAATGGTCTTATGGACTTAGTAGATGAAGCAGTTAAAGGTAAGGAAATCTTGAAGAACCGCTTAAACTTCAATTTTTCTGATGGCAAGAACAAGCTGGATTTAGTTCTGACCTATACAAATGCTTATTCTGCGACCATTGTTCCTTATGTAAATACCGGTCTTACAGATTCAGGTCCGCATATTACGCAAATTAAGACCATCCTCACAAGAGAAATGAATAAGTTCTTCCGTGAAAAAGGGTGGCTAAAAGATAAGGATGAAAACCTTACTGGTGAGGACTGCCAGGAAGGTATGTATATTGCCTTCAATGTGACCGCTCCTGGTGTTGCATATGATGCTCAGACTAAGAGTAGAGTAGTTAAACTCGATATGAAGCCCTTTACCGCGGCAATTGCAGAAGAACTTCAATACTGGTTCGCCGCAAACGAGAAAGATATTAAGGGAATCGCAGATAAGGCGCTTAATGCCCGTAAAGCGAGAGAAGCTGCTCGTAAGGCAAGAGATGCGGCTCGTGGAGTAAAAGCGAAAAAGGAAACTGGTCTTAAGGCAAAAATGCAAATCAGTAACAAGTTTATTGATTGCACAAATAAGAATCCTAAAAACCGTAACCTTCTTCTCGTAGAGGGTTTGTCAGCAGGCGCGTCTGCGGTGGAGGCCCGCAATCCTAAGACTGACTGCATTTATATGTTGCGAGGAAAGATTGTCTCTCCGCTGAAAACTGCGGTAGACAAGATTCTTGCGAATCAAGAGATGTCAGATATTGTGCGTGTAATTGGCGCTGGATTTGATTCTTCTTTTGATGTCAACAAGATGAATTTTGACAAGATTGTTATTACTTCCGATGCAGATAGTGATGGTGCAGACATTGAGCTTCTGCTTATCACTTTCTTCTATACCTATATGCGGCCTCTTGTGGAAGCTGGTAAGCTATATAGAGCTGTAACTCCATTGTATATTATTCGTCAAAAGGGAAAAGAGTATTACTGTTATTCTGAAGATGAATTAACAGAGTGGAAGAATAGTCATAGCGGTTCGTATGATTTACTGCGTGCTAAGGGCCTTGGTGAGTTGAATCCTGAAGATTTGCAGAAGGTCTGCTTTATGAATGAGAGATATAAGCGTATTTCTATCTCTGACGCAGAAAAAACCACAGAATTACTCAATATTCTAATGGGTAGCGCGGTTGAACCTCGTAAACAGTATATCTACGACAATGCTAACGAACTCGGTTTCAATTTTGAGTAATAAGGAGTGATTTTATGAGTTTAATTACAGAAGTTGATATTCTTGATGAAGCTAAAGATAACTTTCTAACTTATGCAGAAGAAGTTCTAACCGATCGTGCGATTCCTGCCGCGGAAGATGGTCTCCTTAGCGCTCAGCGAAAGATTCTTTGGACTATGGAAAGTTATCTAAAGATGGATAACAAGAGCAAGACTAAAAAGTGTAATGCCATTATTGGCTCTACTCTGGCAACCTCTTACTTCCATGGCGATATTGCCTGCTATGGTGTTCTGCGGAAGATGGCGCAGGAGTTTCTCATGCGCTATCCTCTTGTTACTGGCCAAGGACAGTTGGGCACGCAGGAAAATAACGATATGTTCTCGTCTTCCCGTTATACTGAGGCTAAGCCTTCTAAGTTTACCGATTTGATGATGAATGACTTTAGTAAGAATGTTGTTCCTACTAAAGAGACTTATAATGGTGAGTTCCAAGAGCCTATCATTCTTCCCTCACTATTCCCTAACGCAATCTGTAACGGTCGTCAGGCAATCGGCATTTCTATGGCGCATAACTCTGCTCCGCATAATCTGACAGAGGTATGTAATGCTGCTATTGCTTTGATTGAGAAGGGTGACCTGACTATTGATGAAGTCTTGTCTTATATCCCCGGTCCAGATTTCCCTCTCGGTGGTACAGTTCTTAACATTAAGGATGTGCGGACAGCTTTTGCATCCGGTAAGTCTAATATTTCTCTGAAAATTCAGGGTGATTATGAGATTGATGGACAGGATATCGTCTTCACTAGTATTCCTTATCGTACCTACCGCAATAAGATTAAGGAGCAGATTGAGAAGAATATTGATGTTCTAAGTGAGCTGATTGATGACTTTGATGATGAGTCTAATATCGGTCAGAACAAGTTGGTATTCCATGTAAAAGATGGAGTGTCTGTATCTAAGGCATTGAATAAGTTATTCTTGCTGACAGATTTACAGTCTACTTTATCCTATAACATGAATTATATTGTCAATGGTACTCCAAAACTGTGCTCTATGGTTGACTTGCTTCACGCTTATGTTGACCATCAAGAGGAAGTTCTTGTCAACGCCACGACTTTTGATAAAGAGAAAGCTGAAGCAAGAGCACATATCCTTGAGGGTCTGATTGCCGCAGTTGATAAGATTGATGAAGTAATTGCATTGATTAAACAATCTGCGGGACGTGCTGATGCGAGAATCAAGCTAATGGATTTCCTCTCTGTTGACGAAGTGCAAGCAAACGCAATCCTCGATATGAAGCTCGGCAAATTAACTCGTATTGATAAAGAAGAATTAGTCAATGAGTTAAAAGAAAAGAAAGAGTTTATTGCTAAGTGTATTGAAATCCTAACTGATAAAGAAGTAAGAAATAAAGTCTTAATCTCTAAGATTACTCAGCTAAGAGACACTTATGGCGATGCTCGTAGAACTAAGCTGCTTAATACAGACATTCCTAAGCAAGAGAAAGAAGTAGTCGTTGTTGAGCCGAAAGATTGCGTAGTTGTAGTAACTAAAAAGAATACTATTAAGCGTATTGATGCTAAGAATTTCAAAGCTCAAAAGCGTAATACTACTGGTGTTAAAACCGGTGATATTGTTCTCTTCTCGCAAAAAACTAATACACAAGATACCTTGATGGTATTCTCCTCTAAGGGCAAGATGTATCGTGTATTAGTGGATAATATTCCAGAAGGTACAAATGCGTCTAACGGAACGCCTATCTCCACTCTAATTGAGTTTGAGAATGGCGAGAAACCTATGGCATTTACAACAATGACCAGAGATACTGACAAGAAGTTTATCTTCTTTGCCACAAAGAATGGTACTATCAAGAAGGTTCCCCTTGATGAATATGATAAGATGAAGCGTACTGGTATTATCGCTATCAGTTTTAAAGATGGTGATGAACTTGCAGATGTTACATTTATCAATCAAGAGCAGATGTTATTGGTAACAAAGAATGGCATGGCTATTCGATTTGGAACCGCGGAAATGCCTATCTCTTCGCGCACAGCGCAAGGTGTTAAGGGCATGAAACTAAATGATGGCGACAGCGTAATCGCGGCATTGCCGATCGTGGATCCCGCAGATTATCTCGCTATTGTTTCCAAGAATGGCTTGGGTAAGAAAATGCAGATTGATGAACTTACTTTACAGAATCGTGGAGGCAAGGGATTACTCTGCTATAAGGGAGAAATCGCCGGAGCGGAGATTATCAAAGAAAGTGATAATCTCCTTATCAATGGTGACAAGTCTTCTATTGTTATTAGCGGTAAAGACATTCCCACTCTTGGTCGAGTTTCCATGGGCAATATCATGCTAAAGAACAACGAACAAGTGATTTCTATTACGCAAGTATAAGAGAAAGAATGGGTATACCCATTCTTTCTCTTAGTTGACTTTTCTTTTTAATTATTATAATATATTTATATAAGAAGAAAGGATTTAATTATTATATGAGTGCATTTTTAGTTGGACTAATTACTGTAGTAGCATTTGTATTGCGTGAGATAGTAAGAATTGGATGTATAGCTTTAAGTATAAGTATTGTTATGCAACTTATAAACCTTCCCGACGAGGAAAAATCCGCCCAATGGTCTAGGATATTTTGGATAGAATTTACCATAAGTTCTATTTGTACTCTTGGCATTTTTGCTTGTGCCGGTTTAATGTCACTGCTCGCGGGATAAGGAGTTTGCAATAAATGAGTTTTGATAAAAGTAAGATACATGAGTTGTATCCTGAAGCAGAAAACTTAATGATTGAGCCAATGCTTATTTGGAAGTTGCCTGCGGGAAAGGAATCCATGCTCTCTGAAGTATGCTCTAATGGGGAATATTTCCTTGAGGAGAAAATTGATGGAGCATTTTATCAGTTTGTAAAAACTGAAAACCATTCTTATCTTTTTGGTCGCACAGTAAGTAAACTATCTGGTATTCTTACAGAAAAAAGTGATAATGTACCTCACTTGAAGGAAGCATTGAGTTGCCTTCCCGCGGGAACTATTCTTATTGGAGAAATCTATGTTCCAGGAGGTACATCAAAAGATACTGTAAGTATTATGGGATGTTTACCTCCTCTTGCTATCAAGAGACAAGAAAAAGAACCAATCCATTATTATGTGCATGATATTATTGCATATGATACGGTCAATCTTATTGACTCACCTGCGGATTTGCGCTATAAAATTCTTGCAGCAATTTGGAAGAAACATAATCTCGACCAGTACAGTTTCTTGAGACTTGCTACTCGTGTTGACGAAGATATGGAAGCTGAAATCTCTCGTATCTTGAAATCTGGCGGCGAGGGTGCAGTTTTAAAGAAGAAGGATTATCCATACACTCCCGGTAAAAGACCTGCGTGGTCGACTATTAAAGTCAAGCAGATGGATTCTATTGATTTAATCTGCACTGGCTTTTGCGATGCTACAAAAGAGTATACTGGTAAAGAGTTAGCTACTTGGGAATACTGGGAAGAGACGCAACCTTCATTCTATGATTGCTTTGAGGAAGACCATTGCTTTGGTGGATGGTGCAATCCCCGCTTAGTTGAGGGTAATCTATATGAGAAGTATTTCAACAATCCTCCCGCTAATGGTTCTAAGTGGTTGGACGAAGCGGATAGATTTTATACTCCGGTAACTAAGCCTTATTATTTAGGCTGGAAAACCGCAATTAAGATTGGCGCATACAATGATAAGGGTGAATTAGTTGATTTAGGTACAGTTAGTTCTGGATTAACTGACGATAACAAAAGAGAAATGACTGAGAATCCCGATTTGTGGCTTGGTCATGTTGTAGCTCTTGATTGTATGCAAATTGATAAGAAAGAGCATACTTTGCGACATCCAGTATTCAAGTGTAAACGAGAAGATAAGGATGCTAAAGATTGCGTTATATCAGAAATTTTTTGTTGACTTAAAAAATATTTTCTGATATAATATATATGTAATTCAGAAAAGCAATAGTAAAAGGACAGATTGTATGACCCGTAAACAGATGAAGCGGTTCGCAGATGAAATCTATAAATGCGAACTTATTCACCAAGATGAAAATTCCTCAAAAGAGGAAAAAGCCCACGCAGAAGACCGAATTATGCAGTTAACTAACTAGATTATGGCTCTTCCCGATGGGATAAATGCTTTACTGGAAATTGATGCTTTAATTGCATCGAGAATTAAATAATACATTTTAGAGGAGATTATTACAATGGCTATGAAGGAAAATACTCGTAAGGTTTTTGATTATCTAAAGGACAATACTGACAAGGATCTAACTGCCGCTGATGTGGCTGAAGCTCTTGGTCTTGAGAAGCGCCAGGTTGATGGTATTTTTACCTCTGCTCTGCAGCGCAAGGACTATGGTGTGCGTGAGCCCGCTGAGGTTGAGCTTGCCGATGGCTCCCATCAGAAAGTTAAGTATCTTCGCTTGACTGACAAGGGCTTGGCTTTCGATCCTGACGCCCAGGAGTAATAAATTAGATCGGTAAGAGGATTATGCCTCTTACCGATTTCTTTTACTTATGATTTATTATATATTATCAGGCTTGGTTATTCTTGCGTTAATAGGATATGTTTTATATCTCCGCAATAATCGGCTTTAGGTAGTATTGATAAATAAAGAAAGACAAGAAGAAAATAAGCGTATTGAACAAGATATTGCATTGAAATAGAGAGAATTAGCAAAAGTAAAAGAAGATATTGTATCACATAATGAAATTGTCAATTCTTTAAACGATACTGCGAATAAGTTGCGGGAAAGCGCTGAATAGCGAGCAGAAGAGAGCGCTAGAGTTCAATTTGAAAAGAAAAGTAAAGAGCTTGATGAGACATATCAAGCTAAAGAAAAATATCATTTAGCAGAACTTCAATAGATAACTAATCAAATCTCTCATTAGCAAGACAAACTCCACGAATTAGAAGCTAAATAGTTGTCTTATATCTAGGCTTAGCAACGCCAAGAAGCGATTGCCGCAGATTAGGACTATTATCGTCTTACTATTGATGAAATAGATATTAGTGATATTGAATTGCTTCGTGAATTATAGAAGCGTTTCTTTAAGAAAGAAGCAATAGATAAACTAATTTGGGAAACTTATTATAAACCTTCGTATGATACGCTTATGGCAAGATTATTTCCTAAAGCGACGAAGGTCTGTGGTATCTATAAAATCACCGATTTAACGACTGGTTAGGCTTATATCGGTTAGTCTGTTGATATTAAAGAACGATTTAGGTAGCATATTAAATCGTCTTTAGCATACGGTCCTGCCACTAACAAGCTCTATCAGACAATGCAAAAATCTGGATAGTACAATTTTATCTTTGAGATATTAGAAGAAGTCCCTAGGGCTTCGTTAAATGAACGCGAGACCTATTGGATTGATTTCTATAAAACCAAAGATTATGGATTAAACAGTACACGTGGAGGTTCATAATGTTTAAGGTAGTTGCAAGTCGTGGTGCAGGTAAGACAACTAGCTTAATGTACTACGCAAATGATTTAGCACATAAGTATCCTGATAAGATGGTACTCTTTGTTACTCAACACCCTCAGCTGATGGTTAAAAAGTTCTTAGAGTTAACAAAAGAGCGTAATCTACCTCAAAATTTAGGATTTATCAGCTATGGATATTTCCTAACAAAAGCGAGAGGTGTGAAATGTATTGCTGTTATTGATGAACTAGATTGCTGGCTCGATCAATTCAACATTGTAGGATACACAAATACTGTGGGAGACGATAACTGAATGAATAAAGCAGACAATTATATGGTTGAAACAATCAATCTTATTCTTGATAATGGATATAAGGATATTAACCCAAGACCGCATTACGCCGATGGCACTCCCGCGCATACTCTCTCTGTGAATCATAACTTCCGCACTTATGATTTATCCAAAGGAGAATTTCCTATTTGTACCCTGCGACCAATGGCTTGGAAAACTGGTATTAAGGAAATCTTCACTATTTATCAAAAGCCCACAAATGAAATTGCTAAGATGGAAGAAATGGGAGTTAATTGGTGGGGTGACTGGGATATTGGCGATGGCACGATTGGTCAACGTTATGGAGCAACAGTAAGTCGATATGATTTAATCAATAATTTGATTAAGGATATTGAAAATGACCCATATGGTCGCCGCAAGGTGGTTTCTTTATGGCAGGAAGCTGATCTTCGTGAAACTGCGGGATTGGCCCCTTGTGCGTTTCTAACCATCTGGAATGTTCGTGGAGAATATCTTGATATGATGCTGGTTCAACGTAGCGGCGATATGCTTACCGCTTCTGGTCCCGGTGGTATCAATGAAATTCAGTATGCAGCGCTCTTGATGATGATTGCTCGTCATACTGGTTATAACCCTGGAGTATTTAGTCATGTAGTGGCTAATGAACAGATTTATGACCGTCATATGGATGCTGCACATGAAATGATTTCAAGATTTTTCAATAGTATGTTCTTTGGCGATGATGCTTGCAAGAATCCTGTATTGCATCTAAATTCTGAGAAAACTAATTTCTATGACATGACCATTGATGATTTTACGATAGAGAATTACTCTCCCATGAAACCGCAGTTAAAGTTGGAGTTGGGCATATGATTTCTGCTATTGTTGCGGTAGACGAGAATTGGGGGATTGGCTATCAAGGTCAACTATTAGAACATATCCCAGCTGATCTAAAACATTTTAAAGAGCTGACCCAATATAATGTTGTAGTAATGGGGCGTAATACTTGGGAGAGTCTCCCTAAAAAGGATTCTCTACCAAGGCTTCCAGACCGTATCAATATTATTGTTTCTAACTCAATGGTTTCAAATGGGGTGATTTCTATTCTTGGAAATCTAACTGTTGCAATGCCATTAGAGAGAACTCTTGATTACATTAAGGCTTGTGATATGGATATTTTTGTTATTGGTGGAGGACAGATTTACAATGCTCTTCTCCCCTATTGCGATAGAGTTTATGTAACAAAAATCTATGCAAGTCATGATAATATTGATACCTTTTTTCCTAATCTCGATGAATCAAAAGAATGGAATGCTATTGAGGAAGACTCAATGGCCTCATATAACGACATCAAATATCAATTTTGGCGGTATGATAGGGTCAGTTGATTTTTCTTTAATTTTATGTTATTATATATGTATAAAAGGTAAGGAAATGGATTAAATGAATAATAAGTACAAAGCATTTACTGATTACTTCGACTGGCTAGTGCAGAATTGCAAGGAGCCAGTTGTGCTTCCCGATGAAGTACAAGATGTCTATAATCTCCTCCTTGCTCAGCAAGGTATGGAGAAACCCATGTTCACAGAAAGTGGACTTTCAATCCTTGAATATTTACAGACTTGTGATGCTACGAGTTTGAAAGCAAAAGATATCGCAGACGGAATGGTTATTTCATCTCGCAAAGTATCTGGAGCTATTCGTAAACTCGTATCTGATGGGTTTGTAGATAAATATGGCCAGAATCCTGTCATTTATAGCTTGACGGAAAAGGGCAAAAATTTTGATATTAACGCTTATAAGGAGAATTTGAACAATGAGTAAGAAAATGAAGAATGAATCCCATGTCGAAGGTTATGTTTACGAGCACAAGCTGGAAATGAAGGAGAGCGGTCCTAACTCTAAGAATCCCGGTACTGAGTTTATTAGTGGTACTCTTAGCGTGGCAACTGATGACGAGATGCTCAATGTTGTGCAGGTGCATTTCACTTATGTAACTGCGGTGACCGCTAAGGGCAAGCCTAATAACACCTTTAATGTTCTGCAATCTATCATTGATGGCAAGATTGGTTCTGTAATGGAGCACGGCAAAGAGAACGCAGGTAAGATCCGTATTGATACTGCCATTGGTCTAAATGAGTGGTATGATAAGGATGGTAATTTGGTGTCTGTCCGTCGTAACGAGGGAGGTTTCGTACATCAGGTACAGGAACTGTGCGAGCCTAAGAGTCGTGCAACTTTCAACACTGATATGGTGATTACTAATGTCCGTCGTGTTGAGGCCGATGAAGAGAAGGAAACTCCCGAAAAGGTAATTGTTAAAGGTTGCGTGTTTGACTTCCGCAATGCTCTGCTTCCTGTTGAGTTTAGCGTTTATGAGCCATATGCTCCTGCTAAGGCTCTCGATTATTTCGAAAATCTCGGCGCTTCTTCTAGCTCTCCCGTCTTCACCAGAGTTCAGGGTATTCAGGTATCCAAAACTATTGTGCTCAAGACCGAGGAAGAGAGCGCATTTGGTGAAGCTGTTGTAAAGGAAACTCGTACTTCTCAGCGTGACTTTGTGATTAACTGGGCGCAGTCTGAGACTTATGAGTGGGATAGCGAAGATACTTTGTTGGCTTCTGAACTGGGTGAGATGATGACCGCTCGCGAGGTTCATCTTGCTGAGATTAAGAAGCGTCAGGACGAGTATCAGGCTTCTCGTGGTAACGCGGCTGCGGCCGGTGCTTCTAAAGCAACTGCGGCTCCCGCAAAGGGCGACTACAACTTCTAATTAAATAAGGGGTAGTTATCTACCCCTTTTATTTCCTCATTATAAATAAAATAATTAAAGGAGAAAGATAATTATGAGTTTGCTTGACCTTAAACCACATGAAGTATCAAGAGATTTGAGAGGATATTCCGTTTTATTCTATGGCACTCCTAAGTCTGGTAAGACTACGATTGCCAGTAAATTTCCCGGCGCGCTTCTTCTCGCTTTTGAGAAAGGTTATAACGCGTTGCCTGGTGTATATGCCCAGCCTATCAATAGCTGGGGCGAATTTAAGAAGCTCTTTACAGAGCTGAAAACTCCAGAAGTACAGGAAAAGTTCCAGACCATTGTTATTGACACCGCAGATATTGCTTACAGCTATTGCGAGAAGTATGTCTGCAATCGTGAAGGTGTTGATACCATCGCGGATCTACCCTATGGTAAGGGCTATTCCATGGTTGGTACCGAATTCGACGAGGCGATCCGCAAGATTCTTCAGTTGAATTATGGTCTGATTTTGATTTCCCACTCTACTGATAAGGTATTTAAGGATGAAGAGGGTAACGAGTATAACCAAATCGTTCCTACTCTTGATAAGAGAGGTCGTCTGATTTGCGAGAGAACTTGCGACATCATCGGTTATTCTACTTCCGTAAATACTGACGAGGGCGTTCAGACTCGTCTCTTTATGAGAGGCACTCCTCGTTATGTAGCTGGTTCTCGTTTCAAGTATATCCCGAACTCTATTGAGTTTACCTATGATAATTTAGTAAATGCAATTGCGGAAGCTATCGATAAGCAGGCAGAAGAGACTGGTGGTAAGTTTATTTCTAATGAAGCTACTCAGGTAGTTACAGAAGACGTAACTTATGATTTTGACCGACTAAATGCTCGTTTCCAAGAATTGGTTGGCGAATTGATGTCTGCTAATCAGTCTAATGCCGGTAAGATTACCGCTATTGTTGATAAGTATCTTGGTAGGGGAAAGAAAGTCGGAGAATGTACTCCTGAGCAAGCTGAACAAATCGACCTTATTGTTCATGACTTGGAGCTTCTAATTAAGGGCTAAGATTAAAGGAGAGTATTCTTGTATGAATACTCTCCTTTTGATTTTTTATTATAATTATGGTATAATAGTTATAGAAAATGTAAAGAAAGGAGCGTAATGATTATGGCAAAACATATGGTGAAGTGTTTGTACTGCGGCCAGATGTTTGATGCTAATACCGAGCCTTTCGTAAAACCAAACGCAAGACGATATGCTCATGTAGCTTGTGCGAGGACCGAAGAAGAAAATCAAACTCAAGAAGAAAAAGACAAACGTGAATTAGAAGAATATATCAAGGAATTATTTGGAATTAGCACTATCCCAATCAAAATTAGGAAACAGATGGAAACCTTTAGAAAAGAAAAAAATTATAGTTATTCTGGAATGAGAAAAACGCTGAAATTTTTCTTTGAAGTTAAGGGTAATCCGATCGAAAAAGCTAACGGCGGTATCGGTATTATTCCTTGGGTATATGATAAAGCATTTGACTATTGGAGAGCTTTATGGGAAGCTCAAGAGCGCAATAAAGGAGTAGAAATTCAGAAGTATAATTTGCCTGTGCGGGAGATTCACATTGTTCCTCCTAAGAGAGAGCCAATGAAGCATACGCGGCAATTATTTACATTCTTAGACGAAGGAGAGGAAGATACATGAATAGTAGTTATGTTGATACTGCTGCTATCACACAGATTATCGGTTGTGTCTTCAATAATGCCGCGATTCTCGATGACACAGACAAGTATATGATCCACGAAGAGGACTTCGTAGAAGATTTCCACAAGATTGTATTCGGTAGTATGTATAATATTCATCTGACAGGTAGTCAGGTTAATATCGACGCTATTATTGACTATCTAGCCAATAGACCTAAGTTTGATGCAATCTTTAAGAAGAATAAAGGTGTTGAGTATCTGTTAGAAGCTTCTCAAAATGCTCGACAAGACACTTTTAACTATTACTATGGTAGATTGAAAAAGTTCACTTTGTTAAGAGCTTATGATAGTTATGGAGTAGATGTAAGTGGATTGTATGACGCAGATAATCTTCTTGATACTAAGAAGCGTCAGCAACAAGAGGATTGGTTAGATGCAACTTCACTAATTGATATTGCAAATACGATTGATACCAAAATTGATGAAATCAAGAGTAAGTATATTGAAGATGATTTAGGTCTTGGGTATCAAGCGGGTGATGGTATCATGGAGTTAATCGAAGACCTTGAGAAGCATCCAGAGGTCGGTATTCCTCTCTATGGACCGCTTATCAATACGGTAACAAGAGGAGCAAGATTGCGGAAATATTACTTGCGGTCCGCAGCTACTGGTATCGGTAAAACGAGAAGTATGATCGCGGATGCCTGCAATTTTGCGTGTAATCGTATCTACCATGAACAGTTTGGTTGGATTAAGAATGGCGCGTCTCAACCAACACTCTTTATTGCCACAGAGCAAGATAAAGGTGAAGTTCAAACAATGATGTTGGCTTTTCTTTCTTGCGTAAATGAGGAGCATATTCTTAACGGTCAGTATCTTGAGGGAGAACGCGAGCGAGTCGTAGAGGCGGCGAAGATTATTAAAGATAGCCCTATCTGGATTGAGGAATTACCAGATTTCTCTTTGCAAGATGTTGAGAATAAGATTAAGAAGAATATTCGAGAACATGATGTTAAGTATGTCTTATTCGACTATATTCAGACCTCTTTGAAAATCTTGGAGGAAATTACCAAGAAGACAGGTGGTATCCGCTTGAGAGAGGATAATATCTTGTTTATGCTTTCCGCAAGACTGAAAGATCTGGCAAATAAATATGGTATTTTTATCATGTCAGCAACCCAGCTGAATGGTGATTATAAAGATAGCGAAACTCCTGACCAGAACTTACTACGTGGTGCTAAGAGTATTGCCGACCGAGCTGACGTAGGTATGATTTTATTAGGTGTTTCAGAAGAAGATTTAGCAAAGCTAGAACCAATTCTTGAAGCAAACCCCAATCTTCAAAGACCGAACATTAAACTCTCTGTCTATAAGAACAGACGAGGCTCTTATAAGGGCGTTTTCTTGTGGTGTACCGCGGATTTAGGTACTTGTCGCATTCATCCTCAGTTTTGTACCACTTGGCATCATGAAATGGTTGGTATTGAAGATATTAAGGTTATTGTAGATGATGGACCCAGTGCATGGGATAATAATAATTAAGGAGAAGATAATATGAAGAACTCTAAGGCTATTGATTATCAGATTACTAAGAAGCAGTTTGATGGTATTCTTTCTACTCGTAAGGATGATGAAGCAAAGAAGAACCCTTATCAGTATGTAATGGGGATTATCAATGAGAGTTATGGTCTGCGTGGTACGGTAACTCATCTCGTTATTATTGAGTAATGTCTCGTTATTATGATAAAGACGAGCTAAAGGAGAAACTAGAACTAGAGCAGATTTATGACTTGGTAGAAGCTTGGGGAGGCGAGCCTGAGTACACAGATGGAGGGCTTATCTCCCAGACCATTTGTCACAATCTACCTGGCGAAGGTTCCCGCAAGCTTTATTATTACACTAATACTCGATTGTTTAGATGCTATACTGGCTGTATTGACCCTACTTTTGATATCTTTGACCTATGTATCAAGGTAATGAAAAATCAAAAGCAACTGAAATGGGAAATGTACGATGCTATGGATTATATAGCATCGTACTTTGGTTTTGATGGTATCGAAAAACAAGAGGAACAATCGGAATTAAAAGACTGGGACATATTTAAGAAACACAATCTGCGGCTTCCAGAAAAGAAACCTATGGTTCAATTAAAAGAATATGATCCAGTTATTCTTACTCGCTTTGCTTATCCACGAATCTCTCGGTGGGAACAAGAGGGAATTAGTGATGAAGTGAGTAAGAAGAATCTTATTGGCTACTATCCAGGCGGCGAGCAAATCACAATTCCGCATTTTGATATTGATAATCGTTTGATTGGTATTAGAGGTCGCTCTTTAGCGGCAGATGAAGCTGAGAGATATGGTAAATATAGACCTTTATTGATTGGTAAGCAGTTATACAATCATCCATTAAGTATGAATCTGTATAACTTAAATAATAGCAAAGATAATATCGCTAGAATCCACGCAGCGATTATTTTTGAGAGCGAAAAGTCTTGTTTGATGTATCAATCATACTATGGGCATGAGAATGATATTTCTGTCGCTATTTGCGGAAGTAGCTTATCGAGCTATCAGGTTGATTTGTTGAAACAAGTTGGCGCGAGAGAAATTGTGATTGCTCTTGATAGACAGTTCCAAGAAATTAGCGATGATGAGTTTAAGCGATTAAAAGCTAAACTTATTCATTTTTATAATAAATATAATAACTCTATAAGAGTAACAGCTATATTCGATAAAGCTATGATTTCACCTTATAAAGCTAGCCCTATTGACCAAGGGCCGCAAGTTTTTGAGAAGTTATTAGCCGAACGAATTATTCCAAAAGGTTAAGGAGGTAAATCATGGATTATTAGCTGATTAAGCCTATTCATGACGGTTACTCCGCTATTGAACAGGTGTTGACAAATAGAGGGATTAAATTTGAAGATATTGACCATTATCTTAATGTATCAGAATCAGATAATTTATCACCCCTTTTACTCAAAAATATTGAGAGTGCAGCTAAGATGATTTTTAATCAACTTAGTAGAGATAGTTTTCATATTCATGTGCAAGTAGATAGCGACTGCGATGGATATACTTCAGCAGCTTTATTATTGAATTATATCCATGCCGTATTTCCATCTGCTATATCGCATATTTCATATAGTTTCCACGATGGCAAGATTCATGGCATTAACCCTGAGTTGATTCCACCAGAGACATCATTGGTCATTGCACCAGATTCAAGTTCTAATGACTACGATATTCACAAGGCTCTTCATGATAAGGGTATTGAAGTTCTTGTATTGGATCACCATTAGGCTGAGAGAATTTCAGAATACGCCTGTGTCGTAAATAATCAGCTTTGTGATTATCCTACTAAGTCGCTTTCCGGTGTTGGTGTAGTTTATAAGCTATGTCAATTTATTGATTCTCTGCTTCCCGCAGATCAACAGAAAGCGGATCAATTCTTGGATATAGTAGCTATTGGCTTAGTTGGAGATATGATGGATTTAAGAGATTTTGAAACACACTATCTGGTTCAAACTGGATTAAGCCAAATTCAAAATCCATTTATCAAAGGTATGGCGGAAAAGAACCATTATCAGTTAGGTGATCACCCTACTCCTATCGGGGTGGCTTTCTACATTGTGCCGCTTATTAACTCAATTACAAGAGTTGGAACGATGGCTGAAAAGACTCTATTATTTGAGTCGATGCTTAATTGGAAAGCTTTTGATTTAGTTCCTTCAACTAAGAGAGGATGCTCTGGTCAACAAGAGACAAGGTTGGAACAAAGTCTGCGGACTTGCACTAATGTCAAGAATCGGCAGACTAGAAATCAGGATGCCGCAGTTGAACAGGTTAAAGCGATTATCGAGGATAATAAACTCCTCGACCATAAGATTCTGTTAATTAAATTAGAACATCCTTCTTTTGATAGAGGTATTACTGGTTTAATTGCTAACAAACTTATGGCAGAATACCAGCGGCCTGTGGCATTGTTAGTGGAAGTAGAAGAAGATGGGAAAATCGCTTGGAGCGGTTCGGCACGTGGATATGAGAAATCTAAACTGAATGATTTCAGAGGCTTTTGTCGAGATAGCGGTTTAGTTTATCTTGCTGAAGGTCATCCTAATGCATTTGGTTTCGGTATCTTAGACGAGAATTTTGATGCCTTTCTCGAATATGCCGATAATGCACTCAAGGATATAGAATTTTCACCAAGTTATAAAGTGGATTTTATTCATTCTGTAAACAACTTTAATCCTAAAGAAATTCTTGAACTAGGTAACATGAAAAATCTTTGGGGTCAAAATGTTGATGAACCACTTATCGCGGTGGAAAATGTTGCAGTAACAAAAGACATGATTACACTCATGGCAAGAGATAGGAACCCCACGTTGAAGATCCAATTACCCAACGGAGTTACTTGCATCAAGTTTAAATCAAGCGAAGAGGAGCTGGATAGTTTGTTCAGCGAAAACGGTTGCGTGACTATTAATCTTGTGGGTAAGGCCGAAGTAAATAAATACTTCAATAGTGTAACACCACAACTTATTATCTAGAATTATGAGATTATAAATCGTCAGGAATATTATTTTTAATGATTGCGCGACCTCTTACTAAAGGAGGAACAATCAAATGAGTCGTTTTATTAAAGTTATCACAAGTTTAATCATTATATTGTCTTTATGCGGATGTGGCTATGGCCTAGTGGTCACTACTCAAGCCTATTCCGTGCCGTATAACGAAACTGTTAGTTATACTCTTGATGATATGGATACATTGGTTGAGCTTATTGCGGAACAAATCTCGAATATGAACGCCGCACATCAAATGGCTGAAGCTGCTAGATAGCTAGGCTATAGTGAAGACCATGACGTCATTGTATTAGCAAAACAAGAACACGCTGATGCAAATGCTTTGAGAATGAAATATCAAAGCGTATATGACCAACTCATGGAACATTGGCATCAAAAGGAAGAAGAGTACCCAACAGCTACGTATATATGGACCTACTTCAAAGATCTGGGCTACAGTAACCAAGTTTGCGCTGGCATTCTTGGTAATATAATGGCTGAAACTGGAGGTAACACATTAGACATTCAAGCCACGATTTCTGGTAACGGATATTATGGTATATGTCAATGGAATAAAGCCTACTCAAATGTATGGGGAGCCTCGTTAGAAGAGCAATGCGACTATCTGCGAGATACTATTGAGTACGAGTTCGATACATTCGGTTATGTTTATAAGAGAAACTTTGATTACAATAGTTTCTTAGATTTAACCAACATTAAAAGCGCTGCTCTGGCATTTGCTAAATGCTATGAGAGATGCGGTTCTGGGAGCTATTATACGCGACAGCAAAATGCTATTGCTGCATATAATTACTTCATAAGTTAAAATAAATAATCGACGAACTGGCCGGAACCTAGACGGCCGTTCGTCGAAACTAAAACAGGGTTTACTATTTTTGGAAAGGAAAAGTGGTATGAATATTTTATATGTAGATATGACTAGTATGAATGTTGAAGAAGTAGCTTCGCTGCATGAACAACTCTCCTATAAGCTAAATGGAGATTTAATTACACTACCGATGAATACTAGACTGCTCTATGATGTGAGACTGGAAGATTTGTATGATTTAAAAGCTAAAGTAGAGGCAGCGATTAAGGAGAAGGAAAATGGAACTAACACGTAAACAAGAGGAAGGATTGAGAATCGCAGTAGAGCGATATCACCAAAATGAACCCTATACCGTGATTGCTGGATACGCTGGTACTGGTAAATCAACACTTATTAAATTCATTATTTCTGCTCTAGATATCAACCCTGAACGAGTGGCCTATATTGCTTATACTGGCAAAGCCGCACAGGTGCTAAGAAATAAAGGTTGTCCAACTGCGATGACTGCACATCGGTTACTCTATAAATCCTTACAGCGAGCTGATGGCACTTTTATTCATATTCCGAGAGAATCGCTTAACTCTGATTGCGATATTGTTGTCGTGGATGAAGTATCTATGCTACCAAAACAGATGTGGGAACTATTACTATCACATAATATTTATGTGATTGCTTGCGGCGACCCAGGCCAGTTGCCTCCTATCGGCGAGGAGAATGGCATCCTTGATCATCCGCATATCTTCCTTGACGAAATTATGCGCCAGGCCGCAGAAAGCGAAATTATCCGCCTGTCCGCGGATATTCGTGCTGGTAAAATTATTAAACCTTACAAGGGTTCAGAAATCAACGTTGTTCGACAGAGAGATCTTTGCGATGGTATGTTCACATGGGCTGATCAAATTCTTTGTGGTAAGAATATTACTCGTCATACTATGAATAATTATTACCGCAATATGCGATATGGCGAAGATATTCCTGCTCCTATTGTTGGAGATAAGATTATTTGTCTTAAGAATAACTGGGATAAGATTACTGCCACAGGTGATGCTCTTGTTAATGGAACCATCGGCACAATCGAAGAGATTGCTACTTACCCTAATCCATGGCTTAATCCCATGTGCATCATTGATTTCGCACCAGAGACCATTGACGAAACCGATCCTCGTGATCAGGTATTCCATGAACTCTTGATGGACTATAAGCTTATCACCACAAAAGAAGCAACTGTAAACAAGGAAAACTTCCGAATGTTTCCTAAGCAGTTGCGACCAGAGCAATTTGATTATGGTTACTGCATTACCGTTCATAAGAGTCAAGGTAGTGAGTATGATAAAGTATTAGTGCTTGAAGAGGTGCTTAAAAGAGCAGACCATGCAAGATGGCTATACACGGCTGTGACAAGGGCTTCGCAGAAATTAACCTTGGTACTAAAAGATTGATAACTTGCTTTTTGTATTTAATTATGCTATAATATTTATATAAAAGGTAAAGGAGACAGTTTATGAGTTATTTCAACAATCATGCTCATACAGAATACAGCAATCTCCGTCTTCTCGACTGTATAAATCACCCGGAAGAGTTGATTGACAAAGCTATCGAGCTTGGATTGACAGGAATCGCAATCACAGACCACGAGTCGTTGAGTGCCCATATGAGAGTCAACAAGTATGCAAAAAAGCTTCAGGAAACTCATCCTGAGTTTACCGTGGCATTGGGCAACGAAATTTATCTGACCGATACGCGAGAAATGGGCCAGAAGTATTATCACTTTATTCTTCTCGCAAAGAATGAACATGGCTATAGAGGTCTGAAAGAGTTATCCTCTATTGCATGGACGAACGGTTATTATGACCGTCGAATGGAAAGAGTGCCTCTCCTCAAATCTGAACTCAAAGAGGTTATGCAGAGATTTAAGGGAGATATTATTGGCACAACCGCTTGTATCGGTGGAGAATTGGGACAATCCATTCTAAATCTTGATGCTTGCGAAAAAGCTAACGATGAAAATAATGCGCGTCGTTACCATGAGCAGATTATCGACTTTATGGAGTTCGGTATTGATGTCTTTGGTAAAGATGATTTTTATATAGAGTGTGCGCCAGCAAACAATCAAGAGCAGATTATTGCAAACAAGAGAATGCTTAGCATCGCTAAAGCATTTGATGTAAAGATGTGTGTTGGCACAGATGCTCACTATCTCACTAAGGAAGATAGATATGTGCATAAATCATATCTTAATTCCAAAGGTGGAGAAAGAGAAGTTGATTCATTTTATGAGTTTACTTATCTTATGTCTGAGCAAGAGGCAACAGATTTACTTTTGTCTAGCTACGACTTAAATACAATTTATTGGATCTACGACAATTCCAATGAAATCAAGGATAAGATTGAGTTTTACTCTCTTGAGAAGCATCAGTCTATTCCAGAAGTAGAAGTAACTCATTATGATAAGTATGATTGGTCACGAGTTCCAGAAGATATGATGAATACTTTCCGTGACGACTATAAGGTACTAACTTCTTTGATTGAATCCGATAATGAGCAAGAGAAGTATTGGATTCAAGAGTGTATCATTGCGATGCAAGAGAAAGGTCTTATCCACAAGAAAGAGTATTGGGAAAGACTTGAAGAAGAAGCAAGAGTAAAGAGAGTCATCGGTGAAAAGTTGCAGACTTGTATGTTTGCATATCCTAATACATTGAAACACTATGTAGATTTGTTCTGGGATTGCGGCAGTACAGTTGGCGCAGGTCGTGGTTCTGCGTGTGCAGCTTTAAACCATTATCTCCTTGGTATTACTCAGCTTGATCCCATCGAATGGGATTTACCATTCTGGCGTTATATTAACGATGAACGTGTTGAGTTAGGTGATATCGATCTTGACTTAGCACCGTCTAAAATTCAGAAGATTTTCGCCGAAATCCGTAAGGAAAGAGGAGAACTTGGTCTTATTCAGGTTTGCACTTTCGGCACAGAAGGTACGAAATCTGCAATCTTGACTGCGTGTAGAGGTTATCGTTCTGAGGAGTATCCAGATGGTATTGATGTTGATGAAGCACAGTATCTGAGTTCTTTGATTCCTCAAGAGCGTGGTTTCTTGTGGCCTATTGAAGATGTTGTCAATGGCAATCAAGAGAAAGGCAGAAAGCCTGTTAAAGCATTTGTAACTGCGGTTTCGCAGTATGATGGACTCTTAGACATCATTGTTCGTATTCAAGGTATGGTGAATAAGAGAAGTAGTCACGCATCTGGTGTTATTCTCTTTGATGAAAATATCTATGATTCTGCCGCAGTCATGCGTACCCCAAAGGGCGCATTGATTACCCAGTGGGATCTACATGACCAGGAAGCCGCAGGCTCTGTGAAATATGACTTCCTGTTAACAAGCGTACAGGATATTATCATTCAGACTATTGAGCTTCTTCAAGCTGATGGAGTTATTGAGAAAGACTTAACTCTTAGAGAGGTTTATAATAAATATCTACATCCATCTGTTCTTCCGCAGGATGATGAAGCTATGTGGACTGCTCTGGCAAATGGTGATGTAATTGGTTGCTTCCAGTTCGATAGTGCAGTTGGTGCACAAGCGGCCAAGAAAATCCGTCCGCATAATCCTCTCGAAATGGCGGACGCAAATGGTCTAATGCGTCTTATGGCTTCTGAGCCGGGCGCAGAAACTCCGATGGAAAAGTATGTCAGATATAAGAATAATATTTCTTTGTGGTATCAAGAGATGGATAATAATGGTCTGACGAAACAAGAACAGAAGACTTTGGAGCCTTATTTCTTATCTTCTTATGGTGTACCTCCATCTCAAGAGCAGTTGATGAAGATGCTGCGGGACCCCGATATTTGCAACTTTAGTCTGGCTGAAGCAAACGCCGCAAGAAAGATTGTTGGTAAGAAGCAGATGAATAAGATTCCAGAACTTCACCAAAAGGTTTTAGATACTGCAAAGTCAGAGACATTGGGTAAATATGTCTGGAAGTTTGGCCTCGGCCCGCAGATGGGTTATTCATTCTCCGTAATCCATGCTCTTGCTTATAGCTTCGTTGGTATGCAAACTCTTTATCTCGCCACTCATTTCAATCCTGTGTATTGGAATACTGCGTACCTAATCGTTAATAGCGGTGCTATTGATGAAGATGAAGGCGAGCAATCTGACTATACAAAGTTAGCAAAGGCTATTGGTGAAATTCGTAACAAGGGTATTAAGGTATCTCTTGTTGATATTAACCATTCTGCACTTGGATTTAAGCCCGACGCAGAGAACAATCAAATCTTGTTTGGTCTAAAGGGTTTAACTAATGTCAACAATGATTTGATTAAAGAGATTATTGCAAATCGTCCATATGTATCTATGGTTGATTTTTATTATAGAGTAACGCCTAATAAGCAAGCTATGATTGCTCTTATTAAGGGCGGTGCTTTTGATCAGTTCTGCGATCGTAAAGAAGCTATGGTACAATATTTGTGGATGACTTGCGATAGAAAGAAGCGTTTAACTCTACAGAATATGCCAGGTCTTATCCGCTATGGTCTTTTACCCGAAAATACAGAAGAACAAGTTCTTGCGCGTCGAATCTATGAGTTCAATCGGTATCTAAAAGCAGAATGTAAGTACGATGGGACATATTATAAGTTGGATGAACGAGCGGTTGACTTCATCTATGAACTTAGTACGCAGGCAGGCGGAATTGAAGAAGGTATCATTAACGAGAATGATATGTTCTTATTCAATGTTAAAGATTGGGATAACTTCTATCAGAAGGAAATGGATATATTTAGAGATTGGATTAAAGAGAATAAAGATAGTATTCTTGATGAACTGAATACTCGGATCTTCATGCAAGATTGGGAAAAGTATGCTAAAGGAAATATCTCCTCTTGGGAAATGGAAGTCCTGTGCTTTTATTACCATGACCATGAATTGAGCGATGTAAATACTCAGAAGTATGGTTTAGTAGACTTCTTCTCTCTACCTGAAGAGCCAATTATTGAAAAGACTTTCAAGAAAGGCGCATCTATTATTCCAATCTATAAGCTCAATAGAATTTGCGGAACTTGTATTGCAAAAAATAAGACTAAGAGCGTTGTATATCTACTCACAACAACAGGTGTAGTATCTGTTAAGTTCAGACAGGAGTATTTCGCTTTGTTCGATAAGCAGACCTTCCGCAAGAATAGTGATGGAACTAAAACCGTCATTGAGAAGTCTTGGTTCAATCGTGGAAATATGATTATGGTGCAAGGTATCCGTAGAGGCGATGAATTTGTAACTAAGAAGTATGCAAGTTCTAATGGTCACCAGTTATATCATATTGATGAAGTGACTGCTGATGGTTCTCTTGTTTTAAGAAGCGAGAGAGCAACTGGGGAGGAAGAAGAAGATGAATAAAGTCAAAGTCATCGCTTTGTTTGGTAAAGCCGGGAGCGGGAAGGATACAATCCTTCGCGCTCTCGTTAAAGTAGATCCTGATAAATTTAATGAGATTGTGAGCTGTACTACTCGTCCTCCTCGCGAAGGAGAACAAGAGGGAGTAAACTATCACTTCTTGACAATTGATCAATTCACAGAGAAAGTCCTTAATGGCGATATGCTAGAAGCAACTGAATTTAATGATTGGCATTATGGAACTGCTTTATCTAGTTTATCAAAAGATAAAATCAATGTGGGCGTCTTTAACCCTCAAGGTATTAGATGTCTTATGGAAGATAAACTCGTAGACTTAACTGCCTATTATGTGCAGACTAGCGATAAAGAACGTCTAATCAGGCAGTTGAATAGAGAAGAGAATCCTGATATTAAGGAGATTATTAGACGATTCTCGACAGATGAACAAGATTTTGAAGATTTAGAGGATATTGATTATCAAGTAATTAAAAATCAAGATGCAGGCGATTTACTTCGTGCTGTCGATCTTATAACTGGGCAATTTTGTTAAATTTGCTTATCAAAAACACCAGATATAGTATCCGTTCATAAAAATAATACAAGGGAGTGTTTTGATTGCTACAAGTGAAAAAGAGAAATGGTATCCTTGTACCATTTGATAAGCAAAGAATCGTTAATGCCATCAATAAGGCTTTTATCGAAGTTGATGGTACTTTATATGAAGAAGATACAGCAAATGATATTGCTGATGAAATTAAGTATAGTGTAAAAACCGCAGATAAAATTATCTCTGTTGAGGAAATTCAAGACATGGTTGAAGACTTCCTCATGCGGTCTGAGCGCAAGGACGTGGCTAAAACCTACATTCGTTATCGCTATAAGCGAGAAGTTGCGCGCTCCGGCAGAGACGATTTTATTAGGGCTTTCTCTGAGAAGATTAACGGCACAGCTATTGAGAATTAGAACGCTAATGTCGATGAAATGTCATTCGGGGGTCGAGTTGGCGCAGGTTCTGACTTGCAAATGAAGAGATACGCTCTAGATTACTGCGTCTCTGATATGGCTCGCCACAATCACGAGAACAATGAAATTTATATCCATGATCTATCTGCATATGCAGTTGGTATGCACAACTGTCTTTCTATTCCTTTTGATGATCTACTTGCAAAAGGCTTCAATACTAGACAGACTGACGTGCGGCCCGCAGGTTCTGTGAATACTGCTTTCCAATTAGTTGCTGTTATTTTCCAGCTTCAATCCTTACAGCAGTTTGGTGGAGTAAGTGCTACTCATCTTGACTGGACTATGGTTCCTTATGTAAGAAAAAGTTTTAGAAAACACTATATTGAAGGTTTAAAGTATATTGAGAATATCTCCGATAAAGAGCTTTTTGACCATATCCCAGATACTGCTGGAATTGAAGATAATGAATATATGATTTATGATAAAGCATATCAATATGCTCTTGATATGACTGTTAAAGAAGTACATCAAGCTGTAGAAGGTATGTATCATAATCTTAATACTCTCCAGTCTCGCTCTGGTAATCAATTACCTTTTACTTCTATCAACTATGGTACTTGTACGTTGCCAGAAGGTAGAATGGTCACGAAAGCATTGCTTGATGTTTCTATTGAGGGACTTGGTAGATTACATAAGACTTCTATCTTCCCATGTGGTATCTTCCAGTGCATGAAAGGCGTCAATCAAAAGCCCGGTGATCCAAACTATGATCTGTTTAGACTGGCTCTAAGATCTACTGCAACTAGACTTTATCCCAACTATGCTAATGTTGATTGGTCTGGTAATGCGGGATATGACATCAATGACCCCAAGACCTATTTCTCTACTATGGGCTGCCGCACCGCAAATGGCTGGGATATCAACGGTATGGGTCAAACAAAAGATGGTCGTGGTAATATTTGTCCTGTAACTATTATCATGCCTACTTTAGCTATGGAGTGTAAGATTAACTTTGATGCAGATGTAAAAGGCCATTATTCTTTTAATGATAGACAAATTTTAATTGACAGATTCCTTTATAAACTTGACCAGAAGATCCATGAAGCAAAAGATATGCTGATTGAACGCTTTGATTATATCTGCTCTCAACCCGCGGCATCCGCTAAATTCATGTATGAGAACGGCTTAATGGCAGGATATGATGGTAAGACTACTCGTAGTGCTCTTAGACATGGTACTCTTGCTGTTGGTCAGATCGGTCTAGCTGAGACTCTGCAAATCCTTATCGGTCAAGACCATACTACTCCAGAAGGTATGGAACTAGCGAAACGAATTGAACAGCTCTTCAAGGATAGATGTGCAGAGTTTAAAGAACAGTATAAGTTAAACTTTGGTGTATATTATACACCTGCTGAGAATCTTTGCTATACCGCTATGACAAAATTCAAAGAGAAGTATGGAGAGATTCCTAATGTGAGTGACAGAGATTACTTTACTAACTCTATTCATGTTCCAGTCTGGAAAGAAATGTCTCCGTTCGATAAGATTGATATTGAAAGCCAGTTAACTGGGTATTCTTCTGCTGGTTGCATCACTTATGTCGAACTTGATAGCGGTGTCAAAAATAACATTGATGCTTTGGAAACTCTAGTGCATTATGCTATGGAACATGACATTCCTTACTTTGCTATCAATGTTCCTAATGATACTTGTCTTGAATGTGGTTTCATGGACGAATTTAATGATCACTGTCCTGTTTGTGGAAGCCATCATATCCAGCAGCTTAGACGAGTGACTGGTTATCTAACTGGTAACTATACGACTGCATTTAATGCAGGTAAAATTGCAGAAGCAAATGACAGAGTAAAACACGCTGGTCGATTGGAGGAATGACCTATTCGTTACGCAGGAATTATTTATAATGACTTTTCTTCAGCGCCGGGTGTGTGCCTATCATTCTTTACTCAGGGGTGCCCCTTCCATTGTGAGGGGTGCCACAACCCTGAGACTTGGGATTTTGATGGCGGAAGAGAGTTTACACAAGATACTTTGCAATCAATCATTACTGGATTGCAAGCTAATGGGATACATAGAAATCTATGTGTCATGGGTGGAGAACCTTTATGCCAGAATAACTCATTCCTTACTCGCTTGATTGTAACAACAGTAAAGAAAGAGCTACCGGATACTAAAATCTACATTTGGACAGGTAATAAATATGAAGAACTTCTTCATTCTTCTGATACCAATATGCGGGAAATCCTTAAGACTGCGGATGTCTTGATTGATGGCCCTTATATTCAAGCTGAACGAGATATTACCTTGCCTATGCGCGGTAGCCGCAATCAGCGCATTATTAACTTACATGATGCTAATTAATTCCATTTTTGGTGGCATGATGATTGCCATAGCTAGTTATATTTATCTTCAAGTCGGGGGAATAGTAGGAGCCTTTCTCTTTTCCATAGGACTTCTAACCATTCTTAATATGAACTTTAAACTATATACTGGCGCAATAGGATTTATGCATCTGAATCCCGCAGATATGCAAAATATTACTACAATTCTCGTTGGTAACCTAATTGGAGTATGCTTACTCTTGTTCTTCCCACACTCTGCGGCCATTCCTTTAGTCGCTACCAAACTAGCTCTTCCACTTGGATTAGTAATGATAAAAGCAATAGTATGTGGTATGTTTATGTATACGGCTGTCTCTTGTTTCCGCAATTCTGCTCCATATATGGTTCCATTATGTGTTGCGGGTTTTATCCTCTTTGGCGGTGAACACTGTATTGCAGACCTATGTTATTTTATAGCTTCTGGTTCTTTCTGTTATGAAATGTTTCCTTTCTTTATAGTGGCACTTATTGGTAACTCTTTAGGAGCCATTCTAATTGACAGAACTAAAGTTTTATGATATTATAATAAAAGAAAAGGAGAATTGCTATGACATTATATGAAATGAACTAGATTGCTTATAACAAGCTTCCTAAGATGCCGAAGGCTGAAATCCGCAGGGCGACTGAAAAGCTTGAACAGTTTCTAACTGAGCATGACTCTAAATACTACATGATGTTAAATGTAGATGGTAGATACTACACTGTATATACCTATAATAAAGAGCATGATGTAAAGAAGATGGCTTTTGAAATGATTGACGTTGCTAAAACATTGGGCGTTTTAAAAGGCATTGAAGTGCAAAATGACATGGTCGAATTCTGGATTCAGCAAGATAAAACTTGCTCTATGTATGCCATGTTTGACTATACACAAGGGGTGATTGAAGTATGAACGATGTATTAGTAGTTCATTATGATCCATTCTCTGCGGAATCCCGTGTTTATATCTGCCGAGATGATTCTCAGTAGCAGACAGTAATCGACTCCAATATCTCTGAATTTGCGAAGAATATTGGTTTACTTGCGGATGCAACTAATATCTTTTCTGTAAAGATTGATGCTCCATCCCATGTAGTAGAAGAAATTAGACAACAGTTAATTACAAGTAATTACACAAAGCAAAAAATTGAAGTGGAAGGTATTTAATGATGTATACTTTGAAAACAACGAATGTGTATCGCGTACCCACTGTCGAAGATGCTCTTCGTCTGCGGAAGTGGCTTGACAAGAATTGTATTGGCGAGCTAACTTCCTTTAAGTACGCTACTAAATATATTAAGGCAAAAGGCGAGATCATTGAAGAGTATCAGCTTGTGACTGCTACTATTACTATCGACAATGAGAAAGATCCTGAAGGGGTTATGCCTATCAGTATGGAGGAAGAGTAATGAGCTGTTATTTTGAAAAAGTTTCCCGTTTTGCGGATGTTGATCTACCCCTGCCGACTCGCGCAACCGCCAATTCCGCGGGTTATGATTTTGTAGTCGCAGAGGATATTGTGATTCCTCCCTATGATTTTCTAAGAACCAAGATTCAGGATGATTTATTTGAGAAGGAACGCCACGAAGACTTCTATGGCTTTATTGACCCGCTTTCTCTTGATGAAATGGCGGCTCTTACTAAGGAACTAAAAGCAAAAATTCCTCTTGTATCTACCGGTATGAAGTGTCATCTTGAGCCTGGTCAGTACCTCGAACTGAGTGCCCGCAGTTCTACCCCTCTTAAGCATTGGTTGATTATTGGTAATAGTATCGGTATCATTGACGCCGATTATTGCGATAACCCTGATAATGAGGGTGAAATCTTCTTCCAGATTATCAATCTTTCTCCTTTTGCTATTCAGCTTAAGCGTGGAGATAAGATCGGGCAAGGAATTATTCATACCTATGGAGTAACCGATGATGATGCTGCGACGGGCGAGCGCGTAGGTGGATTCGGTTCTACAAGTAAGTAATGAGTCGCTTGTTAGCCCTTGACCAAGCCTCGAAGGTTACGGGATGGGCTATCTTTGAAGATGGAGAGTTAAAGTCCTACGGCAAGATTTCTTTAGATGATCCAAATACCGATACTAGACTAGTTTAGTTGCGATAGGATATTTAGACTTTAGTTGCAGATTATAATATCGACGAAGTAATCTTTGAAGATATTTAGCAACAGAACAATGTAGCTAATAATGTTTAGACCTTTAAGGTCTTGGCAGAGGTTTATGGAGTTGTTTCAGAATTACTGCAAGAAATCCAGATTCCTCATTCAACAGTCCTCGCCTCGTCTTGGAAATCTACTTTAGGCATTAAAGGTCGAACAAGAGCAGAATAGAAAAAGAATGCTCAACTCTATGTAGAATAGAATTATGGTATCCATGTTATTTAGGATATCGCAGACGCTGTATGCATTGGAACTCATCATATCAAGAAGAATAAATGCGCTTGGTAAAGATGCGGTCTAAATAAAATAATCCTCCTTTCTTAACTCTTAAATTTTTTGAGAGGTTTAAGGAAGGAGGATTTTATGTTTACTTTTATTGCTGAACATTTAGTTGAAATTTTTTTCGGCTTAGTATCAGCGGGAGCCTTAGCTTTTTGTAAATACTTACATAGCTAGTTAAAGAATTACAAAAAATTACTTGAAGAGAGTAAAGACACTGAGCTAGAAAAAACTATAGATTCTCGTATTGAACCGATTCAGAAAGAAATCGAAGAACTTCGAAAATATATCATGGAAACTAAAGATATTGAGAAAAGTCATATGTAGCTGATTATTTCGTCTTATAAATTCCGTTTGGTTTAGCTTTGTAAAGCTTATATTAAATAGGGTTATATGACACAAGAACAATATGACCAATTAAGTGAGTTTTATCGAATATATTCTGGATTAGGTGGAAATGGTCAAGCTAAAGAATATTATGAATTAGCATTGGAATTACCAATTAAACCCGAATAACAAAAAAAAATAAAGGGGACTTGTCTTTAACTTGACAAGTCCCCTTTATTTTTTTTTAATCGTTGAAATATATCATTGGTTTTAGAAATTATTTCCTATCCATAAGTAGCTATTAGATCCGCTAATAGCTCCTCTTGTTCAACGGTTAAATCAGTTTCATAGCTGAACATAGCAGCATGAGTTATTTCGTGACATAACACTCTCTTCATTAAAGAAGAATTAAGATTCTCATTGATATAGATACATTTAGTATCATTATCACAAACACCAGAAGCTAATGACCCATCGCTCCTAGCAAGAGTAGAGGAAGTTGGAGGTACTAGCAATATCCTCCAACTTACTCCGTTAATATTAAGCATTAAGGTTTAACTGCGCGATTTTATTAGTCAGGCTAGTCATTTTCTTCTCTAGAACTTGACGTTCTTCTGAAGAAGCTCCATCAATCATTTCTACGATGTCCTCAGAGAGTTCCTGCATATACTTCTCTAATTCCTTAACCTTTTCTGTCTTATCTTTATGGAGTTGTTTAGATTCCATATACATACGACGAGTTACTGGACTGCGGCCTTCGCGAGAATCGCGAATATCAATCTCGCGTCCACGTTCAGGATAATAAGGATAATCTTCATCGCGATCGCGCTTTTTCCATGGATAACGGCCATCTGGACCTTCATAATACATTCTTCCATATACTTTATCCATATCTCTATGGTGATGATGGCTCTTTTCTTTAGTTTCGTCCTCTTCGGCTTCTTCCATTGCCTTGACAATAGAGCAGTAATATTTAGCCTGCTCAAGGTCTTTAATCATATCAATAGCCTGACCTAATTCCTCAGTATCTACCGTATCAAGATGACTTAACTGTGCCTGAACACAGCCCATCAAGACTTCTTCCATATGCTTTAGTCGTTCCATAAATTAAGCCACCCTTTCAACAATTAGATTAGCGTTTTGAACGCTTACTGGAATAGTAGAAATATTTCTTACGCTTACTTTTCCACAGCATCCACGTGGGATATCAATAAAAATAGCGCCAAAAATATTGCCATAAGTGCTAACCGCGGTTGGCGTATAAATCATGGTAGTGGTATTGATAGGTTCACCATCAATAGCAATAGCTAATGAAATTGGTCCAGCAGTACCATCTGCGGGAACCGCAATATTACCTCCAAATGTCACGCGAAAACGCGCACGACACTGACAATTAGTCAAACCTCTTAAAGTTACTTGACCGCTACCGCTACGATGAACGGTAGAAGAGTTGCCTGCGACAGCAACATTTGTGAATAAAACATCTTGATTAGCCGCGACTGTTTGCACAGCATTAGCGGTAATTTCCATAATACAAATCCTCCTTGTTTTTAATATAAGGGGAGATTACTCTCCCCTTATAGGTTAATTTAGGCAGTTAAACCGCAACCATAAGCTGCGGTCCCGCAGTTGCAGTATGGGTTTGCAACCACATAAGCGGGAACGGGTGCCTTAGTGCCGAGCTGGCTGACCAGATAATTGTTCTGAGCTTGCTGAGATGCAGCAAGGCGGAGAGCCTGGTTCTCACTCTGGAGATCAGAGATTTTCTCCTGGCAGAGATAATCAAGGATAGCACGAGTGCCAGCATTCTGACTGTCGATAATGTCACGGGTGTGATTTGCCATAGAGGTCTGGATAGCGCAAGTGTTGGTTGCCATATTATAGTTAATATCAGCAAAACCACGTTCCATAGCGCGACCATTCTCGCAGCAGCAATCAGAAATCTCACGAGCAATACTATTCTGACCAATAGTATTATCATAACGAGCCTGATTGATAGCATTTTCAACCTGGCATACACCCTGTTGTGCGGCAAAGCGGTTAGCAACAATGTCAGAAGTTAAACCGTTAGCAAGCTGAGCGGTTTGATAGCCGAGAGAGCAAACTGCATTATTAACACCAGCAAAGTCATTCAACATTCCAGTATTCATAGCATAGAGTCCGTCACAGAGACCCTGTTGTACGCCACGGATACCACTCTGGAGACCGTTCATGTCGAAACCATAAGCGATTTCCTCACGAGTTGTAGTTCCCTGAAATGCAGGAGATCCAGCGCCTTGGCCGCCCATGCCGCGACCGAAACCATTACCCCACATACCACCGTTAAAACAGAAGAGGAAGAGGATAATAATCCACCACGCACCGTTGTCCCACATACCATCATTGCGATTGTTACTACCAGTAGCAGCCGCAATATCAGCTAGACTATAGCCATTAGAATTATTGAACATAAAAATGTTCCTCCTTTAATAAGATGATTAAAGGCCAAGCATCTCTTTAAAGGCGGCAAATTCTTTGTCGAAATCTATTCCCTATTGTTTAGCTAAGTTACGAGCAATTTGCTCAATATCTGTGGATCGACCATTCTTGGCTAAATTTAAAAGGTTTTGACCCATTGGGGTCTCACCCATCTAGCTTTCTAGCAGATTCATAGCGAGTTGCTAAGGATTCTGTCCACTCCTAAGCATTTGGATAAGTTGCATTGGGTTCATAATTCATGTCTCCTTAAAACTTAAATTTCTCAGTCTACTGCGGCTACGCCGGTGCGGGCTGAGATTCTGGCTCCTTTCCTAACATAGCTTGTTTTAATTGCGCTAATGTAGTCTCAAACTCTTCTCTAGTAACATACTGAGGAGAGCTAACGACTGGCTCATTCTTTAGCTCATAAACATTAAGACTGGCTGTGCCATCCATGTTTATTTGCTTAGTATAAATACGTCTATTTGCTAAGTCAGGAAAATAAAATACAGAGCCATCGAAATCAATGCTAATGGCGCGGGCCTCTTCAATAGAAGATACAGGCCGGCCTTTAATACCCATTTGCGGCTAGGTCTGATCCACATATTGAATACCTGGTCTTGGATACATAGGTTGCTGTGGATAGTATGGATAATTAGTTGCCAAAATTTTTACCTCCTAAAAAAATATTTCCTTTGACCTTTCATTAGTATATGAAAATCGTCTATGGACGATTTTACATTTTTGCCAAAAATTTTGCCAATTTTTTTGAAAAAAAATATAGGGAGCCTAATAGGCTCCCTTTTTCTTGTTATTTGCGCTTATTGACCTCAGCCTCAATTAACTGAGTGAGATAAGTATTCAAGTCACCTGTAGCCTCGGTAATATATTCCTTAGCATCGTCACTTAGAATAGTCATAATAGCGTTCATTGTGCGGTTAAATGCTTCCTTTTGAGCTGCTTCATCGAAGCTTCCAGATTTCTTCAAGCTATCTACATAGGTCTGATTGGTTGCAATAACGCAATCAACAACAGTTTGATAAATCATATTAGTGTACTTCTGAGCAGTCTCATTATCGGTCTTAGAGTTAATCTCATTGCGCTTAGCAGTCAAGTAGTCAACGAGATATTTAGTCAAGATACCGAGCAAAGGAATAACACATACCTGGATAATCTGAATCACAATTTCTGGCATAATAATTCCTCCTTATTGTATATAATATATCAAACAAAAGGAAGATTGATTATCTTTTTCTGTCCAAATCAAATCTCTCCTATAAGCGGAGCCGTAATGTAGATTCTGAGATTTCTGGACATTCTTTCGCGAGTCTAGTAATTGGTTCATTCTTGCGGAAACGCTGATATAGTTCCTCAAAATTCAAGGGGAGAGGTTTCCTTGGTCTACCAAACTAGACGCCATTAGACTTGGCGGCCGCAATTCCTTCAGCCTATCGTTGCTTAATATAGGTTCTCTCTTGTTCAGCCTAAAAGGATAATACCTATAAGACAAGATCAGAGATAAATGTGCCCATAACGTCTTTACAATATGACGTGTCTAGTAATGGCATATCTAATACTTTAATATCTACTTTCTTGGTTTTAGTAATTAATCCCCATTGTTCTAGAATCTCTGAGTAATTACGACCTAATCTATCAATGCTTTTAATAATAATCATATCATTTGGCTGAATCGTACTTACTAAATCCTAGTAGGCTGGACGATTGAAGTCCTTACCTGATTGTTTATCGACGAAGATATTATCTCTATCTACGCCTGCATCGGTTAATGCAATAATCTATCGGTCTAGATTTTGATCTCTTGATGAAACCCTTGCATATCCATATAACACCTTTATCACCTCATTATATAATGAAAATTTGGCAAAGCTGATTTAACAACTTTGCCAAATTTTTTGGTAAAATTATTCAGTACCCCGCCGCAACTAGAACCTTCTTCATGTTCTCCGCGAGATCAGGCGGAAGGCAATCCGCAGAATAAGTAATTTTATCTAATTCTGCGGTTGTAGTTGTCCGTCTTGCTAGAATTAAGAGGTGATTACAAAGAGTTGTGTGGTATAGTTTATGCGCAGTAGCCTTTTCGGCAATAGCTTTAAGTTCTACAGCGGTAAACATACGACATAACTTCTTATCTGCATGGTAGGGATATCCCTTGGCTCCTTGTTCAATTGCAGATAAAGCTGTCGTTAAGTTAATTTGATCTGTTTCTTCAAGGCTAAAATGTTCTATGCCTTCTGTTGTTTCTACGTCCATGCCAGCGACGATAGTTTGATTGCAAATTTCTGAGAGACTAGATAGTTTTTCTGTTTGGATTTCTTCGAATGGACGATTATCTGACTCTTCTCCAATAGTGTACTCGCCGTTGTAAGCTTCGGCCTTGGCGATTTCCTCATTGACTTCGCTCCAGCCAAGTGTGACAGCGGAGAAAACCTGCTCAATCTGCGGCTCATCCTCTGTGCCGTGGTTAATCTCCGTGCAAAGTTGATATTTGATGAGTTTCATGGTGCCCCTCCTTAATCTGTGGTTTTGGTGTATTTGAGTATTACATGACAATTACCTCCTGCCGCCGTTGTGCCGCACGCAAGTGTGATTTTTGTACTATTAACGTCAGCAACGTAATAGCTCCATGGGTCTGACAAATCATTGTTGGAAATGCTAGGCATTGGCATAGCGCCACGCAGTCCTTGGCAAAATATGCAATCTTGCATATTTGCAACTCCGTGCTCTACCTATTTATTGTCCGCGATCTGTCCACAATCAACGATTTTATAATATACCGGTCTTCCCCAGAACCGCTGCGTAGTGCGGTACTCTACGCCTGACTCCATGGGTGGGTTGACCCATTCCCAAGGGAAAATGGTTGAACCATAAATTGTTCTTACGCAAAGGCATCCATGCCTAGAATCGTCAGTTATATTTATGGATTCTTGATAGCATACGGCACCATTGCCCCAAACTCTAATTAAAGTGGCATCCATAGATTGACCGATTGTGGAGGGTAATGTCCCTTGAGGCGGTGTACTTCTCTCCCAACGATACCACCCGTTCGTTTTTACCTAATCAAGATTATCTTCCGGGGTAAGTCGTTTGCCTATGTCTCCCAACCCAAATCCATCCGGTGCCGCTCTGATGTTGCCTCTCGCCTGAGCTTTCTACTCATCGGCTAGGGTCTGCGGCGTGTAAAGTACTGTATCAGAAGTATGATTATCTACATATTGCTTAGTTGCTGCTTCTAAATTTTTCGCGGGATCGCCACTTAAAACTAAAGGCCCAGTCATTGTCCCACCAGAAAGAGAAAGTGCCCCAATAGATTCTGGTGTAATAGGATCCGCTCCATTCTTACTATGCGTAGAAGCATGGAATTTAGCAGACTCATAGGAAGTTGTTATTACGCCAGTACCAGATTTAAAAGTAATGGTAGCAGGAACTTCTGCGATTGGAGGACGAGTAGCATAGAAACGAATAGCACCATCGGTTAATTCACTCTTATAAAAGATACCTTCGTCATTGCTAATATTTACTATTGCATCACTTGTTGTTTTTAATCCATTGATTGCAACTTCTGCCGTCCAGTAACCAGTAAGGTCGTCTACCTTGTGATAAGTCCAATTATTATAATAATCGGCAAATGTAGGAATACCAGTAAGATTATTGGTTTTTCCCTCAAGGTATTGCATCAGCTGTACGAGGTCTGATACGGAAATTTCATTATTACCAGTAACCTTTGCACACCATGAATCAGCACCCGTTAGTGTTATAGTACCACCTAAGTGTTCGTTTATTCGATTTCTATCATTCTCCGTAATTTTACCATCGCCATCTATATCGCCGCGCATTCGACCTTTAGGAATAGCAAAAGCTAGAAATGAGCTAATCTATTGGCCTTGTAAAATACATTTTATACTCACTTTAATTCTCCTTTCATCTTCTAAAAAGTACACTTAACTGGGCTTTGGCCAATCATAAATAATTTTCTTAGCTTGTTTTTTATGTATATCTGAAAAGGTAAGATACCTACTTGAAGGGAAAAGGGTTTCTATACCTTTTTCCCAATTTTTTATTATCTAGTTTCTGGGAGTATTTTTCCCATAAAAAAGTGTACTTTTTCTCGGAAAATCTTTTGGCATTTTTAAAAGAGCTAGATACGAAGGAGGTTATAATCTTGCCTAAGTGTATTTTAGCTGAGCAAGGCGGAAAAGGTGGAGGAAGCGGCATCGTTCTTATGAAGATCGAAGTCACCACTAAGCCTACTAAGACCAGCTATCTTGCGGGCGACAGCTTCAATAGCGCCGGTATGGTCGTTACCGCATCTTATGGTACTGGGCAAGCGGTTCTAGCAACCGCAGAAGTTAGTGGATATTCTGTATCCCCTAGCGTCTTAACTGATGGTACTACTTCCGTAACCATCACCTACTCTGAGGGCGGAGAAACTTGCACTACGACTCTAGCAGTCACAGTCACGCATAGGCTCTCCGCGATTACTGTAACTACTAAACCCAATAAGTTGACTTATGAGTATGGAGATACTCTTGTTACCACGGGAATGGTAGTAACAGCTAGTTATTCCGATTCTCAAACTAAAACTGTAACTGGCTACTCTTGTTCTCCAACAACTTTTTCAACTATTGGAAATCAAGTAGTTACAGTTAGCTACACAGAAAATGGAGTTACTCAAACTACGACTTTTAATGTCACAGTCAATCGTAAGTCTATAACCAAACCTACGTGGAAAAGTAATCTTACATATACTGGAAGCGCGCAATCGGTTAGTAGCGCCAGTTACTGGAATAACTACAACACTAGTTACATGACTATCGGTGGCACAACATCTGCAACTAATGCTGGCACTTATATTGCTACCTTTACACCAGGAAGCAATTATCGCTGGGCGGACGGAACGACCACCGCAATCAATGTCAACTGGACAATCAATAAAGCAACAGGTAGTTTGAGTGTAAACCCAACAACAGTAGCTATTAATGGTAATAACTATAGTTCCGGCGTAGCTGTTACTATTACTCGCGCAGGTGATGGTGCTATTAGCTATAGTCCTACCAGTATTTCCGGTTTGACCTTATCTCTTAATGGCAATACTCTTACTATTAAGGGTAATGGATCTACTCCAGTTTCTGCTACTACTATTACGATTAAAGTCGCTGCTGGTACTAACTATACTGCGCCTTCTAATAAGACAATTACTGTTAGCGCAGAATATTGGTCTTGGGGCGCTGATGGTGGTACTGTTGATGCAGCATGGTTTGCCGGATTAAAGAACTATCTTGCTTCTCATACTGGCGCCTCTATTAAAACTAGTAGTGGTGGTGCTATTCTTGGCACAACTAAATCTGTAACGCTTTCGAGCGCAGTTTTAGGTACTACTACTCACTTAATTAGAGTTATCGGCGTAGATCAAGATGCTAATAATACAGTTACGTTCCAGACTAAGAACTGCTTATCCCAGTATACCACTTTCGGTAGTAACGCAGTTTGGATTGGTTCTACTGCTAGAAGTCTATGTCAAAACTATTATAACGCTTTTCCCGGTAAAGCCTCTATTAAGACTATTAAAAAAGGCACTTGTCCATCTACTAATAGTTCTCGTAATGGCGATGTAACTTATAATGATGAAACAGTATTCTTGCTTTCAGAAAGAGAATTTGGTCTTGATTCTTATTCTCCATTATCTGTTGCTAATAGCTCTACTAGTAAAGCAGAATGTACCCAAGGAAAGAACTTTGCGTATAGTTATTATACTAGCAATGCTACGCGTATCATGTATTTAGGAGATACATCCACGAGTAGTTACGGTTATCCATGGGAACGCTCGCGCTACTACGACTACTCGGGCTCCGTGTGCATTGTCGGCCGCAACGGGTACGCGAACCGCGGCGACTACGGCGGCAGCACTGGCCTCGCGCCGGCTTTCGTCATTGGTAATTAAAAACTTTCAAAAGTGGGACAGTATAGATTAAAATGTTAGCCAGTTTTCTCATATAAATAATGAGAAAGGAAGGCGTTAATTTTGTCCGTAAAAACAAAAGATCGACATAAATCCAAGCGTGAATGTCTCCAGAAGTCACGCGAACTGGTAAATTACATTTTAGTCTTAACTCGTCCTAGAGAGTTTGACGAATCTGGAAAACAAGTCAAAAAGCCCGGATTGCTTGGAGAGGGACAACCTTTCCAAGCGTTCGGGTTAGATATTATCAAATGCGGAAAAGGCATACATGCCGCCTGCTATCAAGCTAGTGAAATCTACTTGAATAGTTAGGAAACTCTAATTGCACGAAAGAAATATTGGAATTAGGCTATCGCTTATTGTGATAGTATCTTTCGTCAAATCGATCTCTGTATCTTCGAATACGCATAGACCAATCAGAAGAAACGACGCTCTTTTGAGCATCTTGCTCGTTTAACAAAAGCTATGAAGGAAACTTTATAGGATAGAGTTAATCGAGATTATTTAATCTACGAACATTCCTACTAGAAGCCAAAGAGTTATAGAAGAGGTCGGTAATGATTTTACAAGATGTCAAGTTCTGTATTTTTCGCTCGCGCAACTACAACAACTCGAACAACGTGTGCAATGTCAACAACAACGGGAACGCGAACAACAACAACTACAACAACAGCAATGGCCTCGCGCCGGATTAGATGGAGCTATCACGTTGCAAGTCAAGCTGCGAAGCAGCGCAGACGAGCAACACCTAGAATAGTACCCCAGAATATATTATTGTCCATCTAATTATGGTTTATTCTGGATGCATTGGTTCACTTCTGTGGACTAAGAAGGAGAAGGAATAGAACATATTATTAAATAGTATATTATAGGTAGATGCCTTTTCATCTAAGGAGAACTTGACTATTTCGTCCTTGCGACGGATAAATGAATACGATTATAGATGCGGAACTCGCGAAGTAACCGCTATTACTGTATGATAAGGAGAAAGAAGTTGAGTTAGTAGTAGACATCTTTCGAGCGTTTTTGTAGTTTTGACGCATTATATGATTCCTCTTATCGAGTTTGTCGAAATGTTCGATGGAAGGATAGTACAATCAATTTTGAAGAAAATAGAATTGAAACAATCTTACAAACAGAAGCCGATTTGCGAGCTTGTGAATACAAGCAGCTTGTGTTTAGTTGTTTCTCAATCATTGAACGAGGTAAACCACGAGATATAAGAGCGTGTCATATCAACGACAGACTGGTACAAAATGCCCTATGTGAATAGAGCTTATTACCAGAATTAACTCCTAAGTTTATTTATGATAACTGTGCAACACTTAAAAATAGAGGTATAGATTTTGCTTTAGCAAGAGCAAAGAAACATTTATAGATGGCTCATAGAGAGTACGGATTAGGAAATGATTTCTTTGCTTTACGAATTGATATTCGTAAATACTTTGATTCTATCGACCATGAGGCTCTTAAAGAAATCGCTAAGCGTGTTATTAAAGATCCTCAAATCTATGAATTATGCTCATACTTAATTGATACATTTTCTTTTAAGCTAACAAAAGATAAGCATCCAATACCGGGCAAATAGTATTATATTGCTAAAGGCAAAAAATATATACCTGCGGATATCCAGTCTTTTCGGCCGCATCACCAATATTATGAGTGTGAAGCTAAAAGTCTTGGATTAGGAAGTCAGACATCACAGTTGTTTGCATTGCTAACTTTGAACGAAGTTGACCATTTCATTAAAGAAGAATTACATATTAAGTATTATGGACGCTACATGGATGATTCTTATCTTCTATGTGACGATAGTAAATACTTAGCAGAATGTAAAGCTAAGATAGAGAAGAAATTAAAAGATATAGGTCTTACTCTTAACTAGAAGAAAACCACTATCTCGCGCATTACCCCTATCGCACCTAAAGATAAGGTTCATGGCACTCCATTTAAGTATCTTAAATGGAATTTCTATCTAACTACTACAAATCATGTAATCTAGATACCTTTTAAGAAAAAGATTGTGCATTAGCGCAGAAAATTGCGTAAAATGGCTGCTTTATGGCAACAAGGTAAAATTCCTACTGAAGAAATTCAGAAATCTTATCAAGGTTGGAGAGCACATATCGCTAAAGGATCTAGCTTCTATATTATCCAAGATATGGATAATTATTTTCGTTCACTATTCAAAGGAGTTGAAATAAAGTAATGTATGTATTATTAAATCGCGGGAATATTGTAGTTGATATTCTCGACAATCTTCGTTACATTAAACTGCAATCTTCTAATGGTATTGTCGTTGCCTGTTCAGAAGAAGAAGGCACTGGGGTTATTGGCTCTGATTGCGACACTCATTATGTCTTAATTCAAGCTGATACAATCAACTCTCCTAACGCAGTTCGCGTTATCGAGGTTGAAGAAATTCCATCCACTGTTACGCCTAATCTATATAAGTTCGATAATGAAACTCAGAGTTTTGTTTATCGCTATAGTTTAGATGAAGCTAAAGAGCTTAAGCAAGAGAAGAATAAGCTACTTTTCGCAGAGTATCTTGCTTCTCATCCATTAACATGGACAGATGGAAAAGAATATGGAGTTACAATGGAGGATCAATCTGAGATTAGTCTTAACTTAAGTCAATATCAGATCGCCGTTCAGGCAGGTATTGAATCTCCAACTCTGGAATGGCACGCTCGGCACGAAGAGTGCTAGCCTTGGACATTAGAAAATCTTGTTGCATTGTCTATATCCATCTCTGCGGCTGTATATCCAATGTATCGTCAAATGCAGTAGTATAAAATCTCTATTTATGGAGCAGCTTCTTTAGAGGAGCTAGAACAGGTAGAGCTTGATTATGCAGACCAAACTAAATAAGTTTCTTACCTTATTCACTGTTGGAGGTTCTCTCTATTTTATTATAGAGTTCTTGTTTAAGACCTTCATTAGTGGTGGTATGATACATTGGTCAATGTTTCTCCTAGGCGGACTTTGTTTCGTTCTTATTGGAGAAATAAACGAGGTTATACCTTGGGAAATGTCTATCATTAAACAAGGGGCTATTGGAGCCGCAATAGTTACCTCACTTGAATTTGTATTCGGCGTAATTTTGAATCTAGTCCTAAAGCTAGGAATTTGGGACTATTCAAACTTACCTTTCAATATATTGGGGCAGATTTGTCTTCCTTTCTCATTCGCGTGGTTCGGATTAGCTCTTATAGCTATCTTCCTCGACGACTATCTTCGTTGGAAGTGGTTTAATGAGGAAATTCCGCACTACCATCTTAAAGACAAAGTTTGCCATTAAAACAAAAAATAGGGGAGAACCTTAATTAAAAGGTTCTCCCCTATTTTTTTATTTATTTTACGTCGATAATGACGATTTCAATATCTCCCTCAATGGCCTTGCTAGCCGTGAAGGTAATACCAGATCCAACAGTTGCCTGTGCATCATCAATCTTGTTATAGTCATCATGATTACTAATCCAAGAGATGATTGGAGGCACATTGCCATTCTTGCCACACTTCAAATTAGTATTGCTATAAGAATAGGTATAAGTATCTCCAGAATGTACCCAGTTGGCTTGAGCAAGAGTAACTGTATAAGAGACGGTAGTTACTTCATCCATCTTATTGTCTGTCTCGCTCTTACTATACACATCTAAGTTAGTTCTAGCGGCTGCCGCAGTCGTAGCACCGGTACCACCAGCTTTAATAGGTAGAGTACCGAACTTTGGAACACCAGAAACCTCTGCGAATAATGCTCCAGTACCTAACAGACCAGAGACACCATCAGTAGAATTTCCAGTTACAATAGCACCTTCCTCGATAGACACCATCTTAACTGCATCAGTACCATTACCGAGCAGTAAAGCATTAACTGTTAAAGTTTTCTATCCAGTACCACCCTGTGCAACAGTAGCGGTCATATTAGTAAGAAAGATATCGTCAACGTCAATCTCTTTAGTGTCTTTCTTTAAAATAGAAGCTGCATATGCATTAACTTGAACACGTCCACCAGCAGTATTAGAAATATCAATGAACAGATTGCCTGTATTCTCGCAGAAATAGGCGTATCCCTCATGCATGGGGATTTGAGTGAGAAGTTTTTCCTCGCCTCTATAAATCTTAAATAAAGCCATTATTAAATCCTCCCTTTAATCAAGGCTTTTCTATAAGGTCTTGGAAAGATCCCCATGAAACAAGGCTCTATACCTAATCTTTAGAATAAGCCGTTTTTGATGTATCTCCATCGCCGCCAATCAGCGAGTTAATATAATTGATTGAGTAAGTCTTATTGTCAACATTTTCCTTATAAGACTGTTCGATTAAACTAGAAACACCGCCAGTTAATTGTGCTCTATCCCACTCACCAGTATTAGTCTTATAATACCAATAAGATACGTCTCCACCATTATCAAGCAAAGCCCAAGTAATAGCAAAGATTTTATGAGAATCAATAGTACCAGAATAGTGTTCCTGAATATAGGTGACACCATTTGCTAAACTAGCAGCGAACTCCGTAGTTTCAGTTAAATGATATTCAGCCTCAATATTAAGAGCATCACCAACAGGACCTTTAATACTTTTCTCACTAGCTTTCCATCCATTAGTGGTTAAAGTATATAAAACTCCGGTCTCGCTATTGAGATAAATATCTCCGATTCTCGCGCCATCAATAGTCGTGGTTGCTCCATCAGCAGTAATTTCAAGACCTGCAAATAGCTTACTACCAGTTGGAATCTTGAAAGTAAAGGTTACTGTGTCTTTGCTAGTAATAGTAGAAGTGACAGATCCTTGCTCTGTTGAACCAACAAAAGTAGAAGAAACTGCGGGCTTCGGAGCCTATGGGAGCTTAAATTCAAGCTACCATTCGGTACCTTCCGCGTTTGTTAGTGTCCTTTCAACTTGCGGAACTGCAGGTTTAAATCCTTCGTCACCTTCGATATAAGGAGCGATAGCACTAGCGTTGACCACTGGTAGTGGTTGCTGAATACTTGCTTGATATTCAAAGACACAAGTAGTATCATCTGTCTTACTAGTTACTTTATAAATAAAACCAGTGGTTTCATTGATATAGTAATCTCCAACTCCATAATTGGCGAAAAGTGGATCGGTAAGAGTATATGTTTTATTGGTTCTTTGCCCTAACAAGCTACCATAATAGAACTTAACCGCACGAGGCAATTCAAAATGTAATTTAGGTTCATTGACCGTTCCAACATCAGTTACTTTAGGCTCAAAGTCTGGCGCTCTAGTAATCGTCTCTGGTGCAGCCATCACTTGGCTACGAGGCAGAGAAAATGTTAAAATAGGATGCTTATGGAGAGTATCTTCTTCACTATAACCAAAACTCACGGTTGGCTCAGCATTAGCATTTAATACTTCGTGAAGAATGTTACTATCTAAAAATTCCTGAGCTACAGGTAATTGGAATTTAAGTACAGGTCGGTTAATATCAGCTAAATCAAGTCTGACCTTTGGTTCTTCCCCAACCCCAATCACATCAACTGTAACCTAATCAATTACTTGAGACTGCGGGATATTGAAATGCAAGGTTGGATTGTCAATATCATCATCGTTATATTCAACACTTGGCTTTTCATCCGCATTTAAAACGGTTGCTTCTTGCGGCATTGACAATACCTATGCTCTTGGCAACTTAAATTGAATAACTGGCATATCTTGGTTAGATAAATCAGTTTCAATGTCTGGCTGTTCATTCGCATGAAGCACGATTGCGGGTTTTGTAATACTAATCTTTGGAGTATTACCGGTGCAAGAAGAAATGAGCTTATAACTAAGGCCACTTCCTTCTCCCGCAGATTCATCATATACTTTCTACCATAAAGTAGAGTTTAAATTTTTCTTGTCACCCGCATTTAAGTCATAATTCATGCGGGTCATGTATGTAGCGTCAGATGGCAAGCCATAAGACACCATAACAAATTCGCCCACAGAGATAGGAGATGCCCATCCTTTATCTAAGTCAACTTGCGCTCCATCAGGACCGTAATAAGACTCAAATATCTTTTTAATCTCGAAGCTCTGTCCAGCAGGACCTCCGTAGAAAGATTGCATGTCTATACCTCCTTATCCCTAGAGTGGATCGTAAATAAAGTCTACAATTACGTTATCTAACTCACCAATAACAGTTTTATCTTCTTTGTAAACTCCGTTTAGACCTTGATTTAAAATTGCACTACCCTTTTGAAATGCAGCAATATAAGTCTCATTAGCTTCATTATATCCATTCCAATAGGTTTTATAAGCATCAGAAGTTGGATCAGTAGGCTCTTCTCCTAATGCAGCGATAGCAGCTTCAAGAGCCACCTTAGCCTCTTTGATAATCTTCTCGCCTTCTTGTTTTTTACTTTCTGATTCTTTCTCGTCTTTGATATAAACTGTAGGACGAACGAATTTCATACTTGTAATAACAATATCTTCATCAAGCTCATAAATACCAGTGCGGCCGATCATGATAGTCTTGCTAGCATTCATGACAACTTGCGCTCCGGGTGGAGCCTGAATACCAACTTTGGTAAACTATTTGGCACTAGAAGCACTTACAATGTCATTGTAAATATCAATTCCAGAGGAAATATAATGTTTTCCATCGCCAGTGCTACTTGTATCTACTACACGATAGTAGATTTGTCCAATAGCAGACATCGCCCTCTCCTCCTTATACTCGTGTTAAAACTTCTGTCGCAGTAATACTCATAGTGCCATTATAAGTGAGAGGTAAAGAATATTGGGTAATCTAATAGTTACCATAGATATTGCTATCTTTATCTTCAACTCTAATTATATTATTAGGCTCTATATAATATTTCGGCAAACAGGTTAAAGAAATAGTAGTATTATAACATAAGTTCTAATACATCATTTCTCGGATTTGGTCAAAACAACTAGTTCCAGTAGTGCTTATTGAGAACATATCATAGTATTCATTAGTTAGAATAAAGAATCTCTAACCAATTCCTTGATATTTAACAATCAAATCCTAATCTAATCCTTCAATAAATACAACATCAGGAACTTCGCTATTATATACGGTTTTTATGTCATTATTATTAACGACTTTAGTCCTACGGCCAATATTCTTAATAGAATACTTACCGAGGGCAGAACTAGTATCTATAAAATCTAGCCAGAAGTTAATAGAACCTGGATCATTAAACACGTCAGGATTCCAATGATTTGTGGCATCCCAGTTCTTGTTCATTGGGTTATATAGATTACGCCACTCTGCAATTAACTCTGAATCATAATAATTATCATAAACACTATTAGATACCTAAGCATTAAGAGCACGACGATATAGCTCTTCTCTCCATTCATCGCATGGAGTACCTACTAAGGTAACTGTATAGTCATCTACACTATAATCATCAAGAGTATTAAAATCATAGCGGACAATAAGATTAGATTTTTTATCCTTTACTTCCCACATATTCTACATAGCTAGATCAATATCTGGTTTATCATCAATAGCAAGATGATAACGTATAGATACCTCTACGCCGGTTGAAGTCTTACGCTTGCCCCAAACATAAAAGTCATTCTTCACATTATCATACTTAGGATTGCGGGTAATCGCAGTTGTCGTATCAAGATCAGTAAGCGAGTATAAAAACTTTGCATTATTATATGACCGTACATAATCTTCTGGACTTAACTCTAATAGAGGACTACCAGTATTGAGATAATTCTTAATCTCTTGAAATACGAATTTACCATCTATATTATAGAAATATTCATAATTACCAAGAGTGCTAACAATCTTGTCTAATAGAGTTACTACCGTGTCTCCCGCGTTTAATACCAACTCTCCGGGATAAGTAAAGTCAGTATATTTATATCCAGCATCTTGTCCATAGCTAAACATATGCGGATAATCTTCTTGCGCTTCAAAGCTCAAACTCTAATAGTCATCGGAGAAATATACTGGCTTGTCTCCCATATATCTTACTAACATCTTAATCTCTTCATCAATGTCAGTAATAATAATATTCTCAATAGCTTCTCCGCCCCAATGATTTACCGCTTCGTAGATAATTTGGAAAATAGTAGGATATTGAATCTCTACATCTCCATTATCAAGCTAAACAAGACTCTCATGGAAGGTTACTGACGCTGGTAAGGTGCCACCCGCGGTTCCGTCTAATAGACACATCTTATCTTTACCGGTGATAGAAATATTCCAACCACTAGTAGAGCGACTAATATTAGCAGAGGATAAAACAAATAAGCCGCAAGGAAACCAAATAATATCTCCATAGTTCTTATAAGACTTTAATGGATTATCATAACCAATTAAAACTTTAATCTTCTTGTTAATAGAAATCTCATTATCAATATCCTCAAGATTACTATTATCAATAGAAGCAAGCATAGTAAGGTTAATGGTTCTTCTAATTGCGGAAGAACCATTAACGCTCAAATTACCACTAGTGATAGAACCCTAAATCTCTTTAATGGGTTCTTCATCCTTAAAAGAAAGGAGGATAATCTTTGCATACTATACTCGCATATGCAACTTATCTAACTAGGTTAGAAAATCCATGTCATTAAGGTACTCAAACATGAATATTAACTCCTTTCTTTGCTATACTTCATTGTTGTTTGCGCGGTTAAACATTTGTAGTTAATAACCGCAAATTGAGGTTTCTATAAAGCAATATACTTAATCATACCATCCATCGGGCTAAGGGTGTATCGGCCCGTTGGACCAAGCATGACTGGATGTTTATCGCTACCATCTTTCTTTTGACCAATATATAAAATAGTCTGTGGGTCTGCTTCAATGTCGAAGGAAATAATATCAGAGAAAGAATAATAAATAATTCCATTCGTCCATTTACCATCTTCATCTTGCTCAAATCCACCTTGAATATTATAAATAAACTCTACTTGCTTGCGAGTTTCTTCTTCTATAATATCATATAGATTGATAGTCTTATAAACATTATAATTCGTATTATCTACCAAGATACGACCTAACTTATCTTCCTCCGCAGTAGAATCACTATAGATACGATACGGAGTCTCGCCAGGCCCGTAGTAATACTTATAGTTCTTTAAGACTTTATCAGTTCCGCTGAAGATACCAGAAATCTGACCCCAAATACGGGAAGTATCAATAGATTCTACTTCGCCAATTTCATCATTTCTTTCTCTTGTTAAAGAGCAAACATAATTCACAATAATAGGATATTTAACAGATTTCATACTTAAAGAGCTAACACCCTCTCTGACGCTATATAACCTATTTGGCGCAACTATAATATCTGTTCCATTAACAGTAAGTTTAACCGCAGAAGATGGAGCATTACCGGCGGCTTCTTTTAGAGCCGCCCAACGAGTGAGTTCAGCCTCTGTCTCTTTAGTATCTTCTCCAGCTTGCTCTTGTTCAGCTTTCTTTGCTTCTAACTCGTAAATCTTACCATCAAAGTCAATAGTTGGATATCTCTCAATCCAGAAGGAGTCGACATTAATAAGAGACAACTTATATCGACCATCACCAACCGCAATCTCTTCCTATTGCTTAATTAAAGCATAGATATCATTCCCGTCAGGACATTCTGAATAAATACCACTAATTTGACCAAATGCAGATTGCTTTTCAGTAGATACTTCATTAGTGAAAACTCCAATATCGGTAATGCCAATCTCATTAAGATTTTCGAGCGTATTCTCTAGAACCTCATAAGCAGTAGCAGAGAACTCAAAAATCATACGTCCTAGAGATGCATTAGGCGTCATTGATACATTCATTAAACCAATAATAATATTTCCCTCAGTAGGAGATTTATAGAGTTTATAGGTAAAGTCATTAAGGAACTATTCCGCTTTCTCTCTAAACTTGCGCTCTACAAAGATATTATCATCAGTAATATTAGTATCAATAGCAAGATAAGAAGGAATAACAGTCTCTCCTCTTGTTGCTGTGGATACACTAAACTTATCTTTAGGGATTACTAATTCATTATTATAATAATAACCATCTGTCCCCAAAGTAAAGAAAGTCTAGTCTTCATCCATCTAAAAGCTAATTAAACCACTAATTGGAAACTCGGCATAATAAGCATAACCGTTCTTCGCTAAATGCGGGAACTGGTCTCCGAGGGTATCTTGCTTGCTTGCTAGTACCGTATGCTTAAAACTACTGAGCTTTTGGTTATATTTTAAGCGCAATTGCACTCCATCTCTATAGAGATAAGAGTATTCAAAATCAACACTTCTCGCTGGAATAGGAGAGCCATTTTCCTGTAAAGGCGCGCTCCGCAATCCTTGAGAGTTTTGATACTAGAAAGCATACTTATATTTGACGCCACTCTCGATAATAAAATCTGTATAAATTAGGTTATCATTAAGAGTTTCTTCAAAATAGTTAAAATATTTTAAGTCCTCATATACTTGATAATTACTTTCTTCAGATGCGCGAGTAAGTACATAGCATCCAGTTAATGGATTTTTTGCAGTTAAATAAACTCGTATACAACCATTTTCACGACAATAGACATCTGTATCATTTACCCGCATTGTCACGCCTTCTAATGCCTCCAAATATACTTTAACAACTTGGAAGTCATAGGATACTTTTGCTTCATATCCATTGCGCGTTGCAATAGAGAAATAAACTTTATAAGACTCGTTATTTGTTAACATAGTCTTAAATCGGTAAGAATTATTCTTACCACTAACTGCTTGAATCCAGTCTGATGACTCGATTAACTCTGTTCCAGTTTCATCATATAAATCAAACTTATATTTCTCTAATGGTTCATCAGAAGTGTTATCAACATAATCTCCTACGAACAACGGGGTTAAACTAGCTTCTGTCTACTTACTAGCAATAACGTCTGTTCTTAAAGCACCGGCATTCTCGATATAAATTTCTGGTTGCGCGATAGCTTTAATAACCATGACTGTAGACCACTCAGAAAAAGTTTGATTGTTAATCTATTCTTTCTTCCATGTGGCAAAAGAACTTAAATCAGTAGGAAAATTAGTAGATCCAAAGCGTAGTTGAATCTTATAACATACGCCCGGTGACCAAGATTTCCGCAAGTCCGTAGCCAAGATTTTAATTCCATAAGGGCTGGACTCTTTAGTCAAATCCACATTTTTATAGATAATATTATCTGGGTATTTCGAAGTATTTACAATGCTAGAATTTGAGCGCTATTCAACTACTCGAATTTGAATATGTTTAATAGTCTCGGCACTTGTCACCTTCTATAGAGTATATTTGATTTCATAGTCTGGCGTAGTGGCTAAAAATGCAGGCTATGTACTCTATAAAGTAGGCGGATAAATACTAATTGGCATATTCCGCGCCTCCTTTTTCTCTAACTCTATATATTATAAAAATTGCTTTGGTTAAGATAATTAAATCCGTCCAAGCAAAAAGAAAAGAGGAAGAGACTTAACCCTCTTCCTCTATCATAAACTCAAGAGCTTCTGCGATACCAACAGAGATATTCAAGTTCTCAATATCTGACATTTTAACTTTAACAATAGGAACATCAACTTCTGTTTCCGCAATCGCAGTTAACTCCTAATTAACTGTATCTATTTGCTATTCAGGAATACTGTATCCACCATCGACTTTTACTCCATAAGTTGCTGCAACTGATTGACGAGCAAAATCAATATCTTCAACAATAGGAGTTAAAAGCTTAATATTCCTAACAATAGCAAATGATACCTTCGCGGGAAGCTTGGTTTCCAGATCGGAAGCCAAGCTTGTTAACCCACGATACATCGTGACAATATCTTTATTTAACATGGTTATCTCCTTTAACTCATACATTAACCGCGGTCTATAATGCAATAAATACATCAGCGGTAATAAGTGTGCCAGTAGTTCTATCTGTGTGTGCTGTCACTTGGCTTACGCCAAGTGCTCTAGCTAAAATATTATATTTAGCGGCTGTTACTAATTCACCAGAGCTAACCTCCGCATCACTATAATTAGCTCCGCCAGATTGATTCTCCCAATTTTTTCGCTATTTCACTCTAGCAACTAAGGTATTCCACTTATTAGCTGAAAGCCCACCAGACACCTAAATAATTTTATCAGTAGCTACGCCACTACCCCATGAAAACTCAGCTGGTTTTGTATAAAATACTAAAGTATCAGACGCAGAACCTAAATTCTTACTACTAGCAGAGCTATATGTTGTTCTCGGACCCGATTCATTCCAATCGCTCCACTCTCCATACTTAGTAGTAGTATTTCCTTTATCATCTTTTACTGTTGTTTTAGTACGAGTTCGAGTGCGTGTATAAACTTCTTTTTTTTGTTTTGCACTTCTTGTAGCTGATAGCCTTCCTGTGACACTACCTCTCGATCCTGCTGTCATTCCACCAATGGTGATGGTTCCAGTCTTAACAGAACTAGAACCACCATTGCCACCACTAAAACTCCAATGCCAAGTAGTAGTACAACCAGCAACATCATAAACTACCTAAGTGACGGTTTTCTACTGAACTTGTCTAGTATCAGTGCTTGTTATAGTAGACCATCCAGAACTGTGTTCAGGTTCATTGGCAGGGATATACCACCCACTTCCATCATAACTAATTCGCACACTAGAACGACTTGCACTGACAAAAGTAATAGAAGCACTCGGCATTATTTATCCCTCCTTAAGCAAATCTTGCATAAATACCAGACTGATTAGCTGCTGGCACTGTGCAAGTAAGTCTATTACCATTTAAGATAATATAATTCGCGGCACGTAGAGCTACGTTACCATTGCCATATGTCGCTTGAATGATAACACTTCCATTACCGCCAGTTGCCTACATTCCAAAGTTATAAGTAGTACCTTGGCTATCTTCTCCTTCGACCAGACCAATTCTACCTAACCTAGTATAAATGTTACCATCACTTTGTAAAATAGTGCCACTAGCAGAAATTGAATCTTCTCCAATTGTCCATCCACCGATATTACCACCATCACAGTTAAGGTCATCACAAACAATTCGACCACTAGAATATAGATAAGTGCTTCCGCCTCGTAGAGAATTACTACTAATAGTCCATCCACCGATCTCACCATTATCACATTCAAGGCTATCTGCGGTAATGTTACCACGCACTTCTGCGTTCTTACAAGAGAGTTTTCCGCCATTAGTAACATAGAAGTAGGTACCACTATTGCTAAAATCTGGAGTATCACCTGGATTACCGGTATTTGCACCAGACCAAAATACATAAGAACCAGAGCTAGCCATACCAATTTTATTGTTATTGCTAGAAAGAGATTTACTCTTAAGAATCCATCCGCCAATATTACCTTGCTTAGCGTAGAGAGAACCTTTTTTAGAAACTGCAAAATAGCTATCTTTTGCAGAAGTTGAACTTGTAGCACCAGCCCAAATAGCAAACTCTTCATCCTTATCACTATTTAGTTCTACTCTTGTTGCTCCACTTCCGCTATATAATTTATTCTTCTCGATAGTCCAACCATCATTGCTATTTCTGCTAGTACAACCAATCTTACCAGACTAAGCAAAAATCTAACCTTCAATAGTCGCAGAGGTTGCTTTTAAAGCACCATTATATGTAACTTCAAAAACTCCTCCACCTATCTTGATTGCGGTAGTATTATTACCAGGATTAAGATCGGCAAAATTGATAGTCATACCAGTGGAATTATTTCCTCCACCGCCACCTTTAATAGAACCAGATTTACCGTTAATCTCAATGCGGCCGCCTCCACTAGAAGCTCCGAAGAACGCGGTACCATCTTCCATTAAACCGAAAGTATTAACGCCCTCCTGATAGCCATATAAACCCACTTTGTCTTGACCACTATCTTTACCCATGACTACGCCAGTAAATCTATTTTGGCTATCTTTTGTTCCTGCACCAACCTGTGGAGCGAATACATATTCTCCATCGCCAGTATCAAGAGCTGTTCCATCCCAACCGTTGATAGCTTCATTACCATAAGTATCAAGATACATGATAATTGGATGAATTAATCTATCATTACTATTTGGAATAGCAAGATTTAATACACCGATATTGCTCTAATCATTATCCTTAATATTTTCAAAGATAAAGCTAGAAGCTGGTTCTAAATACTTTTTACCATTGTCTGTCTTAATAGTAAGAATATTGGTGTTTAACGAGGTAATGTTATCATTATAAGCTACATCATTATAATAGAAGTTAATATCGTTACTATAGAAAGATGGGGTTAAACCAGAAGAATTATATTTGATATAAGACGGAATAGTGTCAATATCAATAGCACTTGCCAAGGCAGAACCAACAATAACATCAAGAGGATAAGAGGCGTAGATATCAACCGAACTATTATCATCTTTAATAGTAACTTGAACTCTCACATAGAAAGCTAATTGCGCACTTGGTGTATTCGCGGAAATCGCAGGTATACCGCGCACTAAAACTCGATCAACGGAATCAGTAATCACTTCTTTGTTCTCTACTGTAACGTTTGTTCCCTACCACTTATAAGTAATAGAATACTTACTATTGCCATTAATCAATTCTCCATCTTTATAAACATAACAACGAACCCTAATGTCATTAGTCCATCCATTATTATATCTTAAAGGCTGTAGTCCACTTAACTTTACGCCGTCTGAATTACATGGACGAATCGCGGTAATATAAGTAGTACCATTGGTTCCCTAGTCGCCATCTTTCAAACAAAGAATCTCTTTATTAAATAGATAAATAGATTCTGTAATCGTTCTTATTTTTACAATAACTGTATTATTACTGAAATTAACTCTATACTTCTATTTAATATTGTAGTGTAAAATATTATATTTGTCAACCCAAATATTCTCAAGCATGGAGTTATCAGGACTATAAGCAAGCTCTTTAGAGGTGGGAATCTCATACTCTTTATTATTCGCATCTTTCATTAGCCAAGACACGAAGTAAGAAGTGCCGAATCCTTCCTTCCATGCTAGATTAACCTATAGAGTTCTTTCTTTTTCTGCATCTTCAATAGAAATATCGCCATTAGCATCATATCTAAAGGAATCTTCACCAATATAACTAATAGTTACATCATCTTCGCTTTCGCTATTCACAATAGTATGTTCTAAAGTTCCAATAAACTATCCTGCAGAATTATACACCATGCAATAGAAAGTCACAGAGCTGTATTGCAAATAAGAACTTACGACAATCTCTGACTTCTTTTCTCCTTCCGGCACAGAGCTGTAACTATCATCTGGATAAGACAAATACCAATCTCCCACCAAAGACTCACTATCAGCATTATTTCTAATCTGTAGTTTAATATCAGCTCCGTCAGTAACTTGCTCAATAGAATAATCATAACTTGCATTACGATTCCATATAGCGATTTCCGCAGTTAGAGTAATACTATCATTATAAACTACTACTAACTTATACTTCTATTGATATAGAATATCAGTTGCATCAAGAGTAAGAGAACTAGATGTCTGTCCGGCAATCTTTCTCCACCCGAAGCCTGCGGACTTGCTATATTCATCGCTACCAACAACCACGCTTAAATCTCTCTCATACCATTGGCAAACACACTTCTTACTATCCATAATGTCTTCGCCATTATAAATTAAGCGTCCAACTAAATTCAAGCTAGATACTTTATCCGTAAAAGCGATACCTTTAGGAGCAGAGATCGTAAGATAATAAGTCGTATCACTTAAATCTTGCATATCAACATATTGAAGAGAAATATCTTTCACAAAAATATTAGCAACAGTTCTATTCTCTTCATCTGTAACTATGCCATTCTTAACAATTTTATCATAGACAAAGTCTTCTTCAAACAGTCTAATAGATTTAAGTCCCATTAAATAGTTCTTCTGCGCCTTAAGGATAATCTACTGTGGAGAGTAAACTGAGAATCCATAAGGATTGCCATTAAAGTTCTAGAGATCTAATCTATACTTTACACTACTATTATCCTTGGTATAAAACTCAACTTCAATACCATAATTACCTTGATTATGGATATTATGAAACTAAGTTAAGAAAGAGGCTTTCAAGCGAATATATTCATAATTGTTAGAGTATTGTTGGAATAGACCGTGATACCCATTCTACTCATATTCTTCGCTATTTTGAAAAATATAAGTAGAACTTCCGATCTCTCCAGCTGGCGTTCCCGCAATTACTCCGTAACTTTGTGAAGCATCATAAGCTCCATCATATAATGCATCAAAAGTAGGAGATACTTCAAATACAGAATTGGTTAAATCAGATAACTAAACGTCAGATAAAGACTTCGCAGTTACTAAAGAAGTAATCAATTTCTTGTTAGAAAAATTACCCTCCGGCACCTTGACATAAACCACGTCTTTAATAGAATAGCTTTTACCAGTATCCTCGCTAAATGCAGAAAAGATATTGCCGTTATATCTAACTTTGTATTCTCCAGCATCTACATCTACAATAGAATAAACAGTGGCTTGGATAGTTTTGTCATATTTTAACTATCTTAACTTTTCTTCCGTAATAATATCCATAGCCTGTAATAGCTGTTCAGATATATTATTCATGTTTATCTCCTTTCACTCCTTTAATAAGGAGAGCTAAAAAGCTCTCCTTATTAAGTCTTTCTTCTAGCCCACTGTGCCGCATCATTAGTAAGACTAATAAACGCTTCCTCAATTTCAGCGCGGCTAGTCACGTTCGGGAACTCTACTTTATCAATATGAACAGTTTGCTCAATAGAATCTTGAATTGGTGTAGTAGCGACTGGATTGAGCTTCTGACCCATAAGAGCCATTGCCGCAATTGCATTACCGTCAAGAGATTTCTCAATAGACTTAAACAAATCTGTGCCGATAGTTCTTACAGCTTGAACTGCTGCAAGAATATTCTCGGTATCACTTTGATTTAACACCAATTCCTTTTGATGAAGGAAAGCAAGTTTCGCATCATCAAATATACCAGTATATCCACCAGTATTTAAGCCGTAATTCTTCTTGAGATTCTCAAGATGTTTACGCCACTCGTCCTCGGTGTCATACTAACCAACAGCCCAACCTTGTGCAGAATCACCCTTATGATATCCACTGAACTGCTCTTTTTCATTTGTTAAATCCATATTTTCGCCAGTAATCTTATCGCCACGTTGATTAAGCAGTCTGTTAAAGGTATCATCACCATAATTAATCCAACCATTGATTAAGCCTTGTTCAATCATAGCCGCATAGTCTGTATTTTTATCATAGCCCTTAGAAGAAGAGCTACCCATACCAGATTTAGACCCGGCGTAACTGGCCTGCGCAGATGCTAAGGCTTGCAGCGCTTCGACCGTGTCCCAGATAGATTGCGCTAACTCTAAATAACCATCAGAAGCATTTTGAGCCGCATCAATCATATTCCACAAAGTATCCTTAGCTTCATCGCCGCGCTCTCTTAATTGATCAGTAGCTTCAGAAACCTTATCAGTTTCTTGCGCCAAGTTATCAAGAGTAGTACCAGTTTCAGAAGCTACATTTTGAACTTTATCCTTATAGTTATCAAAATCTCGTTGTGCTTGATCTAATAGTTTGCGGAGTTCATCCTCAAAATTCGTGGTATTTTGAGTCATGTCGTCAAGATCTTTAGCATAAGTATTATTGAACTTATCGATAAGATCGGTGTTGTTGCCCGCAATCTCTTTTAGCTGTTCACTGTTTTTCATCAAAATGTCGGCAATGCTTTCACCAGAATCGGCTACTAATTGCTTCAATTCTTCTGTGGTAATGCCAGTTAAGTCGGTAATAGTATCGCCTGTAATAATTGCATTATCAATTAAGTTCTTATTACCTGCTTCTGTCATATCAGCGATTGCGTTTTGTTTTTCCTCTTCGAGGTACTTAATCTTCTCGCTATAATACTTATAGATTTCTTGAGCCTATGCTGAACGCTCTTCGTCGGTGAGTGTCATATTAGAATAGATGTCTTTAATCTTATCCTGGCACTCTTTCCAAGTAGAAACAATCTCGCCAGTTACATCAGTTACCTGTTGTTTAGCGATATTATACCAATCATTCTCTGCGTCAAGAAGATTTTGCTGAGCATTAGCAATCTGATCTTGATCCGCGGTATATTGATAGTTCCAGTTACCTTGGCTATCTCTTACTAACTGAATTTGGTTCTTAGCATTTTGAGCATCTTCAAGAGCCATCTGAGCCTGTAATACTTGATATTTAGCATTGAGAATATCAAGGTCATACTAGGATAACTTATTGCCTTCTCTGCGTTGATTAATTTCTTCTTGGAGAGCCTTTAATCTTTCCTTATGCGCAGAATTGGTAGTGTTGTCGATGTCTTGCTGGAGTTTATTATACCAAGCAGATACTTGATATGCTTCATTTACTTTATCAAAGTAGCGTTCATTTTGCTCAATATAATGATCATACTTATCTTGTAGCAAGTCAAGACCAACACCATTAGATACCGCTTGACCAAATTCATAGACAGCTTTCTCGATTTGCTGGAGATACATATCTTGTGCTGTTTCCATTGCCTCTTGAGCAGAAGATAAATAAGCTTCTTGAGCTTCATTAAACTCTTCTAGATATGCGTCTCTTGCCTTCTTATAAGCATCATAGCGCAAATCGGTCTCATCCCCACCAAGAGAATCGAGTTTCGCTTGCGCTTCCTCTAATCTCTAAGCAGCCTGTTCGTACCAACCTCTTTGCAGTTTAGCAGATGCTAACTGAGCGTTTAGTTTTTCTTGGCTATTTTTCTGGAGACGATTAAATCCTTCCGCAGTCTTATAAGTTACACCTTGTAAAGTATAAAGTTCTTTAATAGTATCTAATACAGAAGTATTATGCTCTAACTGATCAGTAAATGCTGCAAATCTCTCAGAAGCGGCATCAACAGCATCTGGGACAATATCCTCAATAGAGTTTGCCCATTCTGCAATAGCTTTCGCAGAATCCACAATATTACCTTGCAGGCTCTGGATTTCATCCATGATAGCTCGTCTATCTGCATCATCTGTAGTGCTTTCATAAAGCTTCTTAAGAGAATTCCATTCCTCTTGGTAGCTAGGCAGTAATGCTGCCTCAGCTTGCGCGCCTCCCGCAGATAATTTAGCACTTTCAAGACCATGGGTTAATGCATCGCCAAACATTTCGGAAATTTCTTTAGATAAGTCTCTGACGGCATCTTTCATAGACTTTACATCTAGAACGATCTCCATCTTGAACTTGATTTCCTCAAGCTTCTTGTCAGCAATAGAACGAGCATTTTCTTGAATATTATCTGTGGTATCACGAACTACATCTAGAGTGCTTTCATATTGCTCAAGTGCTTTCTGGCGCTACTCAAAGAGTTTCTTCTCTGCATCAAGCTGATTCTTAAGAGCGGTATGCTCTTCTTCGCTTAAAGTCTTACCAGCAACAGCAAGATTATAACGCTCAACTGCGGCATTATAAAGATTAAGGTTCTCTCTTAATAAATCCTCGTAGTTAGTGATTTCGCCATCTGCGCCAATTTGTGCGTCTGCAAAATACTTCTTAACTAGGGCAGAATCTTGAACTAAATAATTCTATGCTTCTTTCAGCTTTTGATTATAAAGTTCTTGTTGCTTCTCAAGAGCTTTGATTTCATTCTCGTAACCATCAAGAGCCTCAGTTCCCCAAGCTCTATCCGTAGTGTTACTTAAATCATCAAGCAAGTCATCCTGTCTCTAGATTTCTCGATTGATCTCATGGTAACGGTCTTCAGCTTCTTGAAGAGTCTTTAAATCCTCTTTGTCATAAGTTTTGCCTTTACTACCGCTTCCACCTTTTGATCCCTTTCCGCTAGAAACATTGCCAAATAAATTATCCAAATTAGTGGTAGAAGCACCAATTTGAGCAATCATGCCCTCAATATCATTAGCAGATGCACCTGCGGAATCGGCAAGATTTTGATATTTCGCTGCAAGATCTGCCCAAGCTTGTTCACTTACGGTATCGGCTTCATCAAGCATTTTCTAGGTATCTTGCAGGACAGCTGCTTCTTGACTTACGCCAGAAGAGCCAGTATATTTAACACCAAAATTATTGCCCCCAGTAACAGCTCCAGCATCGTTATTAGCAACGGCTTGCATATTTGCAATAGCGGTGCGAGCAAATTCAGCAGAAGACTGTGCCGCAGAGCTAAAAGCAGAATCCCAGTTTTGAGCAGTAACTAAACCATTGTCATATGCAGAATCCGCTGTTTTCTCTTGGTTATCTAATTTAACAGTAGTAGATGCTTTACTATTTAATTGCTCTAAATCTGATAGACCACCAGATAGCGTAGCCTATGCCTCAGAAGAAGTCATTGCAGAATCTGTTTCTGCTCCTGCTAGAACTGCCGCGGCAGTTGCCATCTACTGATACACTTGCTGTTTAGCACGTAATAAAGTTGCTTGATTTTCAAGACGAGAAACAGTTGCTTCTCCATCAGCAGCAACCTCTCCACGTGCTGCGGCAATAGCACTTTCAACCATAGTCTGGTTCAAACGAACTGAACCATCACCTATATCTTCCATACCCTAGATAATACCGGGGAATGTGTTATTTAGCTCTCGTATATCGGTTGCGGCAATTACAAAGTTTTCTCCAATTTTAGAAGCTTCATCTTGGATATTTTGCATAGCACTTTTAATGCTATCAAATTCCTATTCAGCTTGTGTATGGATTTCTACATCGACTGCATAGTTAGCATCTAATAGTTCATCCATTGTAGTGGTAAACTCTTCTGGATTGGCTTCAATATTTACTTCCCAATCACTCTCTTGCTCGCCTAAGAAATCTTTAAGTTTATCGCTAGCTTCTTTTGCATTATTAGTTAAATCGTCAAGTTTAATTTGCGCTAATCGATCCTACACATCTTCAAGTGCTTCTGCGAATTTCTATGTTCCCACTTCCCATGTATTAGAAAGCTCGATTGCATCAGCTTGAAGTTCCGGGTATTGGCTCTTAAGGGTATCTAGCTAATCAATTAGATTTTGATATTCTTCATTATCGCTAATATTTTCATAAGTAGTATCACCAGACTGGATACTATCAATTAACGATCTAGCACTCTTTTCACCAGAAGTCGCAGCTTGACTTAAACGCTCATAAAAGCTAGATGGGTCGTAAGAATTTAAACTAGCAATAAAACTATTATACCATGCTTCTGCATCTGTAACACCAAGATTAGCTAAATCTTCTTCATTAAGACCAAGAGCGGCATATAGCTCTTCTTGTGACATTCCGGTAAGTTGAGCAATATCGTCAGGAGATAATTGAGCAAATAAAGAACTTAAATCAATAGACTCGGTGCCTTGTGCCAGTTGATTAAGAATTGTTGTAGCAAAATCAGCTTCGCCAAATGCATCGCTAAGAGAGTTTGCTCCATCCACTAATTTTTGTAGACTTGCTTCATAAGCATCTTGATCAAAATTATCTAAACCTTCTCCTAGTGAGTCAATTAGCTCCTATTGAGCATAGGTTTGCGCAATCATCTTGCGCATGTAATCATCACTTAGTGCTTCATCGAAAAGATTTTCGCCGCTAGAGGTTTGAAGTTGGCCCTTATTCCATCCGCCTTTATAGTTTAACTGGTCAACATCGGTGCGGCCTAAAACCATACTAGCATATAATCTAGCTAGTTCTTCGTCTCCATTAATAGACTGACCGATATAACTACCTAATGCGCTATTGGAAGAATATTTATTTTTTGCAACCGTTACATTAGAAAACGCCTAATCTCTTTCTTCTAGTGCCTATGCTTCTCGCGCTGCGTAGACATCAAGTAAACCATTATAGATACCTTCACTATCTCCTGCGATATCCTTCAATGCATCACTACGATTTTCTTCAATATTATTCTTGAGAATTTCTTTTGCATAGTAGTCATTCGCATCACTAGCATCTTTAGTAGAGGTAATAAGAGTTTCTAGCTCTGTTCTAAAATCTTCAAGCTTTGTTGTGCTTAATTTTAATCCAGGTAAAACTCGCTTAAGTTCAGTCTCAAATTCGTCTAGAGAAAGAGGCTCTTGAGTATCAAGGATACTCATTGCAGCGTCTAGTTCATTATCACTTAGCGCTCTAAAACTTCTCTTAGCATTTGTACGCTCACTCTTAATATTCGCACTACCAGAATAAATCTGACCAGTATAAAGGGAGCTTTCAGTCTGTCTTTCGCGTGCGTCCGCTTGTGACTATAGTTCTTCGAGTACGCCATCCGCGAATTGAATAATACCCTTATCATCATAATACCACTTAGAACGATCAAATAAACCCTGAGATTCGATTAACTCTTTAGCTTTATCATTTGCGGTTTTAATAGCATCTGCATACTCTTTAGTACCTTCAGTTAAATCATCAATGCTCTGTACCGCAGAATCCCAATCATTGATGGTATTTTTAAGTTCTGTAGCAGCATTTTTTGCATCATCATATGCTTTGTTTAATACTTCAACTCCCGCAGCAGCCTCTTTAGCAGCATCCGCATCAGCATTATAAGCTTTTACTAAAGCATAAATAGCAACACCGAGAGCGGCAACAAGAGCAATATACGGGGCTAAAGCAATTAATCCAGCTACAATTTCTGCATTCGCTATCGCGGTTGCAGTTGCTACTTCGCCTTCAGCCTTAGCAAGAATTTTATCCGCTGCAGCCTTAGCAAGAGATGCGGTGATACCAAGTCCTTTAACAGTAACTTCCTTAGCTTCACTAATAGTTACAAGCTGAGTCGCTCCAGTCATTGCTTTCGTCAAAGTAATGACAGTAGGTAATAGCATTCCTAAACTTGTGAAGATGGTAATTAAACGCTCTCCTGCAGTCATATCAGAGTCTTGGAAAACATTTCCAATACTCTTAAATGCTTGCATAGCCATAGCTAATTGAGAAAGATAAGTGCCTGCGGAAACAATCTTATCAGCCCAATCTTTTGTTGCATAAGCGTTTGTTTCTAGGCTATTTGTTACTTTCTTATTTGCCGCTTCATACTCTTTGGTGACATAAGCCATAGCTTCTGTAGCGCTTTTACCTTCTTTAAGAGCGGCTGTAAATCTAACGACAAGATTAACCTAACGTTCTGGTAAGAAATTAGTTAAAGTATCTTTCAAGATAGTTGACTGAGCATTTAGATCATCTAATTGTCTGTCAACGTCTGTAAAATAATCTAAAATCTCTTGCTCCGAAGCGCCCGGTTTAATTCCGCCCATCTCATAAGCAACTTTTTTTAATTTAGGGCTTAGCTCATCGCTATCATTGCTTAAAGATTTAATTCTATTAGAGATGGCACGTAAATCCACTTGCTTCTTAGATACAGATTCTAATCTGGTAATTATTCTAGCAATAGCTTCATCCGCAGAACGACTCTTAGAAATAAGGTCCTGAACTCCAGTAACTGCATTTTTTACTACATCACTGCTAGCGCTGCCTTTTCTTCCGCCTAAATATCTGTTAATATCACTTTTACTATCAACAGAGATATTATCCTTAATATCTTGCTTATACTGCGCCGCCAATTCTTCATTTAATGTGATCTAGCGGGCATACTCTTTAGACTGTTCTTGCAAAGACTGTAAATGATTAAGGTCTGCCTAAAGGACACTCTTTTGGCGTTCATTTAATTCATCAATCTTAGAATTAACTAACCCACGCAATTCAACCTATTTTTGTGTAATATCTAGAGCCTCTCTTGCAGGACCTTCAACACCCATCTTTTCGATAGAAATGCTTTTGGCAAGCGTAGCAGCTTGTTGTTGAAGCGCTCTTGCTCTCTCCTACTCTTGATTAGTTAAGAAGCCAATCTGAATAGCACTCTCTCGCAAGCTTTCAGCAATCTTATCTCCATAGACCTTGTTAATTAGTAGCACAGATGCGGCCAGTACACCATTCATACCGCCCATAGCATCAATAACATCGGCTGTACCACTTAATAGAGGAGTGATTAAATCATCAACCTTAATATAAAAATCAGGGTTAATTAAACTATCATAAATATCCTCTGCGGCAGCCTTGGTTCTATCTCTAGCAGCTTCCCAAGATTCTGCATAAATCTCAGCCTGTTGCTCTAAAGTGCCATCTGCATCTTGTGCCATAGCTAGATTTTCTTTGAAGAAATCCCAGTTATCCATCAAGGCAATCAGCTGCGTCCATTGACGCACACCTGCTACTGTTTCAGCTAATGCAATCTTTTGATCTTGAGCAAGAGTATTCCATTTGCTACCAAGATTATCAAGAATTTCATCCATACCTTTAAGCTCTCCATCAGTATCCTTAATTTGAACACCAACAGTCGCTAGAGCCTAAGAATATTTATTTAAAGTAGTTCCATCATCAAGAGTCTCACCTTGTGTCAGACCTTGAATACGTGAAAATAAAGTTCTAAATGCAGTACCAACAACACTAGCACTCTCACGAGTTTGTGCAGTAACTGTAGCAAGAGCAGATGCTGCATACTCATAGCTTAGTCCTACTGTATTAGCTACAGCAGCGAACTTCTCGATACCTTCAGAAATTTCATCAGAACTAGATGCAGTCGCCGCACCTAATTTAACCATGACATCAGCATAATGCTCAAGGCTCTAACTTCCATCATAGAAGTTGTTCCAAATAGCAGTTAACTGCTGAGACGCGGTTTCCGCGGTCGTGCCAGCTACATTAGCCATCTTAATCGTGGTTTCTGTACGATCAAGTACCTCTTGATCAGTTAAACCTTGCTGATAGTAAATTAAAGAAGCATCAGTATAGTTAGTCGTAGTCGTACTTAATGCTTTGGCTGCTTTATTTGCCTATTCAGCAAAACGGGCCATATCTTCCGCAGATTTCTCGCTTACGATACGAATTTCATTAAGTGATCTATCTAAATTTTTAGAATATCCATAGGCTTGCTCTAAAGAACCAATAAATCCATGCAGTACGCTAGATGTTAGCTACCAACGCATTGTGTTCTTCATAGTTACCCATAATTCGTTCATCAGAGTATTGGTTCTACGCAACGGTAATTCAGCCTAAGTAATAGATGAAGCTACTTTCAAAAACGCCTCTGTACCAGCTGGACCGAGCTAGACCATCTGATTATAATATGACCTTAAACTTTGTCCACTATCTTCTAATTTTTTATTAAAAACAGATAAATCTAATTTACCAGTGTTAGTATTTACTGCTGACTATAGATTCTTAGCTAAATCTAAAGCAGCAGTAGAAGCTTTCTATAGAGTAGGAACAACTTGAGATTTGGTCCCTAATGCCTATAGACTAGTGACAGCCTCTTGCAAAGATGCTTCAAACTTACTAGTATCAGCATTAACGCCAATCGTATAATTTAGACGCTTTGCCATAGTCCTTTTCCTCCTTTAACACCTATATAACAAAATAAAGGCTCTTGAGAATTAGTATCCTCAAGAGCCTTTTAATTCTCTACTTAATCTGAGAATTTAATTAGATTACTTAATCTTTTCCAACCACATCTTTGATTACGGCTAGAGTCTCTAGATTCTCACCATTTTTAATCTTGTCTAAAATTTCAGTAATCTGTGAATCTAATCCACCTGCATTTGCTGTCATAGCCTGAATAATGCCAGCTGCAGAAGAATTATATCTAGCAATATCGTTAACTGTATCATTTACGAGTTCTTTCATAAACTCGATTTCATCCTCTGGAATAGTAGAAATAATCTGGTCAATCACGCCATTCTCTTCCAAAAGGTCGTAAGTCTTAGAAACTTCTGTCATTTGTTTCTCTGTAAAGGTAATATTTGCATACCACTTACATACAGCAATAGAGAAATAAACCTCAATTCTTACCGGACTAAAACAACCTGTCATATCATCAAGAGCATGATTAACAATAAACTGAATAAATTCCGCTTTTTCATCAACAGGAAGATAATTGCGGATTTCAAGCGTAATATCGTCATTAAGCTGGCAGTTAGTAGTAATTTTCTTAGCCTTTAGCCCCAGCTTAGTAAAAGTCATTTTCATAGGTATTAACTCCTTTAACTCATTTATATTTTAATTATACTAGATAATTAATCTTTTGTCAAGTTTATTAAAATAAGGATTTTAATATATTTGAATTTAAACTAGCAGAAATAGTCAATGTATTAATTACATCTCTAACCATCTGGCTACGTACATTAGCGGCTTCAATATCTGGTGCCCATTCTGGTTTACCGTCTGCTGCAACAAAGCTATTATCCACCTTAGAGTCAGAAGTAGAAAAACCTCGAATCTCGGTCGATAGCCCTTTTAATGTATTGGCACAAATTCTATTAACAATACTTACAATAGAATAAACTTTGCCATTATACATTAAAAATTGCGCTCTGTCTAAACTGCCGATAGGAGAGCCTCCCGATACCAGCTATTCTCCAGAACCACTAATCCATTCATTAAAGAAGGACGCTGCAATAGTAGACCGAATAGCATTATAAGCTTGATAGAATCCACCTTTACGTCCTCCGCCGCTTAATCTATGAGCAATAACATTGTATGCATATTGCTATCTATCTGGTGGTTCATTCTCTAAGAAGGTTCTTAGTGGAGTTCTACTAACAATATGGATATTTTTAGATTTAGCAGATTGCCATTTAATTGAAGCATTAGTAGCAATCTCAATGGTAGCTGTAGTACCATTCTATAGAGTAACCCCAAGATTAAATAATCCATTAGAGATAATATCTACTTTAGCTGTACGACCGGATTGAGCACCAACCGCAGTTCCAGATTGCTTAGTAGTAGGAATAGTACCTTTATCCCAAGTTAATTTACCACCAGATGATGCAATCAAAGAATCAAATGCCTAATCTGCATTATTTGAAATTTCGAATAGTACATTTTTCATCATTCGCTCTGCTAAAGGTTCACCAATAGCTCTAGAGAAGATATTAGCAATAGTAGAGGCAAAACTTTGAGTAGAAACAGAGCCATTGATAGATAGATTTTTAGCCGCAGTACTCAAATATCCTATAACCTATGATGCAATACCAACCGTATTTAATGACACTAAAGATACAACATCATTATAAGTAGTTTTGCCCTCAAACACTTTCTATAAAGCTGCAAAAGCTCTCAATTCGCTCTTGTTTGGCGTAGCATTTACAAGGTCTAATGCTTGTTTAATATAGTCAAAAAACTTGGAAGCATCATCTACTGGGCCGTTAAGTAGCATAGAATTATACTAGCTAGAAATATTCGTGACAGCTTCTTCATACGAGTCGCCATCTATAACGCTGCTGTACTTCTCCATAAGTAAATTGTTCATGGCGGCGGCAATACTATCAAGAGTCTCTTCCATAAGAGAGCCTTCACTCAAGGCTTTAATAATCTATACGCTAGATTTTGCCGCAGTAGTATCTTGATTCATCTATGCTATTAAAGATTGAGCCTATGCTGTGGATGCAACACTATTAGCTTTCATATCATCAAGAATAAGTTGGGTCTTATATTTATACCAAGCCGCGGCGGGCGCAGCTAAGCGCTATGCTGACTATTGTTTATAGTGGATATAAAAGTGATCGACGTATGCATCAACATCGATCGGCATACTCATGTCACCAAGATTATGTTTCTTTTGATGCATGGATGCGGATTTTGGTATTCTAGCCATATCTCCTTTACCTCCAGATAAAAAGAAAAAGGGAGGACATTAAGTCCTCCCTTAAACTCAGATTAAGTCCTCGTCTTCATCCTCTACAAAGCTCAGTCGCTTAGCAGCAGATTGGGTTCGGACCGGTTCTGTATTTTTTAACTCCGCGTCATGTCCATCCGGAGTGTTTATTCCCCCACTGCTGTGCAGGGCTTTCTGCTCTCCTCAGATGCAGCGACGTCATCCATAACAACTTGGATAGCAGCAAGAACTTTCTTAGTAAGATCGAACTTGGTATAGCCAGGGAATGCGTCAACCACAAAGCTGAAAGTAGAAGGATCACCGCTAGATGCCATAGAGAAGGTGAAGTTAGACTGAACCTTACCATTAGGAATTACAAATTCCGCAGGCATATCAAGACCAGTATTCTCATCACGGAACAGAGTAGAAGCCTCAATATAGAAGTTCTGACCCTTAATCTCTGGGGTGATTTCGATTAGCATTGTGTTAGAAACCTTTTTGATGTAGTAGTCAACAAGAACAACCTTGCCAACTTCAAGATCCTTATGTCCAGCTGCGCCATCAGCATAGCAGGTAATAGTGGTCTTACCATCACCATAAACAACAGCGGCAGGAACGCAAGGTTCAACATCAACGGTACCAGAATCGCTTAACACCATGCAGAAGATATCAGCATTAGCATGCTTATAATCAGCTGCAGCACCAGTACCAGGAGTACCAGTAGCAACCCCATTCCAGCAAGCAATTTCTGGAATTACAATAGTGTTCTTAGTGTCTACCTGAACCTGAGAAGTCATGTGAACATAAACAGGCTTGTTTTCAGTAGCTTTTGCTAGACCAGCACCAGAAAGAATAGCCAAGCTCTCTGGACTAATAAGAGCATCTTCCATATTGAAGGTGAGAGTACGCTCGCCTTCCCATGCGATCAAACGAGTGTTACCACGTCCACCAGTTGCATAAACTGTGGTAGAAGCGCCCTCAAGGCTAGAAGTCTTTAGAGAGTCGAAATAAATGACAGGCTCATTCTTATAGAAAGTGCGGCCGCCGAGAGTCATCTTAGACTTAGCACGGAATGCTACGTCGCAAATTTCGCGTACGCCAAATCTCATAGTATATTTCCTCCTTATTTATTGGGATGTAATTCTTTCATCCAAGATTCAACTTGTTTATCGGGCTTCCCGCCCGCAAGTCTAACTTTAAGGTCGGTATCCCATTCAACATAACCCGTATATCTCTCCATTAAATCAAATAATTGAAACATATTTAATGCTCCACATTCACTTAATGAAATAACTTTGGCTACTGTTAAAATAGAAATATAACGAGTTAGAACGCTTTCATTACTTGCTCCTTTCTATTCAGCAACCTTGCGGCGATTCCGCATGATTTTATCCGCGATTTCTTTAGCTCGATCATTGGCAGGATTATAAATAACATTCTCGCCCTAAAACAAACTATTTACGCATAAAACCTAGCGTATTACACTCTAGAAAATAGTAAAGTTACTATCATCTATCATTACTGTTTTAGCGGTCTCACCAACGATAGTAAGAATAATGCTATTCTTAGTAATCATTGCTGTATACTCAGGAAAAAGTAACTTAAGCAAAGTAATCAAAGCAATCTTTTTTTCTTTATCCTACGATTGCTCTAATACTTTCATCAATACTTGAAAATTAGTCAAAGACGCTAAAAGAGTTTCGTCCTATACTAATGACTCTTTCTCTAAACAGATATATTGAACAGCCATAAAAAACTGCTACTCACCCATGTAAGCTATATCTTTAATGGTCGGGACATGGACAGTTAATTGTAATTCAGGAATAGGAATATCAATCCCGGCCATTAAAGCTAGTCTATAGTCAGCCATTTACAGGATTTTTCTAGTCCTCATGACCTCTAACAGCTAGATAGGTCAGAGACACTCCCGCAAATTCTTCGTTATATACATAGGGGGTAGCAGATACAAACTCAAGTTCACCGATGCCGGTTAAGTGAGTTTTATCAAGCATGGCATCTATCTCTCCCGCGACCCTATAAGGGCGTAGCTCAAAGTCTCCTAAATCCCAGTTATCATAGTGACAAATAATATCAATACCAAATGTATTATCTCGATACTCTGGATTCGAAGCGTTTCTAATGACAGTGCCATAAGTCAATCTAATATAGGTTTTTTCTTTACTATCAATCTTAATCTTTGGGACAGATGAAATCTGGTGACTAGTAAATAGTTCCTTAATCTGTTCTCCGTTTGGTAAAGGTTGAGATTGCCAGTCTCTTGTTTCATAAACTAATAATCTCAAGAGATTAGGATTTGATAGAATACGGTCAATAATAATTGCCGCGTCTTTAGGCATACCCAATAAACTAGACTTGGGGTACTCATATGAATTATGTTTCATGCGCGATCACCTCAATACAATGATTCAACTACAACGACCTTTTCTCTTACATCATTACCCTTTGTCCATTGTAATGTGAATTGACCACTTGTAGTTTTATTCCAAATCACTGTAGCTGTCTAATTTCCAGTTACCTGTAAACAGGCAGGTACATTTTCAAGTATCTTCCATTCTCCGTCCGCAATATCGACGGAGTAAGTAGCCACAATTTTCGGCTTTATAAAAGTCTCACCGATAATCTTGCTATCAGGAGTAGGATTAGTAGGCTCAAAAACCAAACCATCCTTCATCTCTCTTTCAAGATCGTCAGTGGTATCATTCCAATAATTCTCTTCCGCATTGACTTCGATAATATTCTTCATACTAATCGAATCTGGAGCCTCAACTCTCCAACACTTCCCCGCAAAGATAAATTCTGAATATCTATCAAAAGCATGAAGTGTTTTTTCATTACGCGGCATAAGAATATTTAAACTTAGATTAGGGGTATCAATTCTCTATTGATTTTTTTGAATAGAGTTGATTTGCGTCTCTACTGGGCCTCGAATGGCTGCATAAGTAGAACACCAATTACCATCCTAATCCTTAAAACGAATCTTATATCTACAGCGTCTTATTTCTCCTCTAAAGTAGGCATCTTCAGTAATCTCTTGAGTATAGATTAACCAGTATGTATTTGTTTTCTTCCATTCAAATACATCACCAGGTTCATAACCATGCTCGTAATCAATAGAAACGATCTTGTCGTCGTAATCCTGCTTTACCTTATCTGGATTGATAAGAGCGCGAATCTCTCCATAAACCCCCATGTCCGCATCTACACCGGAGGGTTCAATCTCAAGCACTTCTGTATTTCTCTAAACCATCTCAATCGAAGCGGCTTGATAAGAATATAGCAAAGCTCTATGTAAAGTGCGTTGTTTATCCTTAATCATGCGGTCTTCCTGATGAATACCGCCTTGCCACTCGAATCTCTTCCGCATTAATTCTAAATTAATCATTGCGAATCACCTGAGTTAATAGGTCGATACATCTAAATACAGTCTTTCTATAAATCATAAAATCATTACAAGCATCTGAGGTTAAGCCCTCTAACTTTGACAATAAAATTAATCCTTCTACTTTATCCTTGTAAATATGCACCAAACCAGAAATTTCTTCTAGCATAGTTTTTAGATGTGTCTCCCAATCTTCTCCATTTTCACGCATAGGAATTAACTTCCATAGTTGATTGATAAGTCTCTTCATATCTTGGTCGATAGTACTCATTGGAAAGTTAATATTATACTTATCCATCAAAGGTACTCGTTTCTCTAAGAGTAGACCAGTTAGACTTAATAGAGCCGTTATTATCAATCATCTTTCTGCGTTTATAGAGGCGTTGCATATGATGCGCCTAACGCTCAGCCTCTTTCTTAAGTTCCATTAATTTAGCGAGATGGTTTGCTTGAGAGGTCATTTTGAAATCGCTACCAGAGTATTTCATTCTCGTCTGTTCAACAGACGCCACTTGACGCTGAAGCCAAGTATTATACATTAGTAGCGCAAGAATGTTAATTTCTTCGGAAGTTAAATGGCAATTAAAAGTCTCACCATTCACGTCATAATCATAGAGTGGAAAACGCGGAAATTCAAATCCTGGGATGGCATCAAGTAAGATATTTAGCAAATCTTTCTTGGTGTCTTCCTCAGTCCACTCCATATACATATCGTCGGTAATCTTACCGAAGAAACGATTGTATATATCTTCAAAGGGTGTAGGATCCCCTTGAATTGGATACTTTTCATCCATGGGGATTACCTCCCTTATTCTTTAGCCTCCACGGGCTTTTTAATTGTAGTGGTAGAAGAACGACGTCCGGTTGCCGCAGGAGTGCTGATAACCTTTTCGGCCTTCTTCTCGTTCTCGTCAGGCTTCATATTTTCGATAGCTTTGCTCACATCAAAACCAAGCTGGGCTTTAATAGCCTCTCTCTTATCGTAGTCATTTAATGGTTTGCTAACAGCGTACTGTTTGATAAGATCTTTTGTGCCATTAGGAGCAAAATCAAGAGCATCCTTAAATTCATCAATAGAACAAGATTCCATCCAGCTGGGAATCTGATCCTCAGTCAGATAATACTCTGGTTCTACATCCTTATTAAGTAAATGACGAAGAATTTCATCATCATTAATAAAGAGATAATTATAGATAAGCTCTTTTCCGCCGCCCATCATAGACAGAGAATCTAACTCATCAACCTTGATATGCTTAGTTTCATGAGGAGCGAACTCTCTGCGGACGCCCAATTCGGGGATATTATAAATAACAAAGCCTGCGCTCTTGTTAGTGACATTACACTGGTCTTTCATAATTAAAAACTCCTTTTTCTCAAATAATGAATTAAAGGGGATAGGGATATATCCCTATCCCCTCGAATAGTTTATTGAATTACGTCAAGCTTGCCCTGAAGCTGAGTATCAACGTAAGAGAAGATGTTGTTAGTCATCATAACGCCAACGCCAACCTTGCGGTAGACCTGGATGTCACGAGACCAGTCATCATTGTCATTACGCTCACGAACGTGAGTAGTACCCTCGAAAGCAACCTTAACAGGCTTCTCGCCAGCGCCAGAAGGAATAACCCAAGCATAGCCAGGATCGATTACCTTACGGCTGTTGGTTTCATCCTCAAGAGTCTGAGGAAGAATTACAACACGAACACCCTTATAGTTAGCAAGATAACCGGTGTTCCAACGCTCGTTACGAATTTCATCAGAGATCCAGCCCTCAGCAGGAACAATCTTTACTGCGAACTCACGAGTGCAGTAAATAGTAGGAGTGCCATAGGCACTTGCGGTAGTAACAAGACGGTCAAGACCAGTCTCATCGAAACCAGCAGCGCTTACACGGTTAGCAGCAGGAAGCTGATCAACTGCGCCCATAAGAGCCTGAGCGATCTCACGATAAATGAGTTCGTCCATGCCATCCATGATGATCTGAGTGAGTTCAGCGAAGTTCACACGACCGTCAAGGAACTCTTCGAAGCCAATCTGAGCGGCTCCGCCGATAGCACTGGTACCAACTTCGAAGCTCTCAGAACCGAGCTTGAAGGTCTCGTATACGCCGGCAAGACCGACACGAGTGATGAACTGCTTAGCGCGAGTCTTACCAGTTCTACGCTTAAAGACGGGGCGATCACCCTGAGCGAATGTCTGAATCTCAGCGAACTGACCATAAGCGTTGATCAGACGATTAGGAACGATATCGTCCATAGTCTGCTCCATGAGAGAGAATACCAAACGCTTATTCTGCTCATAAAGCTCTTCAGTACCAACGAGAGCGTTGAGTTCACTACGAAGAGTCTCGTTCATAGCGCTGTAAGAGAGATTCTCGTTATTATAAGAGAAGTTAGTAGAAGGGGTAGCGTTAGCTACATTCTTCATTAACTGTAGTAAATTAGCCTTATCCATTATTTTAACCCTCCTTTATCAACCAATGCGCTGAACTTTAACGCCAGGCTGTAAGTCAGGCATGGTGTAAACCTTTACAACCACGAACTTAGGATCTTCGTCTCCGCCTGTTGCGGTTTTACCTTCATCCTTAGTCAGATAACCATCAGTATCAATTTTGAGCTGATCGCCAACACTTAGAGAGCCAGCTTCAGCCTTAATTGTATTAGTAGTCCAAATGTCGCCGTTAGGGACAGCGATAACACGAGGAACCATCTTAGTGCCATCTGGCATTAGCTGAGGATAGTTAAAAGTCTCAACTTCCTTCTTGAAAGCAGCGTTGCTACCCTCGCGGACAGCCTCACCAGTATAATCAAGAACGGTCTTAAGATCGGACTTAGTCTGACCGATTGGGCTATAGACACGAGCATTGTAGCGGTCCTTAATCATAGCGAAATCAGCATCAGTCTCGCGATCCTCATAAATCTTTACTTCATTGAAAACCATGCGCCATGGACCTGCACCATCAAAGTCACAGACACCCTTGGCATAATCGTATTTTACGAACTGGCCATTCTCAAGTAGCTCGATGCTTGCCGCTGCGGGAAGCTGAGCGTACACCTGGCCATTGCGCTTAGCGGACATATGGTTAGGTTCAACCTGGCCATATCCGTAAGTTACAAAAGTAGCGTTGCCTAAACGCTTTGCACTCTTAGCCATATTATTTAATCCTCCTTATAGCTTTTTCGCGGTTTCGCGAACTGCCTTAATCCACTCTGGGACATTATCATCAGCGGGATTTTCAAGATTAAACAATCCCTTGGGCTGGTTATCGTCCTGTTCATTGTTGTTATTAAGGTTAAAGTTGACCTTGTTGCGAACGCAGATAATAGACAGCTTCGCTTCAATGTCATCCAAAGAATAAGTATCAATATGCTCAACAACATCCTTCTTGTCGTCGTCGCTCAGCATATAGAAACCATCAATCATGCTCTGCTTTTCCTTGCGGTCCGCAGTCAGCTTGAACTCTCTGAGAGAAGTTACCTCTGTCTCAAGGTCGCTCTTCTCCTGCTTAAGAGTCTCAAATTCGCCCTGAAGAGTCTCATACTTACCAAGTAACTCAGTATACTCAGTTACTTCATCAAGATTGTACTTCTTCTTAGGCTCTTCCTTGTTATTATCGGCAGGCTTGTTGTCGCCGTCCTTTGGCTTATTATCTTCTGGAGCAGGATTGCCTTTTGGATTCTTCTTGTTTTCGTCCTCAGGCTGCTTCTTTGCTTCGAAGTTAGGATCCTCGGGATTGCCGAGAGTCTTTTTATTCTCGTCCATAGTCTCGTGAGAGCCTCCTTTATTCAAAGTTTTCTGTAATTCAGTTAGCATAGAGAACATCGTAGTTCTAAGTTCTTCCATGTTCTCTAGGGAGAATTCAGTCTTGAATTGTGCGCCCTCAAAACATGGCTCAACTGATTCTCCGAGAATACAAAGTTTTTCAATCAATGCTTCATTGTAAATGAAAAATCTACTACCCGAATTATTATCTTTTGCCCAAAAACCTTTTTGAGTTTCTTTATTCAGTTCCATAGACTGATTGTTGCCATGCTCGAATAGTCGCTGAGATTCAGGGTAAGCGCTCGTCCAGATGTAACATTCAGTTACAAGATACTCACGCTCAACGCCTTCGTCATCAAACTTCTGGAACCAAACTTTCGCGTCCGTGGGGACGAAACCGTATGGTTTAGTGGTATCAAGAACTTCGATATTTCCGCCACCCCGCAGAGAAATCTCTTTGTTGTGTCCTTCAAAATCGTTTGTTGCTTGATTAAAATAGCCAACAACAGGAGAACCTGGTAATTTTCTGCCCATCTCTGTTGCAACTTTCTTAGTGATAACAGTTCCGTTTCTGTTGGGATTTTGTCCTACATAGCAGACTTTCACCTAACACTTACTGATTAAAGGAGATATTTCAGTCGCATTGATGAATTCCAATGTATTAGCAATAGGAATACTAATATGCAAGTTCTATCCCTCCTTATGACATGCTTTCACGGTTAGCAATCGTCTTATCACTCTTTGTTTCATCAGATTTTTCTGGGCGACCAGACTATTTCTGTTCCGTTACTTTAGTTGTGCTTGAACTTGTCTACTTATTCTAAGAGTTATTCTAATCATTCTAATCTTTTTTGACCACGCTTCCACTCATTGTACTACTCATCATGGGTGGAATCATAATCTCAGATAGATGCAGAATCTCATTTTCGAATGTTAAAGTAGCTAAAATACTAGATTGAGAATGACCAAGAGCAATTTGCGGCAACATCTTAGGATAGCCCATTTGCGCGTGTTCTTTATACAACTTAGCCAATTCCTTATAATTAAATTGCGTTGTCTCTAGTATTGATACTCTAAACTCGTAGTGACCTTTGCGATTAAACTTTTCTACTATCTTATTCAGCAAATTAGCAAACTGTAAAGGCAGTTCTCTAATACTGGCTTCATCTGTTAAGATAGCATTAGTTACAGCTAAATTGCCGTCCGCATTGAATAAGTTACGAGAAATACCAGCATTGTTAAATACTGTACGCTCAACTTTTTCAAGGTCATCTGTCGTAGTATTGGAATTACTATCCTTGGTATCAATCTTCTCAATATCAGCAAAAGTAGTAAGCACATCCACGCCAACCGCGCGCTTAAGCATCGCAACCGCATTATTATGGATATCTCTTGCTTCATCTACATCGAAGATTAAGTCACCATTCTTATCAAGTGGTAACTTCTGAATAATAATTTTTAATAGCTATTGCATTGTCTTCTATCTATCTAACTCTTGAGCTTGATCAAGATCGATAATGGAAGGAATAACTCCAACAAGAGGTGGAAAACAACTATCGTTTAATCCCAGCTTTACCGAAACCGCGGGATCGAGAGGATACCAGCAGCTTAAATCTCCTGGATAATCCCCCTTAAGCTTGCCTTGTTTATATAAGACATAGCCTTGCTAAACATCCTTGGGGAATGTTTTTAGAATTGCCATTCTCTATTGAATATTAGAAAAATAGGCATCAAAGAACTAAAGGTTTAGTTCTACGATTGGATCAACTCCAGAATAATAGCGATTACGACAATATGAAGCGGGAAGTTTTTGGATACCAAATCTATCTCCAAAATCTACAAAGATGCCATAGTAGACACCATCTTTCATAATATCGAGAGCAATATTTCCGCATAGTCGCTTAACGTCAGATCTATCGAGGTACAATAGTACCTTTGAAAAGTCACCGAGAATCTTATTTTCTTTTTCCTTAGATACATCTGTAAAGTAAGGAGTTACATACCAGTCATATCTATAAAGAGTAGCTAAGTATTTACATAATCTGTAATAAATACCACTAGACTCAAAGAAATATTCAGAAATCTCTCTTAGTGTCTTATAATCATGTCGGTAAATAGCATTGAGAACAAAGCTCTTATCGCCGTAGTTTGGGTTGACCTTCTTGTAAGTGCCAAGATTTACGAGTGCATTATCCACGGTACGAATGCCCACCCGCATTTTAGCATAATCACGTGGAGCCATATCTTCTTCGCCCATTAGATTAAAGCCTTTATCTCGTATATCTTGTTGTCTGCGCTTAAGCAAGGTTTGTCACCTCCTTAATACCCGGCCTTCTGCATTATATAGTCATACGTTAATATATTTTCATCCGTATATGGAATCTCTATTAAAGTAAGACCTTTCAATGCGCAGAATCTCCTCTTTTGATTATCATTATATTTCTATTGATACAATCCTCTATTGCCGCCAAATTTACTGACTGCTTGATAATGCTATTTCCCTTGATACTCAATCAAGAAATCTAGATTGCCATCGTCATCAAAAACGGCAAAGTCAAAACGTAGAGGACGTCCACTAGGGGCTTTCAATCCCGCGAATTCATACTCTTCTTTAAAGTTAATATCATTCGCTTCTAGGATCTCATGTATCTTAATTTCTCCTCTTGATGCTCGCATAGATTAAATCACATCCTCTATCTATTATTAAAAAATCTAATAGGGCTATTATTTAACTATGCCCACTTAACTAATAAACATAAAATCAGCGAAGCGACCTTTCTTTCTCTTGCGCTTACTATCTTCTTCTTGCTTAATATAATATAGACCGTATTCAAAAGCTGAGAATTTATCCTTTGTAATAGATTTATTTGCCTGCTTTAAAATAATATTAACGCCTTCATTTTCCTCGCGCAAATTCAACATTTCATCTCGCAGAATAGAAGTATAAGTGAAAGGTTGTAAATATGCCGCTCTCTCTTCTGGTTTCATTGCTTGACCCTTTTTAGTTCCTAACAACTTGTTCTTCGCAATTCTTTCATCAATTAAGAATTTTACCTTGCCAGCCCGCATTTGCGTCTATGCATTACTGTGAGCTTCGGTGTTAATTGGCGCATTAGCTTTAATCTCATAAATAGCATCATATTCTGTTCTATCAGTTCTATACTTCTTATACTCTCCATCATCATCATTCTATACGCCAAAATCAGGGAAGAAATCATCTGTCTCAGGGTCAACTTGAGACTTGACCATATAGTCCATTAGACCAGCGCCCAAACCATTACCGTCGATAACAACGGTCTTAGCCTTGAACTAATAATATAACTTTTTAATTTTAATTGCCTGATCTTCGAAGTGCTCGTCGTCCATTGTAAACATATTAACCAATGATTTAATTGCAGGTCCCTAAGACTGTGGTGTAACTTTGAAAACACAAATTACACTTTGACATTTCTTGCGTCCAACGTCCACAGACAAAACATAATAAGCTCTATCAGAAGAACGACCAGAAGCTTCATATTCTGGTTGTTGTAATTTACGATTACGGTCAAATACTTCTCCATTGAAGAACGCATCCTCAACTGTACCGCTCCAACGAGATTCATACTCTCGATCAAAAGAAGCCTCATTGAAGGTGCCATCCTATTTTAGCTCTTGAACAAAGTTTTTACTTTGTAGACCAACTAATACAGGAATACGCCAAGTACCGCCCATAACAATCGCTTTCTCTGGATCAAGAACCATACGAATCAAGAGCTGAATCAACTTATTGTACGGGAAAGTATTCTTCCAGCCTGCGGTGGTGACATAGATTTGACTCTTATTCAAAGTTTCTGCCTCTTGAACAGTACCATCCATACACTCACGGTCAATGTTCATTAGAGGAATAAGAACTTCGTTTAAGATGGTGCCATCGACACCAATGCATTCTTCAATTAGACCACCATGACGACGCTTACCACGAGAACTCTCTCTTGCAGCAACGTTATCAAAGTAAGAGCCATTCTTAAAGATATACTTACAATAGTCTTTACCTTCTTGAGTCTTACCTCTTCGCCAGTCGATCTCTCTTTCAAACGCAGGAATCTTCTAACAAATTTCCTAAACCTTTTCTTTAGCAATGCCAGCAGCTTGTTCCTTACCACCAGAAGTAACGAACAATTTACTTCTTGGATATAGGATACATCTACACATTAGTACCATGATAGATAAGAAAGACTTAGAATAGGCACGCGGGAATACCATGTATACATACTTGTAGCGCATGGCAGCCCGCAAGAATACTCTTTGATAGAAGAAGAAGTTTAACTCCTTCTTACGAGTGGGATCTCCACCAGTCTAAAGGAAATCAACGAAGATATCAGGATATTCTCTCCAAAAAGCAATATATTGGCGTGCCGCAGGAATGATTGCCCGCACGCGTTCTTCAGATAAACCAATCTTCTTATTTTTATTGGAGAGGTTTAATAAATCAGCTAATGCCATTTACTCCACCTCCCGCAGATATTCCTTATCCTTCTCAGCTTCCTATTGTTTCATTTCTTCAAACTCTTCATAGTCAGCATCAGTTAATACTTTATCTTCTGGATAATCGTAAATCTCATTATCTTCTTCATCGCCACCATCAACGTCAATCTTAGCTTCTCTTTCTTTATCTTGAGCAATAGCTCTAACAGATGCGTCAATCATGTTGCCAAGATTCATTTCTTCTGTAACAAGAGAGTAAGTATAGTGTTGAAGGTCTTGTAAAACTTTGTCTACCTTATCCATCGGTCCATCGGTATAATAACGAGGAATAAACCCTTCACGCTCACAAATTGTAACTAATTCACCAATAGAATCTACAAATTCGCCAGATTCAGCTTTATTCTGCGCGGCTGTGAGTTTAGCACTCTTCATCAAGCTATCATACATCTTGATCATCTTCTGCGCACCATCGACATCGCCGCAATCTAGAAGCTAATTAGATTTCAAGGAAGTCTTACAAATCATGATAAGGGTATCTTTCATGCCGGCGCCTTGAATATCATATGAAGCCATCATATCATTATATAATTGCTCCAACCGCACCCATTCCTCTGGACGGTATCCTCGACCCCACTTAAGTCTCAACATTACTTTATCTTCCTCAGTAAGTTCATCTGAGAAGTCATCGTCAGCTTTTGAAGGGTCATAATATTCAGGAGTGCCTACAGCTTCTTGTGGCTCAGTTAAAATCTTTGGTTTAGGAGGAGTTCTGTCCGTCGCAAGCTCAGTCTCAATCTCTTCACCAGTCATACCTTGCGCTTTCATTTGATTAATCTTGCGCATACGCTGCTCTTCTTCAAGAGATTCTGTATCTATCCAAGAATACTGGCTCCATTGCTTCAATTTCATCTTCGATAGATAACGACCAATAATAGTTAGTCCAGTTACCTTCTTTGGGTCTTTACCATATTTCTCCAGTAAAACATCCCATTCTTCTTTAATATAAGGCACATCAATTTCTTGTAAAATCCATTTATACGTTTCTGGGTCCCAGTTATCGACGTGCATGGTTAAACATTTCTTGCAAATATCCATCTTTCCATCTGGTGGATATTTTTCTACATTCTTAGAAGTGTAGAATTCACTATCATTCATAGTCTTTCCGCACTTCTTGCAAAAATGCTGTCCAGCCATACGAATCAACCTCTTTTCTTATTACGGCATTTCTTACAAATAGAATACCAATTATCTTTACTTGTCTTATTCTTTGAAAAGAAAAGATTGTTCGCTGGCTTAATCTGTCCACATTTAGAACATTTTTTCATTGGGTAACCGCGTTTAGTGTACTCCCAAATTAAGAAATCTTCTTTAGCCTATTCCACAATTACCTTCGGGATCTTATTGCGCCACAGGCTAGAAATATATTCTACACTATAGGTTTGATGAAATTCTTCATCAAGTAACTTTTGAATCTCGCTATTCGGTTTACCATCAATCTTCCACTCAACAATTCTATCATAAATAGGATAATCAGCAAGAGCCTTAGTACATAAATTATCAAAGTCTTGCATTAAATACCAAGTATCTCCCTCAAACTAATCCCAACTATCTTCCTTGAGTTTAGAATAATTACATAAAATAGCAGATACTACTTTAGTATCCATTAATGAAATGCCATCTACAACGATTTCAGAACCATCTAAATAACTCTTATCATCAAGAGGTAGTGATGTTCTAGCAGATCTCGTTAATCGACACGGAATAATTGGCTTCTAATAAGCCTATTTAATAATATATTGATCTTTCCGCATCTCAATTAACGCTTTCTTCATCATAAAAGCAGTCTTACCAGAGGCGTGCTTCGCTGCTGCTTCCCAAGCGTTTATAGTATCTCGCAGTTGTTTCAAACAGGGGATTGTCTCTAAATCTTTATCTGTAATCGAAATCTTCGGTTGAAAAATTACATTTTTATTTTCATTAACTAAATTATAAATACCATCTTCGCCGTTCTCTAACTAACTAACAAGACCCTCGAAAGAACATTCTCTCTTGTTTACCGTAGTCATACGGTTATCTGTCAGTATATTGCGTTCTTTTCGCTCTTGCTTTTCCATGCAAAGAACAAGATAATTACCTAAAATTTCAAGATACGCGGGACTAATATCCGGCGTTTCCGCAATTATCTTTTCAACTAGCGCTTTACGCTCTTCTGGAGACTCTAGAGTATAATCTAATTTAATCACACTTGTCATCTCCTTTATGCTTATATAATAACAAAAAAAAACTGGTGTGTCAAATCTATTTGACCAAATTAAATTATTTTGTTATAATAATAATAGAAAAATAATAAAGGAAGTATTTCTTATGAACTTTTGCGACATTCTAGCTGAAGCGTTCCCTGAAGGCGCATAGTTCTATCATAATGTAACCGTGATAGTAGTTTCTGTAGCTGAAGATATATGGGACGAAGATTTTGACTCTATTTGGTATCTTGACTAGTTAACTGCCCCAGAACCAAAAGCAATCCTATTCTTCAAAGAAGAAAGAGAAATTATCAACGATGCTGATGTAGATGTATTTTATGATTGCGACGATGAACAAGAGTGCGATTGGCTACTAGATTATTATGAGAATTGTATAGTTGAAATAGATCCAAATGGAACGGTTTCATGGTATGAAGGAGAATTTTAATGAACCAAATTAACATAAAAGAATATTTTAAAACAGAGAAGGAGAAATTGCGGCTGGCCGTTATTGAGCATGATTATGAACCTCCTTCTCTCACGATTGTAGATGCCACAGACGGCGATGTCGGCAATCAGATTTATATTAAAAAGAAGATTGAAGATTTTGAATCTGTGGGTTGGCCTGTGAAGGTTGTTAGACCGAAAGATAAGTTTGATTTACGTTATCTATTAACCTATAATGGTCTTGAGACAGATTGCGTAATTGTCCAAATGCCAACGGCAGAAAGATTTGATTTCGACATTGAAGATATTCCATCGTACTTTGATTGTGATGGTTTAACTAAGAATGCTCTCGTTCTTCCTGCCACTGTTCGAGGTATTATTGATTATCTTGATGATTGTGGTTTTGATTATGCAGGCAAAACTGCCGTTGTTCTTGGTAGAAGTAATATCGTCGGTAAGCCTATGGCAAAGGCTTTGTTAGATAGAGATATGACTGTTTCCGTTTGTCACAGTAAAACGAACTATGGAGATAAAGAATATCTTCTTCATAACGCAGATCTAGTAATCTGTGCTACTGGACAGCCGCAATCTATTTATAGAGAACAGTGCGAGTCTGCTATTGTTGTCGATGTCGGGATTAGCCGACTCAATGGCAAAATTGTTGGAGACTTCGTAGAGGACGAAAATAATATTGTCGGAGAAGCTTGGTCTACTCCAGTTCCCGGCGGTGTTGGTCTATTAACAAGATTGGGGTTGATGAAAAATTGTCTAGATCTCAAGGTATTGTAATTGGTAATATAGGAGCAGCTATTTTAGACCTAGAAACAGAATTTGAACGGGCGAGAATTATGACCTATCCTCTTGGTGATTGGTTACATAATAAAATTTCTCGTCAAGAATATAAAGAAAAAATGGCTATTTATCGAGATAAACAATCTCAATATGTAGCCAAAAGACTCTTTGAAATCTATGGATTTGAAATCGCTCAAAAGTATAAGCCAGATTATGTGCAAGATTTTATCCCCTGCATGGGAGCAGATGGACAATGCAATCTATATTGCAAGAAGTTTGGGAAATGCTGACAATAAAAGTCTACACACTATATTTGAAAAATAGGGCAGAACCAATATCCAGTTCTGCCCAACATCATTTCATTTTAAGGAGGCCGCAATAAAAAATGGAAAAGCATTTCAAGCAATTGATTATCGCAAGACGTGATTTGAATATGTCCCCTGGCAAGTTAGCGGCGCAAGTATCTCATGCATCTTCTGCTTTCCTCATTGAGATGATTAGAGATTCTTGGCCAGAGAAAATACAAGACTTTTATCAAGTAAATTATAGACTAGATAAAGATGTTTATGATAACTGGATTAACGACGGAGTGACCAAAGTAGTATGTGGTGCCCGCAATAGAGGAAAATTAGAAAAAGCCATTGAGAAGGCTAAGGAATTAGGTATGATTGAAGGTGTCGATTACTTTCCTATTGTTGATGCTTGCAGAACTGAGTTGATTCCAGAGTCCCCGCAGGGAACTTTAACGTGTGTAGGATTTAGACCTATGGAGGTAGAGAAGATTGATGAAATTGGGAAAGATTTTCATTTGTATTAACATCTTAGTCCTTTAACTGATTTATTCAATTTAAAAATCGTAATCTGAAAACGAAAATGGTTTTCGAGATTTTAATGGCGTGGGAGAACGAGTTTGTGAAAATTTTCACGCTTTTTCCCGAAATACACGCCCCCGTACTGTCGCACTTCATCACGCTAAAGCACTACAGTTAAACAGCTACCCCTACTTTAGTTAGCTAAAGCGTCTGTCGCTATTATTATGTATCGCGCGCGCGTAAAGAGGAATTGGTCAATCTGCACAACAGGATCGGCACTCACTTGTACAAATTGACGAAACGCAGAAATCTGCAAAAAAGTTGTTGACAAGCAAGCAAGGCTATGCTATCATGCAATCACAGGCAAGGGAAAACAGCTTGCCAAGCACACCGAAAAAAAAATAAAAAAAGTCTTGACAAGCAAGACAAGGTGTGGTAAACTAAAGACAATCCAAGAGGGAACACAAAAACAGTCAATCAAAAGAAAGTGAGTGTATCAAAATGACAAAAGTAGAAATGGCTCGTACTCTCCAGCGTATCCGCAAAGTGCAGAACGACATGGACGCCCTCAAGCGTGAGTTGGACGAACTCAAAGACACCGTAAAGGCGGAGATGGTAGCGACTGGCGAACACAAGATAGAGGCTGGCGGCTGTATCGCCACCTATCAGGAAGTCACCAGCAACCGCTTTAATAGCTCTGCGCTAAAGGCAGAGGACAAGGTTACCTATGACAAGTATGTAGTAGCCAGCACCACCGCAAGACTGACCGTAAAGTGAGTAGCAACCACCATAGGACTGCCTGTATAGGCAGGCAGTCCTAACCTTAGAACAAAAGAAAGAGGTATTATTATGGAGTTCATCAAGTATTTCACTAACCCGCAGTTCGATAACGCCAAGTTCGCAGATATGCTGCGCCTGAAAATGAATGTGCGTGCCAAGGCAGTAGAGGATGGTGTCATCCTTGACCGTGACGCTTTTAATGCCATGAGTGCCGCTCTTATGCCTAACTGGGCATGGCTGAATAAGCAGAGCATCAATAGTCCTCTGCATACCAGACCCGCAGACCCGGCGGAGTGGCCAGAGCTGACCCACGCCTATCGTTACTTGCTTGCCATAGTGTTCGATGACAAGGACGCTTGCCAGCTTGAACGGGCAGACGGACTTGAGTACATCAGCAAACAGGCAGATATGGTGGCTGACTACTGGCGTAAAGAAGAAGGTTTTTCTGGCGTAGCAGTCATTGATAATGCCACTGGCGAAATCATGCACATGGCAGACTAAGACATAAGGGCGCTCTGCGAGAGCGCGGAGCGCCCAACCCGCAACAAAAGAAGGGAGTATTATTATGACTTATAACGAATTTCTGAGCCGCTTCTGCGGTTGCCACGAGGATGAGGTCGGCAATCGACCCTGTGATAACGGCTGTATGTGCGACAAGTGCATGACGCCGGAGCTTGAGAAACTGTGGAAAGAGGTGCGGGATAATGCGTAAAGTAGCAAAGGTGACGCTGTATAGCGTATGTCTGGCAGTCCTGTTGTGGTTTTTCCTCTCATGGCTCGACATAATATGGGATAACTGTGAACCCAATCCGCATAACAGCCCATATAATGTCTTTGTCCTTATGACGCAACAAGAGGAAAAGACAGAAGAGCCTACCGCAATAGAGGGAACTTGCGGAAGCCCGCTTACCGATCAGACAAGGCTGGCAACCGCAATCATAACCAACATTGACGGCAACACACTTACTCTTGTTACGCTTGAGGATGGCGAGGAATGGACAGTCGAAGTTGGATATGGCGAAAACTTCTCAACAGATGACTATCTGTGCGTGTTCTTCGATAACATGGGAACTGACTTAATCTATGATGACGAGGTCGCCAAACTCTGGAAAGAGGTCTGGTAAATATAGGGTGGAGAAATCCACCCTATATTTTTGTGCATTTTTCATAAAGACATTTTCGCCTTAAGCCGGCGGCGCGCTGGCGACCGCGGCGCGCCGAGTTTTGAGTTTGTGCAAGTTGCACAAATTTGGAAGTGAAATTTTGGTATAGGCAAGTTGCACAATCAATCCCGAAATCTTTGTGCAATTTGACAGTTGACAATCCCTTGTGCCTGTGGTACAATGGTATCATCAAAAGAAAGGAAGTGCTCCAACATGGCTAATCGCATTGGATTTACTGACACCCTCACTGGCAAGGAGACTGTTTGCGGGACTTGGGCAAAAACGACTCTCGCAGTTATTCAGCTTTCCGTTTCACATAATGACTGGACGAGATTTCTCCCATTCTGTAATGGCTGGAATCTTGACTACCCGGAGAAAGACGAATGTCCGATTGAGTATCGGGCAAGAATGATTGATATGGCTATCGGCCTCCAACTCATTTGAGTTGGAGACCCGGAGAAAGGATTTGAGATTATGTTACCGAGAAGACATTGCGCATACGATATTACCACCGGCGAAATCCTCTGCTGTGATCGCGGAAATCATCTCAAGCGTTCAGTTGCCCTGACTAAGAGAGTTAATAAGGAAATGTTTGGAGTGGCCGGGCAATGGCGGTTCTGCCACGACTTCGGCGAGAAGTGGAATAAGAAAGGGGTGCCTACCAGATGAAAAACTATCTGTTCTATGACGAAGAAACTGGCGAACATTTCTTCGTTCAAGAAGTCAACTTGTGGAAAGCTAACCAGACAGCGCATCTCTTCTTTCAGCGTCCCTTTTACAAATGCTCCATGAGTGACGCAGAGGCTGAGATGTACGGATACGATACCTACTAAGAGAAAGCCGGTGATGAACCGGCTTTCTTTACTTTTGGTAAAATTTTTGATATAATAATTACAGAAGAAATGAGAAAGGAGAATTTTCTAATGACGCTAGAAGTGCTGGCTGTCATTCTGGAGTTCTGTATGAACCAAGATTCTTGCAAGAACTGTCCAATGGCCCAGTTCTGTTAGAAGATGCCATGTGAGTGGTAATCTAATTCCTTTCGGCAAAATGCCGCGGCTCCCGTCTGGAGTCGAATTTTCGCACAGGCTAGGTCACTAGAAATAAAAAAGCAAAATGGCTGAATCTACTTACTCTAGAAAATTGGACGCAATGGGAAGAATTATGATTCCTGTTCGGCTTCGTGATCAGCTCGGACTTATTACAGGCCGAGAGTATTCATTCGAGGTTCGTTAGATCGACGGCCGCAATTACATTTGTATTGATTGTGGTTTGAATACTGAATTGGAAGAAGCTATGAAACTTGTCCAAAATGCTGGACTAAAAGTTGTTCAAAATGACGATTGACAAACCATGCTTTCTATGGTATACTTAAACCATCAAAAGAAAGAAGGTTTGATGCTATGTATGAGTTTGAAGTCTTGTTAAAGAACGGCGAGCGCACTTTCATCTGGGGCTATAATTATCAAGACGCTCTCAATCGACATCCCAAATTAGCAAATGAAATCGAATCGCTTCTATTTCAAGAGTACATTGATTGACCTCCCATTTGGGAGGTCTCTTTTTCTCTCGGCTGGCCGTTGGCGTACGCCGCGGCCAGTTTTTCGTGTCAATAGGCAATTTGCACAATTTTCCATACGCATTTTTGGTGAATTTGACGAAAGAAATTTTCCTAAAACCCCTTGACTTCCTATGTAGGCTGTGATATACTTGTATCATCAAAAGAGAGGAGCGAAACCAAAATGACAATCGCTATCATCATCATTACTATCCTGCTGTCTGTCCAGTTCGTAGCCGCTATCGAAAAAGACTGTATGAACCTTGCGGTTATGTTTGGCGTTGAGATTATCCTTTTCGCCTACATTATGAGCAACTGCCAGTTTTAAGGAGGGAAAGGAAATGTTTACTACTCCCCTGTTCTATATTGGCTGGGTTATCATCGCTATGCTCCCGCTCACTGTGGCTATCATTGCTCCGCAGAAAATCCGCTACAAAATCATTGCTTCTGTGTGCGTTCTCGCTGTTGCTTTCGCTCTCATGTGCGGAATGTATGCGGAAAAAGAAAATGATTTTGACCGCTGGAATAATGGGATTCACATTGACTGTGGCGGTGAGTACCAGTTTTCCGGGGCTACCAAATGGAGAACATCGGAATCTTTCTATTATACTTGCGACAAATGCGGACACACTGAAGAATTTTCTTCAATTATGAAATAAGGGGTTGACAAACAGCCCCTCATGTGATACAATAAGACCATGGAAAGAAAAGAAGTAGACACCATGAAAAAGAAAACTTACTGCTATGAGAACCGCACTTTTGAGGTTATCGTTTCTAATGAATACCGGGGGATGGCTTGTAGAAATCTGGGTACAAGAAGTTATCCACCCTAACCGCAAGTTCTTTGGTTGCACTAAATTTTTCTACAATCAAACCGTTGATATTGACAACTATGGCTCTATTGATGAAGCTGTACGGACTGTTATTGCTAACGGTTTGGAGAAAGAAGCGCATGGCAAAGTTATTGATGAAAAATGGAAGAAATGGGATGAAAAAACCTAATTAAAATTGCCTATTGACATTTTGGCAATTTTATATTATAATAATTATAGAAAGTGAGGGAGAAAGAAATGAACTTGTTGATTATCTTCATTTTGCTTTCGATTGTAAATGTTATCTTCTCCACAATCAAGAGCATTGTAACTATTAAATCCGGCCCATGGGTTGCGAGTATTGTTTCCGCTCTATACTATGGCTATTACAACATTGTATTGATTTACACTGTTGCAGATTTTCCCCTGTGGCAGAAAGTTGTAGTAACTGCGGGCTGTAACCTTGTCGGCGTTTTCATCGTGAAGTATGGAGAAGCTAAAGCGAGGAAAGACAAGCTGTGGAAAGTGGAATTAACAGTTCCCACCAAGTACAAAGACGCCATTGATGAATTGGGTGTTCCCCATTCTTACATTGAGTTAAGCGATAAGCACACCCTTTTCAATTTCTACTGCGCTACACAAACCGAAAGCGCAAAAGTCAAAGCGATTGCCAATCAGTACGAAGCAAAATATTTTGTTGCGGAAAGCAAAAATCTTTGAAAAAGGTATTGACAAACCGCACGGTTTGTGATACAATACAAAATGTCAAGAGGGAGTAGCCCAAGAAATCCGAGGGTGCGCAACTTCGAGAAAGTAGAGGAAGTAAACAAATAGAGTAGGCTCAACTGCAAGTCGCTATTGTGGGGATTAAGTCGAAAAAAAGTTTGCGAAACCTCTTGACAAACCCCTAAAACTATGATACAATAAAATTGTTCCAAGGGAACAAAAAAAACAAGGAAAGAGGTACTTAGTTATGATGACCGAAAAGAACAAGATGGAATGCGATGACCTGCTGAAAACCCATGAGATGACGCAGAAGCTCCTCGATGCCAATATCGCGGACACCGCTATGCTGGCAACGCTTGTCCAGATGGCCCGCGGAGGGAAAGACGAGATGGCGATGTATATGCTTCACAATCTCAAGCCCTACGCCATTGAAATCGCAGAGGGCGGCAAGGAAAAGGACGAGCCGGAAATCGACATTGACGCCTTGCTCAGCGCTCTGTTCGGCTAAGCAACAGAAACTCGGTGGAGAAATCCACCGAGTTTTTTTGTGCAATTTTCACAAATCCTTCTTGGGCGGTCCGCGCACGCTCGGCGCGGACCGAGTTTTTGTCAATACACAAGTTGCACAAATTTCTCGATCAATCTTTGTGCAATCTGACGATTGACAGCTTTCCCGAAAAGTGCTATACTGTTTACAGAAGTTAAGAAAAATGCCCCTTGAACCTTGAAAAAAGATTTTGAAAAAATCGAAAAAAACTCTTGACAGCAAGCGCAAAGTGTGCTATACTAAGTACAGAAGTTGAGGGAACGATGGTAAACCTCAATCAATAGAAAGGATTTGACAAGATGGAAAAAATTGACAAGCGCAAGCACTATGTTTTGGTACTTGATACCGAAACCGCCAATACTATCCAAGACGGCGATAGTCTGGATATGTCCAATGTCCTTGTATATGACTGCGGTTGGGCGGTTGTGGACACCAAGGGCAATATCTACGAAACCGCAAGTTATGTCAATCGTGACATTTTCTGCGAGGAACGCGACCTTATGCGGACGGCTTATTATAACTGGAAAATCCCCCGCTATGTCGAGGAACTGCGGGCAGGTAGCCGGAAAATGGCAACTACCTATGAAATCCGCAAGGCTATGCTGGACACTATCGAGAAGTGGGGCATTAAAGAGGTGGCCGCCCATAACGCCCGCTTTGACTATAACGCTTTGAATATAACACAGCGTTACACCACCGCAAGCCGTTTCCGGTACTGGTTCCCATTCGACAGTGTGGAGATCTGGGACACCATGAAAATGGCACAAGATGTTATCTGCAAAATGCCCACCTATAAGGCGTTCTGTCAAGAGAACGGCTATGTGCTGAAAAATGGTGCTTGCCGTAAGACCGCCGAAATCCTGTGGCGCTTTATCTCCGGTAATAACGAGTTTGAAGAAAGCCACACTGGGCTCGAAGATGTGCTGATTGAAGCGGAGATTATGTTCTATTGCTTCCGACAGCATAAGCCCATGCGGAAAGCCCTCTTTGAGAACAAGAGAGAATATCCGCCTATGACAGAGTTTCAGCGAGAGTTTTCCGCAAGTTTGCGAGAAATGCCGGTAATTAGGTTTGGGGAGATTTAATCTCCCCAACCTTGAAAAAAGGGGTTGACAAATGAAAAGTAATCTGCTATAATGAATGTATCAAAAGAAAGGAAGCGATAAAATGAAAATGATTTGCTTCGATATGGACGGCACAATTGCTGACCTGTATGCCGTTCCTAACTGGTTAGATAAACTGCGGGCAGAGGACGCAAGTCCTTATGCAGAAGCCGCTCCCATGTGGGATATGAAAGCTCTGCGAGAAGTCCTCTTGCAGCTGATTGATAAGGGATATGAAATCCGCATTATTAGTTGGTTGAGCAAGGATAGCACCGAGGAATATAAAACCGCCGTCCGCAAGGCAAAAAGAGAGTGGCTTGAGAAGTATAACTTCCCTGCTGATAAATGCCACTTTATCGCCTATGGCAGAACTAAGGCTGACTGTATCCGCCGCGTTGCAGATGCTCCCGCAGTTCTGATTGACGATAACAAAAAGGTGCGGGACGGGTGGCATTTGGGCGAGTCAATCGACCCCACAAAGGTAAATCTGCTTGAAGTCCTTTCCGCTCTTGATTGAGCGGAAAGGCAGAAAGGGAAAAAGAATGAAAAAGACCGTATGGTTTGAATTTATGAACGCCGATAGCAAAGCCGCCGCGATTGAAGTTATCAAGCGCATGGGGTGGGATATTGACGCCGAACATTTGACAGAGGACGGCGGACATTCGGTCACATTCCCAGACAAGGACGAAAATCTGTTTGAATTTTTGGATATGTGCTGGATCTAAGAGGGGCGTTGCCCCTCTTTTTTCGTCAAAATGCACAATGCCCTCTTCGACGGCCCGCTGTGGGCCGAATTTTCATTATACACCATCGCCAGCAAAAAGTCAATCGGCAAACTGCACAAAAAATCATGCCTCGGATCTCCCGAAATTGTGCAACTTTTCAGCAAAAAGTTCTTGACTTCCGGGGTCGGTGGTGGTATACTGTTTACAGAAGTTAAGAGAGGACGCCGAAAGGCTCCAAAAAGATTTTGAAAAAAATCGAAAAAACCTCTTGACAAACTCCGCAAGGCATGATATAATAGGTACAGAAGTTAAGGGAAAGCGGTTCTTGAAACGGCGAAAAGCGACAGTCAAGAAACTTCCGAAAAACTTCAAAAAACCTCTTGACAAGCCAAGCGAAAAGTGCTATAATGAAAGCACAAGGAAACCCAATGCACCTTGAAAAGTCAACATCTTACTCCGGTATCAAACTTCCGAAAGTTTGAAAAGAAGTTCAAAAAACCTCTTGACAAACCGCCGAAAGTATGATATAATAAAATCACAAAAGGACAAGGACAGTCCTAAAAACCAGAAAGGATTTGAACATGGAAAAGACCAACAAGACCCGTATTACCAAGGCTATGCGTTTCGAGGACATTAAGGCTATGCTGAACGGTCAGCCCGTAACCTACGGCACGACCACCGAGGACGCCGTGGACTTCATCGAGCATGAGGTGGCTCTGCTCGCCAAGAAGAACAACAGTGAGAACAAGAAGCAGACCAAGACCCAGCAGGAGAACGAGGGCTATAAGGCGCTCATCCTGGAGTTCCTCGCCACCCTGTCTGATACTTCGGCTGGTGTGACCTGCACCGAGATTATTAAGGACGTGGCGGAGTTCGAGGGCTTCAGCACTCAGAAGATTTCCCCTCTGGTGCGTCAGCTCATGGCGGCTGATAAGGTCATTAAGACCGAGGTCAAGGGCAAGGCTCTGTTCCGTCTGGCCTAACCCCATAGGGGAGAGGGGTAAAACCCTCTCCCCGCCAAAAGAAAGGAAGTGGTTATTATCGCCCAGCGAGTAACAGACGCTGAACGCCTTGAGCGTATCAAGCGAGTATTTCCAGACGAGAAAGAAGCGCAAGATATTCTCGCCTATGATAAGGCGGTAGAAGCAGGCGAAAAAACGGAATATGACCTGCCGCCTGATAAGCTGAAAGCCGCACAAAAGTATGCCCATGCAGGAACGCGGAAAGCGCCCACGGCGTACAAGTTCACCAAGCGAGAACGCAAGCCTAACGCAACCAAGGGGGGCATTATTGCGGAGCTTGCGGAGTTCATGGAACACAACAGTAACTTTGATGTTTCTAACCTTGCTATCACGAATAAGGAAAGACAGATTTCCTTTATGGTAGGCGGTGAAACTTTCGAGTTGACGCTTGTGCAAAAGCGCAAGCCGAAAAGCTAATAAGGATAGGGGCGGATAACCCCTATCCGCCCTTCCAGAAAGAGGGGAAAGCATACGACAAAGCGACCTAAAGAGTTTTTATATGTCGGTCATTATATCGACAGGGGCGGCAATTTCATTCTTAAGGTAGGCACTACAAATGACCTTGAGCGCCGCCGCAAAGAGCATAATCGCAACTATAAGAAAAGTCCCAACTACACCATGCCGCCGGGCGGTGAGTTCGTCTATGACTTTTCGCTTCCTCTTTCCAAGTATAACACCTTGAGATATGAGGATAAGACCCGCCAAAGGTGGCAGGACGAGGGCATAGGCGAGTTTGTCAGAAATGACAGATTTTATTGCAAAAAGAAACCCAAAACCGTCAAAGTGACGATACGCAAAACCTACGAAATCCCGCTCGATTGAGCGGGATTTTTTGTGCATTTTTCACAAAGACATTTTCACCAAAAATCAAATGAAATTTTTGTATAAATTGCCTATTGACAACCGGACGGAAATGTGGTATAATGGCGGGCCGGTCGCGGGCGACTCGGCCCGAGTTTTACCGATCGGAAGCATATGCAAAATTTTTGTTCAATCTAGCCGACTTTCATATGGCTTCTCGTTTTCCCGAAAGTTTGACATTCTAGTCCAATTTTATTTCTATTCCACCATTGACTCATATTTCTAATTTCATTTGGCATATGGCCCACTCCACTTCCGTGTAGCTAACAAAATTTTAGTTGCTCATAGCGAACCTCCTGCGTTGCCGATCGGGTCCAGTTTTTCATATCAAAACAAGAGAGAAGATAATAAGAGCGGAGAGCCAGTTAATCCGATCGGACCCGCAATTAGAAGACTCTTTTCTGGTTCTATTTCCTCTTGATTTTTATAATAAAATATGTTATTATATTAAAAAAAGATATAAAAACGCCTCGGTTCTAGCTTAAAATTGCTAAAAACGAGATAAAATAGCGCAAAAATCTAAGCTTTTTGATTTAAAAATTAAGAAAACGCACTTTAAATCCATCAAGTAATCATATTTCCTACTTCAAATTCTCTGTAGCCAAATACACAAATGCTATTACCTAGCAAAAATCCATACCGGAGAGAAAATTTTTGGACTAATTTCCGATCGGGTTGGCATATATTAAAAAATATTATATAATATATATAGAAATTAAGAAAGGAATTGGTTCTTCCCGTAGAAGAACTATGGTGATAAAGCATGGATTTTGAAGCTATGATTCGAGATGCCCAGAAGAATGGACTGACTATTGATGACATCGCAAAGATGTTCTCTAAGACTCTTAACGCGGTCCAGCAGGAGGATCAAAAGAAGAAGGCAATCGTGGATGCCCGCACTGAACTGATCGAGCACATGAAGGATCAGTTTGAGATCGCTGTTTCTAAGGGCCACCTTGATTGCACTGACGCGGCTGCCCTGTATACTCTTACTATGGCAGAAAAGTATCCCGATTGGACTGCTGAAAATATCAAGGATTATTTCCAGATCATTAAGCTGAACGCGGAGACTACCGCGACTATGGTCGGTAAGGAACCAGATGAGCTCCTCCAGGTTCTCCTGGACAAGGTTGATAATCTCTTTGATGCCGTTCCTAAGAGCAAGAGTGACAACGAGAAGATTGCTGATTTCCTGCGGGAGATCGGTCTATAAGAATCAAGAGCAAGAATAAGAGAGGGTTAATACCCTCTCTTTTTTTTATATATATATAAATCGCGGGAGCCAGGGTAGCGATCTCGATGATGGGGGAATTAAGGAAAGGTTATCTAGACCCGATCGGCACGCCACTTTCCTATTTTTAGTCAACTTTCCTATTTTTAGTCAACTTTCTTATTTTTAGTCAACTTTCCTATTTTTAGTCAACTCACTTCTCCTTTTAATTCTATCTCTATAGTTCCTTCTAACGTTGGACAATTTTAAGAGCCTCTCTCATACTACTCCCTAGCAAAGTCTATAACCAAGCTACTTCTTCTTTTGATCGAAAATCTCCTAACCTTCCTAATTCATTATCCACCGTCTCCGTCCCTTAAGAGAATCTTCTCTAACAAATTCCATATATCTCCTACGTGGAAACCTCTTACTAAATTACCACTATGTAATGTTCTTTTAGGTTCCATAATCTTCCTCCTTCTTATTTGCGCGACCGAAAGAGATTAAAATCTCGGAGAGCGAAGCTCGGAGAGATTTTAATCTCGTCTATTCTATTTCTATTTATACGGGTACTATAAATTTAACAACTATGCGCCAAAATTTTAACACTCAATCTTATTATTAACTGTAATTACTCTATACACCGTCTTAACTCCATTTGAAATCAACTCATATTTGAGTAAGTCTAGTTTAGAAAGAATACATAGAATGTCTGTCACAATATAGTTATTGCTATGGCTGCCAACACCTTTGCCAATAAATGCCTTGCATTGATCTAGAGTAAACTCAAAAGATTGTTCATCATTAGCTAAAAACCTATTCAATAAATAAATATAAATATTGATAGTATTTTCATTCAAGGCAGAAATCATCATGCGCAAAGTGCCATTCTCAATCAGTGTCGCCATATCCGCAGATAACTATACCAGCTCATATCTATTCATTTCAATATTAAAAGTAACTAGCCCCAGCCCAGCCTTACCTTTATCATCCTTGTCTAGCAGTCTCTTAAATTTAGTTGATACAGTCTGTCGAGTCAAACCTAACTAATCTGCCATAGCTGAATAATTTACTGTCTTTTTATCTACCCAACGGATACCACGCTCTCTGTCCCATTCCGAATGAACCTAGAGCCATCCATAGACAATATCACTATATGCTTTATTTGCTGTGTATTCCTCTCGCTTCGGCATTTGCCGAGAATTTTTTTGAATCTCCACTTTTTCTCACCTCCTCTATTATAACATAAATTTTTCTGTTAAACAATTAACAACTTCCAACCAAATGTTAAAAAAACGTGTTAAAAATTTGGCCGACCCTCGATCGGTGTCAGACAAAATGTTAAAAAATTGTGTTAAATTTTTGGCCGTCTAATAGATCGGTGTTAAAATTTTGGCTGTCCAACCCGCATACTCTTTCGTCTTATTACTATTACTCAACCTTACCGCCCTATTAGAAATTATTATAATTATATGTTATTATATTTATATAAGAAAGGAAAGGAGAAAAGAAATGGTAAATACGCTTGAACTTCGCGGCATTGAGACTTACTCGCCAGAGATTCAAACCTTCTTACGAGAGATTGAGAAGTCTTTCCTACAGGTGCTCAATAACTGCGTTCCCGCAGACCAGCAAGAGAAAGAAGCTATCCAGTTGCGGGATACGGTAGAGGGCATTGGTAACTGTCTCGAAGTGCATTGTGCTCCCGGTGAAGTGTTTGGATGTTTTTCTTGCGGAGCTTTCAAGGAAGCTTATCATGCTTCTGACTCTATCGTAGTAAAATTCTGCTCGACTGACAACGAGACCAAGAAAGAGCAAGCTTTTCTCGCAGCCGCAGAAGAAGCTAACATTCTGGAGCTGTTCGTACCTACCTTTTTTCATCAGCTCCCTGTTAATCTGCCTGTCACTCAACTCGATGATACAAATTTTTCTCGATATACCTATGACTCCAACTATCATACATGGCGCCAGAACCCCGATATTGAAGCCTTCGAGTTAAATTATATGGAGATTCAACCTATTGTTGTCCCTGCTTCTCATGTTGCTTATGAGAATATTGGCTGGGACGAACAAGGCGAGGTTATTCCGGGTATCTCCATGACTGTTGTGCGGCGTATTCCTACGCGTAATCTCACTTGGCTAAAGTCTATCGTCGAGAATTATGGTAAAGAGTTCTTCGAAAAGTTCGCTATCTTCTGTGACGATTGGCATATTTGGGATCTACATGAAGATAATATTGGGTTCTCGCGGACGCCCAAGGCCGAACTCCCTATCATCCTTGACTGGATGAGCGACTAAACAAAAGGAAGTGATACATTTGACTGAAAATTTTTGTTATAATCAAAATGGAATCAATTACATCTTAAAACAATTTGGGGGATGCCATTAGCAATAAACAATATAAAAATCCAATCTATCGAAAAATTAAAAATTGCTTTCAAATCATTTTTATCTTATTCGATCGCGGCGATATCATCGTAAAAACTGATTCTGCAACTCTTTTTCATACCTCGTATAAAGATAATGGTTTCGGTCAGTTCTTTTACGATAATTATGTTTCTACCACCAAGACGGTTGAAACTAAAACTAATATTAAGGAGAATGATACTATGAAAACAGTATTTGCTTATGAGGTTATTCTATATGATACTGACCAAGATAATCGTGGTCACTTTTTCATTACTTCTGGTCTGAGCTTTGCTGATAATTTCGGAGAAGCTGCCGCGATCTTAGAAACTACTTATGGAGAAATGCTCCATAGTATCAAGAATCTTGAATTCGTCAATGATGATCAAAATGTTATCACACTTCCTCGTGATATCATTCGTGACTATATTGATGGAGGAAAATTTGTCAATGAAATCCCTTGTGATAGCGAAGGTCGAGAATTAGCTACTTTGAATCAAAACGCAAGTAAAGCTAACGATAACTGGTAAGAAAGGATTGGTGTTATTCCATGAAAACTGCCGTCATTTCCGTATCTCTCCATTCCAAAACTTTCGAGGACCGCTTTCCCATTGATTCTGAAACAAAAGAGTATGAAATTGCGGACCGAGCGTTTCAACTGGCTCTGATGTTCGTTCAAACAAGAGCTATCGCGGAGCGTGGCCGCAAACCTTCGGGCTACGAATTTGGAAAACTGCTCGAAGAAACTGAATACAACTATAAGATTGAGGAGGTTAAGGATAATGAAGCTTGAGGACTACAAAGCTTGGTTGCTTCAGCATGGCGAAATTAAAGAGGAGTATGAGCGCCCCTATAATCCTCAATGTGATCCGCCTGAATACAAAGATGGCAGTTACTTTCTAAGTTATGACCTGATGTATGCAGGCTTCGCAGTTGGCGATGTAACCGCTTTAGCTTGCTATAAGTATGTCTATGATGAGTCTAAAGCCTATCTGGAAGAGAAATTGAAGTGTCTAATAAAAGAAGAATAAATACCCGTAAGAGATTGATAGACGTGGTCTATCAATCTCTTTGTATTTTTATAAAAAATATATTATAATATATATAGAAAGTGAGGGAGATAGTAAATGGAAGTAAAAATGATGCCTACGATTAGCTCTTATGACCTTGAGGAAGCAATTAAGCAGCAGTATGACTTGGATGTAGATATTCCCACTCTGCTGTTCCCCGAAGATTTCATGAATGATTGCTTTAAGGAGTATGCTTACAAGGATACTCTTGAGGACGAATTCTGCGAGAGCGAGGAACTGTGCGTGCGGCAGTACCTGCGCGACGTGTTCCCGCAGTATGAGAGCATTCTCGTTAAGATTTCTTGGTAACTGAAAGGAGATAAGAGATATGGTAGCACCTAGCTTCAAAGATTTCCCCATTGTGAAAGAGCAGTATGTCAAGGGCAGCAAGTATTATGTCGATGTGAAGAATCCTAAGACTGGTAATGTCCGCTCTGTGCGTTGGTATACCGATGCAGAGTTCGCCAAGAATTATGGCAAGAAACTCGAAGATAAGGGCTGGGACGGTCTGAAGCACGCTCGTGGCTTCGATAAGGGGCCTATCCTTGTTATCCGCGGCGCTCGCTCCACCGATGAAGAGTGGCTGAAGCATTCCTGCGCTCGTTATGCTGTCGGTATTGGCTGGCACATCGTAAGCACGGATACTTTCCCCGAAGATGCTCCTAAGCATCTCAAATATCTCATTCTTGGATGGGACGAGTTCAGAAATGGCGACGATCGCCATATGAAGAAGCCTGCTGAACTAGCTGCGATCCTCGACAAGAAAGCAAAGAATAAGGAGTGGATCAACATCAATGCCTAAACCTACTATTATTCTCAATCTTATTGCCGCTATTCTATGGGGCTTTAACTGCGGCATTTCTGTCGATCGGCGTTATCGAGCTTCTGCGATTATCGAAGCTGGCTTTTGTATCTTCTTTGCCAGCATCGCCATTATCGGTATCACCACTATGTAAAATAGACACCAACCGCAAGACAAAACTTGAAAAAATCTCAAAAATATTCTATAATATATATAGAAGTTAAGGGAAAGGAAAAACAAGGATACATTCTATTCCGCAAGAAAATGTTTGACGAACTCTTGACTTTTGAGAAATTTTTTCGTATAATAAATACATAAAATGATGAAAAGGAGAACCCTATTATGACTAACACTAAGAAGATTACCAAGCGCGAATGCTACAACACCCTGATGACCATGGTGAACCATGTTGAGTCCGAGGGCGTTACTTTCGAGAACGAGGATATGACCTGCGACGCTCTGCGTGAGTTTATCGCTCATGAGATCGAGCTTCTGGACAATAAGGCCGCGGCTGCTGCTAAGCGCGCTCAGACTAAGCGTGATGAGGGCGATGCTCTCCGTGCTCGTATCCTTGAGGTTATGTCCACTGAGGACTTCATGACTATCCCTGAGATCGTCAAGGCTATCGGCGACGAAGATGTGTCTGCTCAGATGGTGACTGCTCGTCTGACCCAGTGCGTAAAGGCCGATCTGGCTGAAAAGGACAGCGTGTCTGTTGAGGTTGCTGGTAAGGCGAAGAAGCTCTCTGGCTATCGTAAGCTGGGTTAATCGAATAACTCATATTAGAAAGCTCGGTCAAATGACCGAGCTTTCTTTTTAAGCAAAAGAAGAAGAAACAAGGTCCGCAAGGAAAGGCTACAATCGAGCAAATAATATAAATAATCATAAAAAGAATAATAGGAAACATAATTTACAATCCTTTCTTTTAGTTTCTATATTTATTATAACAAAATTAAATGAAACTGTCAATCTAATTGGCAATTTCATAGCTTGACAATTAAAGATTATTATGCTACTATAAATATAGAAGAAATGGAGGCTTAAACATGATTTTTAGTGTTAATTACCATTCACAATATAAGCAAGAGGCTCAAGAAATTAGATGTCCTATCAATCAGTTAGGAACTATCTTTACCTTTATTAAAGACAATCCTAATAAACGATATAACATCGCAATGAAGAATAGTTCTTTCTCCGCAAAAGACCGAGAGCAGATTGATTTAATCAAAACTGTTACAGATAACTATACTATTAGTTGCGGCCGGATAGATCAACTGCGGACGTTGCTTACTAAAGGCTATCATGCCTATTTAACTTTCCCCGCAACAGATTGGGAGACATTTGCAGAACTTCAAGACCTAGGCGTGTCTGATATTTATATCGACGGTCCGCTCGGTTTTCAGATGGATAAGATCGCCGCAGGTAAGAAAGAAACTAAAATCCGCGTATCTCCCACTCTATCTCCAAATAGCAGTCTAACAAGAGGAGATGCTAATGACTTTTTTATTCGCCCGGAAGACCTTAAACTTTATACCTCAATAGATGTAATTGATTTTAATGAACCTGACAAAGATAAGGAAGATGTACTTTTTTCTATTTACAACAGAGGTACATTTAATTATAGCTTAAAAGATTTAATGGTTAACTTGCCTTATGATATTAACAATCTTCTATTCAAAGAGGATTTCGCAACTCATAGACTTAATTGCGGACAGCGCTGTAAAGAGCCCGGTAGAACCTGCCATCTATGCTCTAATTACTTCACTGTGATTGAAGATTCACTCAAACTAATTGAAAAATCTAATTGATTTTCTTTTTTAATTATAATATAATATTATTATAAGATAAAAGAAAAGGAGTGTTTCTAATGTCTAAGTGGTCTGAGATTCTCCCTTAGGATGCTCTTTGCTTGGCAACTGAGCTTGAGGCTCATGCTCAAGTCCTTTTAGTGCAACAAGACCATGTCGTGGGACACCTACTTTTCGAGGCAGTAAACCATTTTCAACAACGAATAAGTTGCTAACAGACATGGGAGGGACACCGATTGACTGGAACTTATAATCAAATTAAAGAGGAAGTCGAAGCAATTCTTGTTCATTCTCAAGACTTCCCATTCGATGTAGATGCTACAAAAATGATGGAGCAATGGGAAAAGGCAAAAGCTCCATTCATCAAGTTGTTTAAGGGCAAGACATATATCAGAAGCGCGGAACCTATTAAGGTTACTCTCTCCTCTGAGCAGCGATCCCGCAGGTTCAATGAGTTCATTTCTACTCTTGATGATAACGGTGTGTTAAGCGAGGATTTTGAGACTTTCCTCCGCGTAAACACCGATGGATTCTTTGAAAATAAAGTTGTTTTACCATATCCAACATACCACATTCCGCAAGGAGCGAAGATACTTAAGTCTTTCAAGAAGTTTCTTCCCAATCAAGAGGTAACGAGATGGGCGCAGGATACGGCATCACGATATATCCAAGAAAATAAGATTGAAGGATACCTCTATCTCTCTGTTGATCCGAGAGATTTTCTTACATTGTCGGAGAACGACTCTAACTGGTATTCTTGTCAGTCTCTTGATGGAGATTATCGTTCGGGAGATTTAAGTTATATGGTAGATGATACTACTATTGTTGCCTACCTTGCTAATGAAAAGAAGCATTTTAACTGTTTGCCGCAAGATAGTGAATGGTTTGATAAGAAATGGAGAATGTTAATTCATACAAACCAATATACTTGCATCTACTATAATAGGCAGTATCCCTACGATTCTCCAGACTTATTGGAAGCTACTCATAGGATGGTTAGTAATCTATTTCCACGAATAGACTTTGCACCACCCGCGGACTATGGCTTTAAAGTAGCTATCGGAAGATTTGGAAATAGGATGATGACCTATAACCAGATTAACGCGGGTGGACGAACTTATGATATGCGAGATATTGTCGATACAAGCGATTATCTTGGATATTGTGACTTAGTTTCTTCGAGTACATATAGTCCTGTTGTTGCGGTAAACTTTTCTATGATAGATAATTACCTTAATGAGATTTATTCGTCTGATAATAAACAAAAGGAAGAAGAATTATTCAAAGAGATATTCGGCATTAAAGTTGGCGCAAAGGTAATCTGCCCAGTTTGCGGCGAGGAGTATTTGAATCGAGACGATAAGTTCTTATGTGACAAGTGCATTGCAGAGAAAGACGCAGATGTTGACTTTTTCTTGACTTGTCATAGTTGTTATCGTAGAATATATGATGAAGATGAAATTTATTTTGAAGGGACAGAGCCATTCTGCGGATGTTGCCACCGTGCAATGACCGAAGAGCTACTGCCTGCAGAAGAGGAAGAGGAGATTTAATATGGCACAGAGACGAGGAGATTTGGCGAAGCAGTCCGCTATCGCCACTATTCAGACAGCTTTTGGCGATGATTTCGTTGGTCTAATTGACAAGAAGCTGTATGTAAATGTGAAAGATGGTCCGAATGGCGAAGTTGTTCAGCTTTCTATTGCACTTACAATGCCCAAGACACCAGTGAGCGCATCTGCGGTTCCTGTTACTGCACCAGCAACAGATGGAAATGCAGCAGCATGGGAGAGCAAACCTGCTACTCCAACAGAGTTGAGCGCAGAGGATAAGGCAAAGGTTGCAGACCTGTGTGCTCGATTGGGTATCTAAGCAAAAATTTTGGGCGGGGTAATTAAAATAATTACCCCTCTCTTTCATTATTATTACCAAACACTTGGAGAGGTGATATATATAGTATGCGGAAACCGCGTTCACAGGCATATAATCGAGATGTAAGTATACGAAAAGCTCTTCGTAAGCGTCGTATTGCTAGAGAAGTTTACTATGATGGAGATACACATCCATATTATAGCAATCTTTATCAGTATAGCAAAAATAAAATTCATTGTAGTTGTTCTATGTGTTCGGCTAAGACACGCAATAAAGGCAAGCGTAGGAATCTGCATGGAAACTATTCTCCCAGTCTCAATTATCGCATTAGCGAACTCCGCAAACAGCGGAGTATGGATGCTGACGAACGGGATTATTTCTTCTCTTGATATATAATAAAAAATATTATATAATATATATAGAAAGTAAGGGAAAGAATCTCTTTCAGAGAAAAAAGTTTTATTTGCAATAAATTAAAAATTATTGTATAATAAATATATAAGGTTGAGGTTTGCGCCAGTAACTCAGTCGGTAGAGTATCTGCCTTTTAAGCAGAGAGTCGTGGGTTCAAGTCCCGCCTGGCGCACCATTATGCAGGATTAGTGTTAGCGGCTAGCACGTCAGTCTTCCAAACTGAAAGGGCCGGTTCGAACCCGGTATCTTGCTCCATAATGCCAATCAACAATAGCGCAATCCTTTTATGACCTAGGCATAAAGGTGAGGCATGGCGCCGATAGCGAAAGTTGACTAAGCTATCTTTACAGACTTTCTTTACGGGGAATGAAGAGAGGCTGCTCGCCGTTCGTACAGCTCCGGCATTTAAGATTGAGCGCCCCAGTTCCTCGTAAGAACTGGGTTATATACCGAATTATTTTAATAGGTAGAAAATTGCTTTGCAATAGTCTTGGTTCGAACCCAAGATTCGGTAAAATATTGATTCATGGCTAGGCAAACCTATTAGCTTGCAATTAGACCATATCAATGGAGTAAATGATGACCATAGACTTGAAAATTTAAGATTTTTATGTCCTAATTGTCATTCTTAGACTGATACCTATGCGGGGAAAAATATATCAAGGGAACCTTAATCTCTAGAGGGACTGAGGCATGACTCCAAATCATGTGGTAATGCGTTCGACTCGTACCCTTGGTGCCAGCTTCAAACCTTATTTGAAAATGTATAAATATTATGATATAATATTTATAGAAAGTTAAGGAAAGGAAGTAAATGGTATGTTCTTTGAATCTCCTACTCAGGTTAAGTTCTGGGAGGCAGACGGCGGTCATTATACCGCGGGAATCGCTTATAAGGATGAAATTATTTGTGGTTGCTGCGGTGGTATCTTTGAAATCGAGGAGATTATCGAAGATGCTAAGAATGATGGCGTAGTACCTATTATTCCTTATGAACTTTGGGTAGATTTGGTTTCTGAAATCGCAGGAGATGACCTGTGAAGTTCTATATCTCTTATTTCTACGCAGTTCGGTTTATGAAACCGAATACAGTAGCCCTTTCTACCGCGATGTGGGACCCAAAGTGGTTTTATAACAAACATCAAGGTGATGTCTATTTGGATAAGCGAGGAGTGCTTAATGGCTTGCGGGCTGAGCCTTTCGTTCCAAAAGACCATCAAGAGGGTGAAGGTTACTGCGGGAATTGCGATCATGACAACTCTAAATGTCGCTTTATGCAGCATTATAGAGAGCAATTAGATGCTCTCGATTTTGATGACATCATGCGGCGCTTCGAAAGTATAGCGCAGAGAGTTGTGATTAATGGTGATGAACCAGAGATTGTTCTGCTGGTGCATGAAGCACCAACCAATCCTTGCTCTGAAAGATGGGCGTTGTTTGATTGGTTTAAGAAGCATGGAATCGAGGTTAATGAATATCCGATTCCAGAAAAGAAGAAGCTAAAAAGGAAATTTGATTTCTAATAAAAAATATTGTATAATATTTATAGAAAGTTGGTAAGGATACAGCATGAGTCCTTCAAATAGTAGCAGTAAATCCATCGTCGATAAATTGGACGCTCGAAGTACAAGAGCTATTAGCCAGTTTATGAATCAACGTACTAGACTGGGTGGTAATGCAGCTGTGAGAGCCAATGGCTAGACCATAGTAGCCTTAATCCTGTGGCTGCGCGAATACGAGAAAGAAACGCGCCCGATAAATGATTTCTTTCCTTTCGGTTGGTCACCGAAACATTAAATGAGACCGATATATTGTCCTGTAGCTCAGCTGGCTAGAGCAACCGACTCTTAATCGGTGGGTCCAGAGTTCGAACCCCTCCGGGACAGCCAACCTCCATTGCGAGGTTATTGTTGCTTCGCTTCTTACTCCACGAGAAGAGAAATAAAGTGGAGATTATGCGGGCGTGGTGGAATTGGTATACACACGGGATTTAAGTCCCCGTGCCGCGAGGATTGAGGGTTCGACCCCCTCCGCCCGCACCATTGAGGCGTTAACATGGATTTTGATTGGTAAACTACCACCGGCATCCAATGCCAAGCAGCGAAGATATGTGGCTTAGTGGACAACGCCTGTCTAAATATAAGAAAGCAAAGTAACCAATCGTGAATATGCGGCTATGTTGGAATCGGTAGACAAGCAAGCTTGAGGTGCTTGTGACCGAAAGGTCGTGTGAGTTCAAATCTCACTAGCCGCACCAAAAGAGTTTGGCTTACTCTTAGTCAAAACAAGCTGGTGTCAACCGCTTGCCTTACGGAGGTTGCCGATTGTGGGTGCGAGTTCAGAAACCTTCCCTTGTCCATGGATCTGGATAGTCTTTTATTAGCTTTGTTACTTAAATAAAACTAATCGGTATCACTTACCGTTAGGGGAATGACTCTCCCCCAAGTATTTGGTCTCGTAGTTCAGAAGAGTAGAACGCTAGCCTGTCACGCTAGAGGTCACGGGTTCAAGTCCCGTCGGGATCGCCAATAAGAGAATATTGAAACGGTTCAGGTCTTATCGGCCGTCTAGGCAGGCGAGGTAGAGTGAGATAAGTTGCGGTGGAAATCCCTTGAATTAGCGTAAAAAAACCTACGCCTGAAATTCTGGAAGTGGAATTTTGCGAAGTCGGAGTAGCGTAAGCGTGTGGCTGAAACATGACCACCCGCCTAGACTTTAGTATTCTCTTTATTTGAAAAATAATAAATATTATGATATAATATTTATAGAAAGTGAGAAAGACACAGTACAGCAAGTTTTTTTCTGGATAATTCTTTTCTCGCCACGAAATGATAGTAGGTTCAAATCCTACACAAAAACCTGTGTCTTGCTGAATATTGCCCCGTGGTGTAATGGTTAGCACGGCGGTCTCTAAAACCGTATCCCTCTGAAGGAGTAAGTCTGGGTTCGAACCCCAGCGGGGCTGCCAGCAACACCTCTTGACATTTTTCGAGCGTTGTCGTTAACTAGAACTCGACCTCAGTGGTTTAATGTACGAGGTACTGATAAGTGATGGTACTACCACTCTTCACTTTTCTCTATATATTTTATGGGGCCTTAGCTCATCTGGGAGAGCGCCTGCCTTGCAAGCAGGAGGTGGCGGGTTCAAGTCCCGCAGGTTCCACCAAAGAGAAGTTTTTTTGGTTCTTCTCGGTTATATTAGATTATTGATTATATTTGTTAAAAACCAGTTTAGGTTTGGTTTGATTACCCTTTTCTTTCCCCCTTATACAACGAAACGAAAACGGTAATGGTGCGTGACGCCGCGTTCCCTGAATAGCTTCGCAAGAAGAAGTACGAGTTATGGTCCCATCTACTAACTGGTCTAGGTAATCAGCCTCTCAAGCTGAAAATGTGAGTTCGAGTCTCGCTGGGATCACCACCTAATTTAATTAGTCCAAGACAATAACCGGAGGAGTTATACTTCTTCTTTAACAAAAAGTAATAAATGCTCCCATGGACAAGTGGTTAAGTCCCCGCCCTTTCACGGCGGTGTCGTCAGTTCGATCCTGACTGGGAGTACCATTAACAATAGGAAACATACATAGATGAAAAGGAGAAGATATTATGAAGCAGGTTCACGGTACTTTCGATTCTTTTAAGACTTTGGGCGCGGCAATGGGCTTTAAGGCTCCTAAGGTCAAGGAGAAGGAGCATAAATGTCCCAATTGCGGTGGCGTGATGGAGCGAGCTGGCAACTCCAATGTGTTTGTCTGTCCTTTCAATAAGCTGGAAGAGCGTGACCTGAAGGGTAAGCCGGTGCAGGTGTTTAGCAAGTGCGGTAAGTTTGTTATCGCTGATTAACATATTGACCTGAGTAAGTCGGTAAACTGCTCTTTATATCGCGGTAGCTCAGTTGGTAGAGCGGCAGGTTGAAGCCCTGCGCGTCGCTGGTTCAAGCCCAGCCCGCGGTGCCATTGCGGTGGTGGAGCAACGGTAGCTCACTAGCCTCATAAGCTAGAGACGGCGTTCGAATCGCCCGACCGCAACCATAGGCGTAATGCCATTATGGGTAAGACGCATACAGCAAATTTTTTCTTTTGAAAAATATTTTAGCTCATTGGTAGAGCATCAAACTTGTTAATTTGACTGTAGCTGTCCGGCAAATAATTTTCTTTGCGTCTTGTAAAATTAAATAAGGAGGTTTTTCTATGTTCCAAGATATTGATGACATGATTTTCGACAATGTTGAAACCACAGTTAGTGAGCGATAATTCTCACTTTTTGATGGAAAGCTGCTTGGTTTTATACCAAAGGGTCACAAGTCCCTAAAGCTGAGTGCATCAATTTGGAGAGGTGGCAGAGTTGGTTGAATGCGGCACCCTGCTAAGGTGTTGACCCCATTAGGGGTCCGGAGGTTCGAATCCTCTCCTCTCCGCCAGCCGTGAAACGCGAGTACGCCTCGGTTCCATTAGGCGTGGGACAAATAAACAAAGACCACGTCGGGGTTTAACTCACCTGTCAAGGGCTGCAGACCTAGAATGAGTTTTAATAAGGAAATAGCTGATGTGAAAAGCATCTTGTCTTGCTGACATGACAATAAACTTTGAACGGGTCGCTTAATGCGGGATTCGTGCCTGCGGGTGTAAAGTCAGAAAAGTAGGGGTATGCAGTTTGAAATCTGCCGGAGTAGCTATCGGTGAATCCCCACCTCCACCGTCCCTTAAAATTCAATATGCTGGCGTGGCGCAACTGGCAGCGCAACTGATTTGTAATCAGTAGGTTGCAGGTTCGATTCCTGTCGCCAGCTCCATAGGCTTAGGAAGTAGCCTACAACTTCCACAAGGCGTGAAATCGCTCTAGCGACGAAACGGATATTACCAATTAGTAGTAGCACGGTATCTAATGATGCCCTATATCGGTGCTGTGCACCGATATAGATATGTCCCTTTAGCTTAGTTGGACAAAGCGTGCGGCTACGAACCGCAAGGCCGGGAGTTCGAATCTCTCAAGGGATGCCATGTGGCTGTAGCTCAGTTGGTTAGAGCACTTGATTGTGGCTCAAGTTGTCGTGGATTCGAATTCCACCAGTCACCCCACGAGACCCAAACAGCAATTTTCAATCATATGTTTTTGGTACATACAAGATGAAAGGGGTCTAGAAATGAATAAGAAGATTTACAAGCAAGCTATGAAGAAAACTGGCGATGAACTACAAGAGTGGCTTCAGTTCAAGCATCGAGGATCTTCTGTGCAAGCTAAGAAGGGAAAAGGTTCCTATTCCCGCAAACAAAAGTATAAAGACAGGGAGTGTTGAGTATGTCTCGTTCTTATCGAAAACAGCCTGTTTGGAAAGACCATAATCGGGGTATGAAAGCGATGGCCAATCGAAAAGTGCGGCGGGCGCTTAATCGAGATGTAGATTTCGAGTTGCCTAATTCTCTCTATAAAAGATACTTTTGTCAGTACGACATTTGTGACTATTGTTCTCTTGTTTCTCGTAGCTTTGAGCAGTTTTACCAAAGCAGTATTAGAGAATGGAAAGAGCGTAGGCACTATTGGTTCTGGAAAGATCAGCCGTATCCTACGAGAAAAGAAGTTTACAAGGATTGGCTTAGTTATCGAAATAAATAAGCGGCTATCGCCTAATGGATATGGCAACAGCCTTCTAAGCTGTTACAATCTGAGTTCGAATCTCAGTAGCCGTACCAATATGGGGGTATAAAGGTTTCGACGGGGCATTGAGAAGTTAGAACACACGGGTAGGCGACCTCCTTACGGCGCAACAAACAATTAACTGACAACAATTATTTCGATTCTCACATGGCAGCTTGAGCTTTTGCTCGCTGACCATTAACTGTATACCTCTGGTTTCTTTGTTTTCCTTCTAAAAACAAAGTGGTGGATGCGTTGTACTTATAACCGGTACGGCCCTATAGTTTAGTTAGTTTGTTCTTGACTTGTGGCTCTATTCAAAAGCTATAAATAAGGACTATCGTGTAAGAATGTTCTGATTAAGTAGATGTTTCGGACACGGGTTCGACTCCCGTTACCTCCACCAAACTTGTCCGCTTAGCTCAGCTGGCTAGAGCAACCGACTCTTAATCGGTGGGTCCAGAGTTCGAATCTCTGAGTGGGCACCAATACGCGGGGATGGCCGAGTGGTTGATGGCGCCAGTCTAGAAAACTGGAGGCCCAGCAATGGGCCCGGGAGTTCGAATCTCTCTCCCCGCGCGTCATCTAGTAGGAGCCTTCTCGTGGCGATGATGTTTTTACTAATCCTACATAAAATTTTATAATAAAAAGGAGCTATTTAGATATGGCATACATTTATTAGATTGTCAATGACATAAATGGTAAAATTTATGTCGGTAAAACTGAATTCTCTATCGAGAAACGCTTTAAGAAACATTGTCGAGATGCTTTCAAAGAGCGTAACGAAAAGCGTCCATTATATTCTGCTATGCGGAAATATGGGGTTGAACATTTCCATATTGAGCTAATTGAAGAAACGGATAATCCAGAAGAGCGAGAAGTTTATTGGATTGAGAGGCTTGGTAGCTTTAAATATGGATACAATGCTACTAAAGGCGGCGATGGTCGTCGGTATAGAGATTATGATTTGATATATAGATTATATCAGAATGGACAATCTCAAAATTCTATTATGAAGATATTAGGATATGATAGAAAAACTATATCTCATGCTTTAGCTATTTATGGGATTGATACTGAAACAAAAATAAAAAACGGTATTTTGAGAACACAAAAACCAGTAGCAAAACTTGATCCTAAAACAGAAGAAATATTAGAAGTATATTCTTCTTGTGAAGAAGCTGAGAAAGCAAATGGTAATACTCGTCATATAGCTGATGTTTGTCATGGAACAAGAAAAACCTGTAAAGGATATAAATGGAGATTTATTTAATAAATAAATCTCTCCCCGCGCCATATAGTTTGGTAGCTCAGTTGGTTAGAGCACTCGATTGATAATCGAGAGGTCGTGAGTTCAAGCCTCACCCAGACTACCATTTGGAGATATTTCTTTAATTTAATTATCTTTTTCTTTATAAGTATTGAGGAAGGTGATAAAATGAAGATTTATAATCCAATTAACTATTCCTATATCACTGTTGTAGAAATTCCAAAGACAGAGATTTCAAAGTTTGATATGGCACTATGTCAACAGCCTCGTTAGACTTTGAAAGCCTACTATGATAGTTGCGCTGTTAAGCCTTCTATCGTTTCCAATGGTGGTTTCTTCAGCATGACTGATGGTTCAACAGTCTTTAATTATACCGATGAAGGTATAATCATTAGTTCTAATTCTCTTTACAAAGAAGGATTTGGAACTGTCAATGGAGAGTTAAAGTACGGTGTAATTGGTCAAGAGAAGTTTGAGGACTTCGTAAGTGGCTATCCAGTTTTAATTAAGGCGGGCGCCGCAGTTCCTATTACTATTGCTTCTGAGATTAACTACAAGGCTAGAAGAACTATTCTGGCTTATAATAAAGAAAATATCTTTATTGTGGCTATTGAATCTCCGGGCATGAACTTCTCACAGATGCAATCTTTCTTGCGGACTCTCAAGGTTGATTATGCTATTAACCTTGATGGAGGCGGAAGTACCAAGGTATTGCACGATGGTAAATGTATCACAAAGGCATTTACTAATCGCCCTGTTGATAATGTAATGGCTGTTTATCTAAAGCCGAAAGTTATTTACAGAGTACAACTTGGTGCATTTAGTAAGAAAGCTAATGCTAATGCATTCTTGGCTAAGATTAAAGGTCTTCCAGATGCAATCAATGCGGGATATAAGAATGCTTATGTCCGCAAAGTTGGTAGTTATTGGAAGGTTCAAGTTGGTGCGTTCTCTGTAAAAGCTAACGCAACACGAGTTGTAAATGACCTAAAAAATAAGGGCTATAATGCCTTCATTACGACAACTTGATTTTCTAAAAATATTTTGCTATAATATTTATAGAAGATAAGAGAAGACGCTTACTGCAACCACTACTATTGTAATAGTCAAAAGGTTAAGACATTTCTCTACAAAAGAAACAATTTGGGTTCGATTCCCAATTACACAAAAGGCGTCTTGTTATGGTCAGCCCGTAAGACCTTAAATGGCGGGGCGCCTATCCGGGTGTAGCTCAGATGGTAGAGCGCTAGATTTGGGATCTAGAGGCCGTGAGTTCGAGACTCGCCACTCGGACCAATCCCCATTTGGTGGGGACTATGTATCACTCCTTTCCTATGTTATATAAAGACCTATACAGCAAATCTTTCTTTACTAATAGAAGAAGATATAATGATTAGCAAGTCATTGCTGCCAGACGTCGAGATAGCTCTTTAGAACGAAGACAGGCGAGAGCTATGGAGTCATAAGTCTAAGTTTTCGTGGGTCTTGAAATGTTATAATATTTTTGTTATAATATTTATAGAAAGTTAAGAAAGGAAGTAAATGGTATGAAGAAAATTGATATGGGTTGCTACTACTTTTCCGACAAGGGTTTGGTTCGTACAGTTGCCAGAGCAACAGATATGGAGACGAAGAAGTCGATGATTATGTTCGTTAACATTGAATCTGGCGGGTGTGCAAGTCAGCCTCTTTTAATTTCTGAGGAGAAGTTTGCGGCGACTTACATCAGGTAAGTCGTATGCGGGATTAGCTCAGCTGGTTAGAGCATTTGCCTTACAAGCAAGGGGTCACTGGTTCGAGTCCAGTATTCTGCACCAGCCGACGCTGCAGCGATCGGTACACAAAAAACCGCCTTAGAACAAATAAACAAAAGCTAAGGTGAGGAATTTAACCGCCTAAATGAAGGGTTATGATTTAGAATAAGACGCTAGCCAGCAAGTTTATTTTCTATAAAGAAAGTTTACAAGAGGATTGTGAAGAACTATCTATGATGCCGTCGGCTAGTTTTTTTGGGGTAAGAGAGAGTTAATCGACAAAAGAACGAAATAAATTGATTAAAACTCTTTAGCGTCTTGATTATTTAGCGGTGTTGCGAAGTGGTTAACGCGCATGGCTTTGACCCATGTATTCGAAGGTTCGAACCCTTCCACCGCTGCCAAAATCTACTAACCGGCATAAATCAATTTAACTGGTTGATAAGCCCCGTTTGTGGGGAGAAACGCAAGCAGCTCTTAAATGAGCGACACTCTGAGTCGGCAGAGCAAGAGTAGAGAACTGGAAGGTTGCAGCTCGAATACTGAATCCTCTAAAGAGTGGGACTTAGCGCGCGGAAGAACCCTTTGGCATGGAACGCACACCAGTAAGGTTTGTAGTCAACCTTTATCAAAACTACATTTCGGGAGCTAGCTCAATTGGTAGAGCGCGTGTAATAATCCAGGTCTAGTAAATAGACCACGACAGCAGCCACTATGATTTTCTAGGGACACGAGGTTGTAGGTTCAAATCCTGCGCTCCTGGCCATCTTTTCTAAAGGAGTGAATTTATATTGCAATACTTATATTTCTTTGCACGGCACGATAAAGAATTTATTCTTATCGCTGACTATTCTCGGAGCACTCAGATATATAGCGAAGTAAATGCTCCTTATGAGAAGATTAGAAAGATTGATGAAACAGAGTTGAGAAGTGTAGCAGAGAGACTGCGGGCTGGCAAAAATTTTGCCAAATCTCAGATCGAAGCGACTAACCGCAAGTTAGAACTTATCTCTAGCGCGAATAATTCTCTTGAAGAGAAGTTAGACGTGATTAACTCTGAATTAGAAATCATTGAAGAGTATGAAGATGATATTCAAACTCTTGACAAGTATGCCATAGAACTCAATTTTATCGCTGATATGGCTTGTGACAACGATATTTTTGTGGGCTTTGAGATCGGTGAGCCAACCGAGAAAGATATTATAGACTATTAAATATTCGCGGGTATGCTGGAATTGGCAGACAGGACGGATTTAGGTTCCGTTGTCGTGAGGCGTTGGGGTTCAAATCCCCATACCCGCACCAGATAAAGACGCATACAGCAATCACACATATTGTGTATTATCGGTTCGAGTCCGATTCCATCCGCCAATAACAGGATAGATAGCTTAATGGGTTAAGCAACAAGAAAATGCGTCTTGTTTTATGCCGGCTTCGTATAATGGTAGTACAAGGGACTCTGACTCCCTTGGTGGTAGTTCGATTCTATCAGCCGGTGCCAATTAAACATGGGTCAGTGAGCGGAATTGGTAACGCAGCGGACTGTAAATCCGTGGCTTTCGAGCATTGTTGGTTCAAGTCCAACCTGGCCCACCAAGTCTTATCATACAGACTTAAAATAAATGAGTACCCTAGATAATGCTAAACTAGGTATCCGGGTATCGGGAGAATTAGTCTGGCAGCCGATGAAGCGACGATACTGCGTGATCAGACATAAGGGCAACTGAAGTTGTTAGCCACGGGTAAACAGGCTGATAGCCGCGTGGTAATAAGGGCCTTTAGCTCAGTTGGTTAGAGCATCCGGCTCATAACCGGACGGTCCTGGGTTCGAGTCCCCGAAGGCCCACCATATGCGGGGCTAGGCTAAAGGTAGACCATCAGCGTTAAAAGGCTGAAAAAGCGGTTCGAATCCGCAGCCCCGCACCAATGCATATTGAAAGGAAGTAAAGGAATGAACATAGTAAATGCAGGTTCTCGTTATCAGGTCTATGGCGAAGATGTAAAGACCTATAATGAATTGCCAGTCGCAACCTATACTGTTGGTTTCCATCCGCAGATGGGATTTTGGCTGACAAAGCACGATGACCTCGCTGTCAATGAGGGCACTATTTATGGCAATCATGCTCGTCGTGCTGAAAAGATTCTCAAGTCTTTTGCTGTCAGCGAACGTAACTTTGGTGTCATTCTTTCTGGTAAGAAAGGTATCGGTAAATCTCTGCTTGCCCGCATGATTGCAGATGAATCCATTAAGGCTGGTATGCCAGTCATTATTGTGGATTCCGCGATTCCCGGCATCAGCAATTTCCTCGGCTCTATTCAGCAAGAGGTAACGATTATCTTTGACGAGTTTGAAAAGACATTTGCTCGTCATGACGAGAACGACCCGCAGGTTGAAATGCTTAGTCTATTCGACGGCATGGATAATGGTAAGAAACTCTTTATCATTACCTGTAATGACCCTCGCCAGTTGAATGAATTTCTTATTAACCGTCCTGGTCGCTTCCATTATCATTTTGAGATTACCTGTCCCTCTCCTGATGAAGTCCGTGCTTATATGGCTGATAAGCTGGGCACCGGTTGGGAAGAGGACATTGAAAAGGTTGTTAAACTGTCTCAGGTAGCTGACATTACTTTTGATTGTCTGCGGGCAATCGCTTTCGATCTTAAGCAGGGCTACCCTCTGGAAGAGACTCTTATGGATTTGAACATCAACTACGAGCGCAATAGCGCTTATGATGTTACCGTTAGATTGTCTAATGGTTGGATTACTACAGCCTATTACAAGACGATTGATCTCTACTCTAAGGATGAGTGTAACATTTCTTTTGAGAAAGACGGAATCCGTTATTGGATTACTTTCTCTCCCTCTGATGCCACGGTTGCTGATGGCGCTTTAGCTGTCAACCCGCAGAAGATTAAGTTGACTTTGGCCTATGATGCTTTTGAGGAGTCAATGTCTGACGATGATGCAGAAATTGCTCGTAGACAGTGGATGAAAAACACGACTGTTGAGTCTTGTACTCTAACAAAAGTAAGCATCTCTATGGTAAACAAGTTCGATAATTTTTAAGAATAGCCCTCGCAAGAGGGCTATATGCCAGCTAGGTCAAATGGTTAAGATGCCGCCTTCATACGGCGAGAGGACTGAGTTCAACTCTCAGAGCTGGCACCAGTTCATTGTTGCAGCAATGTTTATCATATATATGAGAAAACCGAGAGAGCTTAACACCTGCAAGTGTTCTGCCTAACCCCTGTCATTCGTGACAGGGGTTTCTTTTTGTATATGAGCAAGAGTAGACCGCGCTCGGTGCAAACGCAAAGTGGCTTTAGAATTTTTCAGGCCAAATGTGGCAAAGTGATTTGCATTAATTTTTATATCTATGTGAGAGGAGGGATTTGTAAGAATGGCTGAATTAGTAGTTCTTAAAGGTTCTTTTGCCAATCTCAATAATATTCCAATTAAAGAGGGTTAGTTGATCTTTACAACAGACGAGGATAATCGTTTGATTTTTTTAGATACTGATGACAGTACCAGAGTATAGATAACTTCTCCAGCAATTGAGAATACTGATACAATCATTTTAGATGCTGGCGGCGCTCCTGCAACAATAGGAGGTTAAAATATATGGCTATTAAAACATTTGAAGTTGTTTTTAAGTTACGCCGCGACAATGATTACAATTACGAGAAGGTAAAAGATAGTTTTATTCCCAAAAAAGGAGAAATCTGTTTAGTAGATACTGCTAGACAAGGTCTTTGCGTAATTGTTGGTGATGGTGTATCAACTTATGGAAGTCTTGAGTATGAGAATACTATCTTCCAACGCGTTTATTTCATTGGCGGAAAGATTTTCAAGGATGCTGATGGTATTTAGGAAATCACTCCTAATGAAAATAAAATTTATATTGATGCCAATAACACCAACGACTTGTATTATTACAATGGCGTTGAGTTTGTTTTAATTGGGCCGGGTTCGCTTCCGACCGCGTCAGCGGAAACCGCGGGTATTATGAAACTTTACTCTACCACTGGAGAGAATGTGGATGGTACAATGACGCAAAAAGCGATTACAGATGAACTGAACACTAAGGTTAGTGCTTCAGTTAATTTAGAAGATGAAACTGTCGTCTTCAAATAATCTATTTAGGAGGAAAAATTATTTATGGCTATTTTTGATCCTAAGAATATCCCTGTGATTTCTAAGCTTACAATCGGTGATAAGACTTATTACTTAAAGGATGCTGAAGCTCGTGAGCTTCTTGCTACCCTTGGTAATGCTGCTAAGAAAGATGTTGCTGCGGGCGTTGGTGCCGATGAGCAGGGTCTTGTAACTGGCGCTCAGGTTCAGGCTGCTATTGCTGGTATTTCTGGCTCTATGCACTTCCGTGGTGTGTTCGCTTCAACTGCCGCAGTTACTGACCCCGCTGCTGGCGATGTAATTATTGTTGGTGTTAAGGAGTATGTGTATGGCGGCGATCCTGCTGATTGGCATGAGCTTGGCGATGAGACCCTTTATGCTCTGAAGACTATCACCATTGGTACTCAAAACCTATCTGCCAACATCAATCTTGACACTCTTGCTGCCGATATGGGTCTTGGCAAGCTTGCTAAGAAGGACTCTGCTACTGGTACTGTTGCAGGCCAGACCATTTCTGGCTTAAAAGCTAAGGGTAATGCCGCGGGTTCTATTGCTGTTGAACTTACTCAGACTTCTACTGCTGCTACTTTAACCAAGAGCGATTATACACCTTCAGGTGGTGTAAATGGTTCTGTTACTGCTGCTGGTACTGTTTCTATTGCTAAGGATGCCGAAAATGGTACTCAGATTTCTGGTTCTGTTTCTGCTCCTACTGTAACTGTTACTCCTGCTACTGACACCATTAAGAAGGTTACTTCTGTCGGTACTTTACCCACTAAGGCTAAAGATACTTTTAATGCTAATGGTGATGATGAATTCACTCAGGGTTCTCAGGCTGCTTGGAGCGCCAACGTTGACGAAGCTTCCGAGACTTTGAGCTTTAGCTTTACTGCTAATGATTTGCCCACCTTCACTCAGGGTGCTAAGGCTTCTTTCACCGAGGGTGCGTTCGATGCTGGTACGCTTCCTGAGCTGGATACTGCTGGTACTAAAGTCGTTACTGGTATTACCAGCGCTACTGCTTCTGCTCCTGTGTTTACTGGTGATAAGTTCGCCGCATCCTTCACTGGTACTTCTGCTGATATCACTGCAACCTTTACCGGTGATAAGACTTCTGTAGTCAGCGGGGTTAATTATGATAAGGCCGGTGTCGATGCTGAAAAGACTAAGTTTACCGCTGGAGCAATTGAACTCAATGTGGACGACGTAGTTGTCACTGCTAAGGAAGTTACCGTACAGTAATCTAGCACTAGCGAGCTAAATGCTCGTTTATGAAAATAAAGGATGGTGAGTAAATGGCGAATAAGTACATTTCCAACGTAAAACTCGGCAGTACCATTTACTCCCTTAAAGATGAAGAAATAAGAGCCGCGGTCAATGCACTGCAAACCGCGGTTTCTTCTTCTTTAGTCTTTAAAGGTGTCGTCTCTAGTGCTGCCGATCTTACCGATTTAAAGAACTATAAAGTTGGTTGGACATATAAAGCTAATACATCTTTCGAGATTGCTTCTCTAGGCAAGCTTGAAGTAGGTGATATGATTATATGTATCAGCGATTATAGTTCTAGCTATAAAGCAAGTGACTGGACAGTAGTTCAAAACAATGTAGATACTATGACTGGGGCTTCCTCTACGGCCGCGGGCACGAGAGGTCTAGTACCAGCACCTCAAGCTAATGATAACGAGAAGTATCTTCGAGGCGATGGAACATGGGGTTCTCCCGTCGTTGATGTTGCTTGGGGAAGTTTCAATGATTTAATAGGATAAGCCATTTGGCTTATCCTATTTTTTTTTGCATTTTTTCAAAATATATTGTATTATATGTATATAAGATAAAAGAGGAAAGACCTTTCCCCAAACAAAAGCACAGTTTGAAAATAATTAAAAATTATATTATAATATATATAGTAAATGAGAAAAGGAGTTACAAGTTATGTATCCGATTGAGAAGTATAAGTTTTATACCAATGGTTCTCGCGTAATTGCAGTTTCTACCTATGCAGGCAAGACTGTGCGAGGTGTTGCAGTTTGCCACGCTGGTGATACATTCTCTCTTGAGAAGGGTAAGAAGCTCGCTGCTCTGCGGTGCGCGGAGAAGATTGCCAAGAAGCGTGTTGCCCGTGCCAATCAAAAGGTTGACGAGGCCTATTGGGCGTATGTCGATGCGGAGGCTTATCTCGATAAGATGGTCGATTATAAGGACGATGCCCTCTATGAGTTGAACGAGGTCATCGCTGCCAAGAACGATATGCTTGACAGCCTGTAAGAAAGTATCCTGAGCAAGATATAAAACTGCTCTATTCGGAGGATTAACCCTAATTGGCAAGGGAGCGGTCCTGAAAACCGCCAGTAACCGCGGACAACGGCGTAAGAGTTCGAGTCTCTTATCCTCCGCCAACGAATTAGATAAGAAACAGGAGATAGAATAATGGACGCTTTGGAATTTTTGAAAGAAAAACGAAGAATGTGCAATTCTTTTGATACAGGATGCATCAAATGCCCTCTTGGTGATATTGGATGTTGCGTTAGTCCCGAAGAAACGGATGAAGAGTTTGAGAAAGAAATTGCCATCGTTGAGCAATGGTCGAAGGAACACCCGCGCAAGACGCGGCAGAGCGTGTTTCTAGAGCAGTTCCCAAACGTCAGGTTTGACATAAATGGAATAATTGACATTTCACCGTGCCAAGTAGACCAGGAACAATATCCACTCAACGGCAAAGATCGCTGTAGATTTCAGTCTTGCTTCGACTGCCGCCGTGAGTTCTGGATGCAGGAGGTGGAGGAATGAAAGATACAAACCTCGTAGATGTTCTGCGTGCTTACGAAGAATGGGCGGAGTGGAACCATCGGGAAACGCCTATTGCCATGGGTGATAATCTGGCGAAAGCTGCTGACTTGATTGAGGCGCAGGCGAAAGAGATCGAGAAGTTGCGGGCGCAGCCGCCCCATTGGGGTTCGGTGGAGGAGCGGCTGCAGGAGATGCATGGGCAATG